TACTCAAATGTCTCTCTACGACTTCATGCTCTTCGACGAAATCTCAACAGACGATAAGATTAAAGAGCTGAATAAGTATGTAGGGATAGAAGGAAATGTATTCGAGTTTAATCCTACGTTTACAATAGACCTTCCTATGGCAATTAAGTCTATAAAGGTATATCAAGGAGGAAATGAAATAAGTCCAGGTTATCTATATCCTAATAAAGATACTGAGTTTGAAGTATATGTATCGCTTAATGATGGTAAATATGCTGTTGATACTATTACAGTAGACGGTGTAGAAATCACTAAGGATAGAGTAGTTGGAGAATATAACATATTTAAGTTTACTCTTAATGGTTCTTCTGAACAGAAGATTACAATCCATTCCTATGAATATATAATGTATGAGGATATTATACAGCCGTATCCAAGTTTTGTTAAGTTAGAAAATCTAGATAGAACTCATACTTATACTTGGGGAGATAAACTAAGAATAGGAGATACTATTAGGTATAATTCTTCTAAAAATTTACTGGAGGGAGCTTATACTTTAAGGGGTCAACTAGAGTGTAACGGTGTATATGTATTCGATAATAACCAACAAATCGTTGTTACTAAGGAGATGGTATTTGCTTGGTCACATAGTCCCGTTTGGACTATTGGGAACAGTGCTCCTAAATGTGTATTCTCTCCAAGTAAGTTAAGGATTCCAAATTCTAGCTACAAGTACTTAGGTTATATACCTGATATTTCTGGAAATGGAAACAATGGAACATTTACTAACTTTGCTTTCTCTGGTATGTCTGGAGCTAACGGATATCTAGAAGATTTTACTATCATGAAAGACCATGGTACTAGTGGCATAGTTCGCACCGAGAGTAAGATATATCTTAATGAGTCGTTTAATTATAAAGAGGGATTTTGGCTAGGATATACAAACAATCCTTCCCCTGCTTATAAAGTTAAAGTATCTGGAATACCCGAAACTGGTATGCTTACATATACAGGAGGTATTTGGTTAAATCTAGTAAATGGAATAAACGAATTGCCTGCAAGAACAAATACTGCAGAAAATCACGGTTTTGTGGTTCAATCTCCAGGCCTAGACTGGTCAAAATTAGTTATTGAACAAATAGGAAACTATGAAGGTTCTATATGTTTTGACGGAATTGATGATTATGTAGATATTCCTTCCTTATCAATAGGAGGAAAGCAGGTATTAATGAAGACAAACTGGTTAAAATCTCCTACGTTATTGTATGACCAGAGAGCGTCGGGAAGCTTTGCTATTCTTACAACTAAGGAGGATGACGCAACTAATCCAAGAATAGCGTACCAAGCACGTAATCAAGATGGCAAGACTTACATAGATGGGATAGAGAATAATTATATTGAAACTTACTCTCTAAAAGGTATAACACATAATATTACAGTGACAAACCCTTCGGCAGGAAGTGGAGTAGTACCTGTAATAGGTGCCAATACTGGTAAGTCAAGCGGTTTTGCCAAAATGGCTCTTTATGATTTCATGTTGTTTGACGAGGTAAGTACTAACGAAGAAATAAAGCAACTCAATGATATAGTAGGAATTGAGGGAAATTATGTACAAAGACCTCCTTACTATTGGGACGCTTATGGCAAGACTAACTCTGATGAAGATAGGAGTACTATTCAACAAAGAGGAACAGCAGTAGGAGACTATGATTTAACTAATCATAATCATGCTTACGATAAAATGTCAGGTTATGGAGGTTATAATTTAGGTAGATTTGATAAGTCTTGGGCTAGTTCTAGTTCTTCTAATACTAGTATTAAAGTTGTTCAACGAAATCCTTATGATATTACTTTAAAGAAGTTAGGAGGAAATAGTGATTGGGAATTTAATAACACAGAATTAAAAATTATATCTAATCCTGTATCTGTTAAATTTAAATCTGATAAAAATATAAGATTTACGTGCGATTATCATTATTATCCTGTTGGAGAAAATAGTGAAGGTATTCCTTTAGGAATAACTTCTAAAGACTTAATTGCTAATGAAGATACCATTATCACAATTTCACCAATTAGTCAAGAGAATATAGATAAATATAATATTGATGTAAATAGAGGATACTATCTTATTTATTTTCAATTATCATCTACTCTTGCAGTTAACGAAGAAGTAACTATCGAAATGCTTCCTCTTTATCCTAATGCTTTATTATATGATGGAGTAGATGATTATTCAGAAAACACTAGTATTCCGGCATTTACTGATTATACTTATATCATTAAGTATGAGGATTTTAATAATCCAAATACTGGAAGTTGTATTCAAAGAAAAGGCAGCATTAAGGCAGGTGGAGGAGCATTTGTTCAAGACCATATCTATAGAGGTACAAAATATCAATATAATTTTGGAATTAGTAGCAATATTCATAAAGATGATTCCATCGCATTTTGTACTAGAACAAATTATAATGGCACTGCAATTCCGTCTGGAAACAATACTGATGATACAGGTTTTACTATCGGAAAATTCGATGGATATCGTAAAATGGTATTTTATAAAGAAATGTTGTATCCTAGGACCGTTAATATGCTAACCATTAATATGATAAAGAATATGATGGCGGAAGATGGAATAATAGATATACAAGGTAAATTATTTACTGATAAATTTACAGGAGATTTTAATTTAGACTTTAATAAAGACTTTTTAATAGGTAACTAACAATGGCAAATTGGAGTAATTTAAAAACAGCAATATCAAATGTTGTTAAAAGTAACGGAATCCAAGGGATTACCGGAGATTCACTACAATCTGTAATGTTAAATATGGTTACAAAACTAGGAGAGAATTATATGTTTGCAGGGGTAGCTACCCCTGCTACAACTCCTGGGACTCCAGATGGTAATGTATTCTATATTACTACACAAGCTGGAACTTATGCCAACTTTAATAATACAGTAGTGGCAGATGGAGAACTAGCAATTCTTATGTGGAATGGTGCTTGGACAAAACAGAGTATGGCAATAGCCACTCAAGCAAAGATGGAAGAAATTGACCAACATGTAACGGAAGTTGATGCTAAACTTAATGAAATGCAAAAAGGTATGGAAGATGTATATGCCTATGGAGTCGAATGGGATTCTACTGTGGCAGACCCTACTCTCACAAGAATTGGGAATCTTACTCTTCATAAATCGTTACCTATTCAGTCTCAATTAAAAGGCTGCGTAGCTAACGGAGGAGTAATCAATTATTATCTTCATCCAGATGATTGGTCAAAGAAAGAAGATGGCACACCATCAGTATTAGATGGAACTGACGGAACTGTCAGAGTTAAAGTACCTCGATTCTGGGGAAAATCTGGAGTTGTAGGAACAAAAAGATGGGTTAAGATTTCTACTGTATGTATTGATGATACTTGGACAGAGATTCCAGCAATGTTAATAGATGCATATAGGTCTACAACAGATAACACTGTAACAGCAACACCTAAGTTGGTATCAGTTGTGAATACTACTGCTGCATTTAGAGGTGGAGGAAATAGAACAGCTTATGATACTTATTTAGAAACAGACCCAGTAAGAACAGATTTAGGAAAACCAAGAACAGCAATGACTAGAGCAGTTGCACGTACTTGGGCAACAAACGCGGGTTCAGAACTACTGAACTACGAATACTACAAATGGATAATGTTTTGGTTACCTGTGATTGAGTACGCTACATTTAATATGCAAGCTAACTTCAATTCAGATTTAACTTCCGAAGGATTTCATCAAGGAGGATTAAGCGCAGGTGTAACAAACATGTCAAATTGGGAGTTTTACAATGGAAATTATTCAGTATGTCCTTGCGGATATGCCAATGAATTAGGAAATTTTACAGGAGCTAAGGTTATTCCTCAAGCTGATTGGGTTTATGAATCCACAGGTTTAACTAATATGGCTTCTTATTCAAGAGATACTGCTCAAGCAGATATGACAGCAGAAACAAATAAAGTCACAATTACAAACGTTAAAGGTACTAATAGATATATGTATAGAACTTGGGGTTACCAAAATGGAGAAACCGTTTATACTATATCAGGATTAGCAGAGGGACAAGATGTAATATTCTATGTAGGAGGTACAACAGTAGCAACAGCTACAGCCGATGGAGATATTACAGTAAATTGGCCTACAAACAATCTGGGAGATAGATGCATTAAATCATCTTTTACTGGAAGTTGTAATATTGTGATTTCTATTAAGAGTGCATCTAACGTAAATGTAACAGTTAGCCGTCCAGCTATGAGTATTGCAAGATATAGAGGATTTGAAAATATCTTTGGAGACCTGTGGACAAATATGGAAGGCATAATTATACAAGGTTATACAGACGAAGGAACAAGCACTTATAACTGGAAAAATGTATATACAACTACTAATCCAGAAAATTATGGAGAAACAGAAACTCAAAAAGCTAAAATGAAATTAATCTCTAGTAGAGAAATTCATGCAGATGGATATACTAAGGATTTTGACCTCCAAACAACAGGAGAAATAGTACCATGTGCTGTTGGTGGTGGAAGTACTACCTATATGTGCGACTATCATTACACTGGTAATAAAGACGCAAGTCTAAGGACACTCTTTCTTGGCGGCCACGCTTATTTTGGCGGTTATTCCGGCCCTGGTTTCTTCGATTCTCATAATGGGGTCGGCTATTCCAGCACCGCTGTGGGTTTCCGTACTCTAAATAAAATTGAAAAATAATTTCTCATAACATATAACAGATAGGGCACTATTTACCTTTTTTACCGGGTTGCAAGGGCAGCGAAAGTTTACTGTGAAAAACAAAACTCTTACTTAGCGGCAACGCTTATTATGGCAGTTATTCCAGCCCTAGTTTCTTCAATTCTAATAATGGAGTCAGCAATTCCAGCACCAATGTAGGTTTATTATATATTTTGATTTTGATAATTTTGTTTTTATTATTTTGTCTAAATAGTGTCCTTGCCTCTTGGCAAAAAATAACGTAGTATTTAATATAACTGGTGTTAGTAGGTTAATTCTCGAACACTCCTTGCATAAATATATAAGACTTTGAAAAGAATAGGATATTTGCATGAGCAGGTATGTAGCCTGTCTAATATAGAACTTGCTGATAGAAAAGCAAGAAGACACAAATCAGTCAGATGGGGAATCCTGAAACATGATAAGCATCATGAGAGGGAAAATGAAAAGTTGGCAACCGTTTTGAAGAACTTGACATATCACACTTCAAAATATAGCACGTTTAAAATCTATGAGCCTAAGGAGAGATTAATCTTTAGGCTTCCATATTATCCTGATAGAATTACGCATCATGCGATAATGAATATAACAGAACCAATATGGGTAAACATATTTATCAAACATACATATTCTTGTATAAAAGACAGAGGAATACATGATGTTGCAAAAGACTTAAAGTACGTTTTGCAAAAATATCCAGAAGAAACTAAGTATTGTTTGAAAATTGATGTGAAGAAATTTTATCCGTCTATTAACCATGACATACTGTACGAAATACTCCAAAAGAAAATAAAAGACCCTAAATTGTTGAGTCTACTAAAGGAGATAATATATTCGGCAGACGGAGTACCCATTGGAAACTATTTGTCTCAATTCTTTGCAAATTTATATCTTGCTTATTTTGACCATTGGGTCAAAGAAGAGCTTAAATGTAAATTCTATTTCAGATATGCAGATGATATAGTAGTATTAAGTGACAATAAAGAATTTTTGAGAACAGTTCTATTGTCAATGAAATTATATCTGCGAAATGTCTTAAAATTAGAACTTAAACAAAATTATCAAATTTTTCCCGTAAACAGTAGAGGAATAGACTTTGTAGGTTACAAGTTTTTCCATACTCATGTACTGCTCAGAAAATCTATCAAAGTTAGATTATTCAAGTTAATTAAAGGGTACAAGGATAAGAAAATTGATAGAAACGAGCTAAGAAGGAGAATGCAATCGTATTTTGGATGGTTAAAGTTCTGTAATTCTAAAAATCTACTCCATAAAATTCAGTTAGAGACTGGATTGAGATTTTCTAACTGGAATGGGAAGAAGGTAAATATTTCAAGATTCTATGGTAAGTATATTCATATAGTTGACATCATATTGTATAGTAATAGATTCAGAGTCAACTTTGTATATAATTATAAGTCATATTATTTTGAGAGTAAGAATAAACGATTGCTTTATTCTATACGTAGATATTCATTACCTGTAAATTTTAAAATAACACCATATGTTAGACCCAAGAAGAATAGAAGCAAACCTGCAACCCGAACCGATTGAATTGCTTGGAAATGGTACATATTACTATAACTATGATATTAAATCAGAAATAGTATACGTTCCTCACATGGACGGAAGTACAACGGAAGAAATTAGATGGAATTACATTCAGATACATTTAAGTGGAACACCAGAATATAAGGCATGTGCTAGAGCTATTATTAGACAATATATTGATGAAGAATCAGAGTTCTCTATAATTAATGACTTTAATGCACACCAATTAGGAATTAGAAAAGATGAAAAAGCATACTCTGAATACATAGAGTATATTAATTTAGTTTCAGAAATCAAATCAAAAATTAAGTCGGACTTTAATAAATAAAATTATGGATTACGCAATTGTAACAAAAGAATGGATGACACAACGTGGTTTAATCATAGAACCACACATGAGAACAAGTGTAGATAACAACAAAGTAGTATTACACAAATCGTGGCTAAGACCTTTCTTAGAAGATGAAGGTATTGAGCTTTACTATCATGACGACCCTGCTTTTATAGCACTATTAGCATCTGCAGAATGGACATCTCCTGAGGGAGAAATCGAACCTGTGTCTATGGGAGAAGGAACAAAAGAAAGTCCTTACACATATGATGGAGTAATGTCTTTAGTAAAGGGTAACTATTACTCACAAGATGGAGTTACATATCTATGTACAAGAAGTCTTTATGAAGAAAACAGCACTGCTCTTAAAGATTTAATAGGAATGTATGTAAAGGAAGCTGCCTAAATGGCATCTTTCTCATTTGAAAAATAATTTTTAACACTCGTAGCTAAATTACAAGAATTTTTAAAGAAATTTAATAATTTAGTTGCGAGTGTTAATTTTTATTTATATCTTTGTGCTGTTACAAATGGAGAAAGACCGAGACGTCTAAAATTATAATTAGGTCGATTGAAAGGAGTAATAAGTAACTGATAATAAAAAAAGTTACTTTAGTTCATTTATTAATTTAAAAAATTTTTAAACATGGCAGAGTTTTTAACAATGGAAGATGCCGAAAACAAATTCGGTACGAAAGGGAGAACAAATGCGGGCCTAACCCTAGGTATTATTGGTACAGCACTAGCTGCACTTGGTAATAACGGAGGAGGTTGTGGCTGTGGAAACAACGGTGGTATTTTAGGTGGACTCTTCGGAGGAAACAATGGCTCTTGTTGCGCTATGCAACAAGCAGAACAGGCTAAAACGTTAGCAATGGTTCAAGGACAACAGGCAGATAATTTATCTTGGGCAAATAGAGTACAATCTATGCAAGACGACATCAACCTATATACTTACATCAATGCGGCTGATACAGGACTTCGTAATCAAAACTACGAAGGAAGAATCACCGACCAGGGAGAAAAATGTAATATGTATATAGACCTTATAACAAGAGACAACGCACAGAATCTGAGATTGTGTGATGAACTCTATAAGAGAAGAGAACAAGATGTCCAAGAAAAGTCTGATTTGTTCGCAAGATTAAGTACTAGAATCAGTGATTTAGAGAAGAAAGAAGCTGCTACATCAGCTGCATTACCTCTAATGTTCGAACTTGCAAAAGAAAAGTCAGAAAGATATTCTGATGCTTGCTGCTGCAAGAGCGAAAAAGATTTACTTAAAACTGCTAGTGCTCTTCAAACTGAAGGTATGGCTGTAGCTAACAACTTACAAAGACAACTTGACCATAAAATTACTGGAGAATTAAAATATTCTTATAGTAACTTATGTGCTCCTGTTCCTAGTATAGCTCCTCTTTATTGTAGTCCGTTTACGCAATATGGTACAGGCATGTACGCTGGTACAGCTGCTTCTAACTGGAACGCAGTGAATACAGCTATTAATGGAGCTTGTCCTTCTTGCCAAGCACAATAAGATATTGAAAGGAGATTATGTAACAGTAGTCTCCTTTCTTTTTTTATAACCTAAAATGCTCAAAATTATGACTACAAAAATAACTCCATTTGGAACCGAAGATAACGGGAGTCAAATATTAGAGTTTAATGTTTCTATACCTAAGGGAGCAAATACAAGTATAGCTCCTAACTCTACACTAACAGTAACACAAAGATTCGCAGAAGTCTATAATCAAGCCACTTCTGGTGCTGCTTCTTATAGACAAGTCACTAAACTAGATGTGGTTCATAACCTACAATATGTTGATTGTAAGGGTGCACCAAAAGTTATCACAAACGTCACTTCAACTATTATCGATACTCCGGCAACTTCCGCTACTCCAGAAACTCTGACACCAGAGATTTTCAAAGTAGTTGATGTTTTAATTCCAAGAGGAAAGACAATAGTAACACAAGATTTAATTAACGATTTACCTACAACTACGCCACAGTTGGCTCATTGTGCTTATTCTGTATTCGTTATACAGATGGCAGCACCTGCTCCAGCACCAGCGCAGTAACTAATTAATTTATGACATGTTTGGCGATACTTTTAGTAACAATAGCTTGGGTGATTTACAGAAGACTTACTACCAACAACTGGAAACGTTGAACAGGATGCAACAGCAGCAACAAGCGACTAACACTTCTATATTAGAAGAGATTAATAAATCAGTCGGGATGCTTAGTTCTGAGGAACAATCAGTATTGGCTAATTCACATGATTATCAATTAGCAAAACAAACCTATGAAGCCGGTTTTATGGCTTACTTAGGAAATAAATTCGCTGGAGAATACGTAAGTAGTCCGGATGGAAAAATTGCTGCTGAAAATCTATTGAGTGCAATTAATAAGTCCAAGGAAAAAATTGCAATAGAATTAAAGAAAAAACAAGAAAAACTTGATACAATGCTTAATCTATTGGAAAATGACCCAGAAATAAAGAAGAGATATGATGAACTTATGATGAATAAACAATAATACTATGGTTAGTGACAAAGAAATATTAATGCAAGCTGCTGAGAAATATGCAAAGGATATCGCGAGTAATTTCTTCGGATTATCCACTATTCCAGTACAAACTGCTATCACCTATGTTGTAAGAAATTGGGTTGATAAACACAACGCTCTAATTGACTTATTTGTTGATATTGACGGAAATATAAATACGAAGATTCTAGGAGATGCTGCAAAATCAGTATTGAAAGAGAACGACGGTTTCAAAATTGGAAAAGTAAAATTCACTGAAGCCGATGTAGATGATTTATTTAGTACTTTCAATGACATCAAGTCTAGAAATATATAATAAGATACCATCGGCATTAATTTGTCGGTGGTATTTTCGTTTTAATATACTTAATAAATCATGGAAAACGTTAGAGTAGACTCTCTCTTAGGAAACAAAAAAGTAATAGTTGGAAATCCCTATTCTGACATTGTACTAGAAACTCTAGGTAAAGTATATATAAAGTCAGGAAGAAATTGTAAACTATTGGATGATGTTATAAAAGAATTAGCCACAATTACTGAGAAACCTCAGGAAGAAGTGTATGCTAAGACTATCATAGTAAATAGCGTCGATGAGCTAGAGTCTCTCGATTATCCGGGAGATGGCTATTTAATTTACAATTCTCTTAATAAGTCTTTATATATCTCATATGAAGATAAATACATAGCTTTAATTGAATCTGTTGCAGATACGTCAGAGAACTATGTAAAGAAAACAGGAGATTCAATGTCTGGGCAGCTGGAAATAACAGTGGATGCTTTTCCACCTCTTATTGTTCATTCTAAAAAGTTAGTTAGTAATTTTAATGCCAATTACCTTGAAGGTTATGCAGCAAAGGATTTAGCTAAGAAGAAAGTTGATGAAATTATTTCTGGAGACTGGACGTTTACTGGAAGCAATATATCTAAAGCAAATTGGAGATTTTACAGAGACATAATAGTCGACGGAAGTATAACTTCTCCATTTTTCTCATCTGGATTCTCTGGCTCTGGTTGGAGAATTGACGCAACAACAAATACCCTTACCATTGACTACTTGGTAGTAAGAAAAGCCATGCAAGTATATGAAATGGTGGTAAATAAAATTACAGCAACTAACGGTTCTCTTTGGGTATCTAATGCAAGCAAAGTAGAAAACTTTGTCTTAGCTTATGAAACTACTACAACAGAGTTCCTAAACGAATTTAATGAAGCATATAAGAACGCTTCTGGCGGAACAGATTTTACAGAACTGGACGACCTTGCTCGGTCACTACTCACTTCATTACTGTCCCAACGGACTGATATTATCTTTACCAATGAAAATGTGAGGGCTTATATGGTAGGAGACTCTTCGTGGCAATGTCCAGCTATTTTGACCCACATAGCAGATGCCTACGCGTTGGCAAATTCTACACTGTTTACAAACATAAATCAACTATGGGATAAGTCATTCTTGGATAGTATCAATATAGAAGGCCCTCAAACTCCAGAAACACTGGCGGTTAATAATTCGGCTCAAGCAATTGACCTATTCAGTGAATCTGGGCCTGAATCTTATATGGATATTGTATCAGATGATAACAAATCCATTATTAAGAAACCGCTGTATTATAGTTATTTCTATGGTACAGAGAATATCTATGTAGTTGATTTTGACGATGATGAAATCCCAGTCTTTAAACCGGGAGACATTGTTAGATGTCAAAAATGGGACAATCAAAATATTAAATATTATGATGCCATAGTACTTGCTCCAATAGGATTACATTCTTTCGCTATTCAATTAGCTAAATCTGTGTTTGATAAATATACAGAAGTATCCTATGACGAGAAGGGAAACATATCTGAAATCGTAGAGAAATATAATGATAATCTTTATGATAGAACTGACTGGACTCCATCTGATGATGATTTAGATTATGAAGGAGAGCCAGTCCAAGAAGAAGAAATAAAAAAGAAGCTGGCAACAGTAGAAATAGGAGATAGTTTAGTACAAGTTGGAAATATAAAACCTGACTCTGGAAGACAAAATGCTATTTATCTAACTTCTTCTGACGACCAAGCACCTTATATAAATATACTATCAGATTTAAATAGACCTGACTATTCTGTACTTTATAAGATTCCTAAATACGATGAAGAGGGAAATCCTATTACTAAAAAGGATGAAGAAGGAAACTTTGTAGAATACGAATTTGAATATACAAAAACAACTAAAGTAAGAATAGGAAATCTTGGAGGAATTATTGATTATACATTCCCTGCTGATAAACAGCCAAGAGGATATGGCCTTTATGGACAGAATGTGTATCTTACTGGTAACTTTTATTTGAATAATGGAAAATCAGTAGTAGATGTCTCACAAGATGGAGTATTTCTTAAATACAAAGAAGCTGGATTATCTATTGCTGATGACCCTAAAACAGGTGACCCTATAATCTCTTTGGAAGCTAACAAGGTATGGATTGGAGATTCCAAAGGACAAATCGGAACTTTGTTTAAAGTAGAAGATGGTAAAGCATATATAAACACTGACTTTATTAAAGCCCAAAAGATTGAGGTGCAGGAAATATGGAATTATTCTTTTGATGAAACTACATCTCAGCAAGTTGAATTACCACTATTTGAGGGGACTTATACTCCAGTTATGTATGAAAGTAGTATAGGAACTATGACTCCGGACCCTCCTTATGGAATGGCAGATTCATCAGCATGGACGGGAACAATATCTAAACATGACGGAAGTGGAGTATTTAAAGATTCATCATTATATCCAGGTTCAGCCTGCTTTATGGAGTCAGTGAACGGAGAACAAGTTCACATAATGACCCCAATATTATCTTTAAAAAATGGAACTTTAGACGGAAAATTATCTTACTGTAACATTGGAGTAAATATGGGAGATTTCATTGGAGAAGGCATGGGTGAAATAAAGGTTACAGCTCATAGTGTAGATACAGGCGAATCTTGGGATGTTCCATTCAAAATGGCTAGTAGAGGAACCTTAGACTATGAATTAAGTGCGATAGAAACTACTGCTGCTACTAATAATTTAATATTTGCTATATCATTGATTCCAGCTTCAAAGGAAACTGCACGAAGAATAATAGTAAACATATCAGTTAGTTATTACTACCACGAAGGAGCATTGAACTGGGCTTTATGGAAAAATGGGTCTGGTAGTTTAGCGAGAGAAAAAATCAACTGGAATAAAGATGGAGAACTTACTATAAATGGTGACTTTAGGTCTTCCAATGGCCAAACTACCATTTTAATGGGAAATAATTCTAAATCAGCATATTTGAGTATGTTTTCTAATGCTACTGAAGAGCATCCATTATTATATATAAGATATAGAAATGTGGGTTCTGGAAATTCTGTAACTGTGGAAGTCGATAGTGAGTATACTCATGATGATATATATTATTCAAGAGCAAGATTAACTTGTGAAGGTTTAACTTTTGGATATACACAAAAAGGATATTTAGATTCTATTATTACATCAGGAATGGGATATACCTATATATCAATGGATAAGTACAACGGATTCCAAGTGTCTAGTTCAAATTACAGCTTTGCTGCAGGTTCTGTGGTTCGAGGTGTTAGTATAACTATGGGAGGAAGAGCCTTTACTATTAGACCTGACGGAGGTGGAATTTGCTTCAATTGGGGTGCTTATCCTGGTCAGGGAGGTCATGCTTGGCCTACTAGTATAGACCAAGTTAGTGTTGGGGGAGTATATATTCATACTTCCGATGGAAGTTTACACGTAAAACAATCATGAAATTAAATGTAAAAGAACGAGTGGCAATATTACAAATGCTTCCAGAAACTGGAAGTCTTGTAGAAATGGTAGATATAATGGAAATTGTGAAAAAGGTAAGATTAGAAGAGGAAGAAAAGAACAACATAGAGTTTAAAGAAACTAAGAATTCTTTATCTTGGAACGCAGTTAAAGATTTAGGAAAGGATATTGAATTTAAACATGAAGAAATATCTATTTTAAAAGCTGCTGTGAGAAGACTTGACGAAGAGAAAAGAATCAATGTATCCAATCTCGATATCTGCTTAAAAATAAATAGTTTATGAAAATTTTACTAGACAATGGTCACGGAGAGAATACTCCCGGAAAAAGAAGTCCAGATGGTAAACTTAGAGAATATCTCTACGCCAGAGAAATAGCTTCTATGGTTTATGATGAACTTTATAATAGAGATTATGATGTCGAACTTCTTGTTCCAGAGACAGCTGATATTTCCCTTTCAGAAAGATGTAAACGAGCTAATAAGTTTGCTAAAGAATTAGGAAATAAAAATGTCTTGTTAGTGTCTATTCATTGTAATGCTGCTGGTAATGGCAGTGCATGGATGGGTGCTAAAGGATGGAGTGTCTTTGTTTCAAATAATGCTTCTACTAATAGTAAATTACTAGCTGACTGTTTGTATGATGCAGCTGAACAGCAAAAACTTAGATTAAGAACCGAAAGACCTGGACAGAAATACTGGCAACAGAGCCTTGCTATATGCAGAGATACTAACTGCCCAGCGGTTTTAACAGAAAACTTGTTTCAAGATAATAAAGAAGATGTGGAATTTCTTCTTAGTAAGGAGGGAAAGGAAGCTATCGCTAAACTTCACGTAGACGGAATCATCAGATACATTTCCAAAATTTCATAGGTTAAAGTTATTAAAAAATGTAAAATTAGAAAATTTTAGTATTTCACTTTATGTGGAATAAAAAAATGACTATATTTGCAAATAACTTTAAAAGAATGATATATGGAAAAGGGAATTGAGGATTTAGACTTTAACGAAGAAGATTACGGTATAGCACAGGAACCGTCGAACCCTAATGGTTACGTACCAGATTATGAATCATTAGAGCCAGAGAAACCTTGGATGGGGGATGAAAATCAACCACAGCCAGCAGATGGTACAAAACCAGAACCTGCTGCTGCACAAGAACCAGTACAAGAAGATGATATTATCATTTCTATGCTTAAACAAATAGGCATTTCAGACCCTTCAAAAATTAAATTTGAAAATGATGAGGGTGAAATTGAGGAAGTTTCTTGGGATTCATTATCCGCAGAGGAAAAAATGAATATCTTAACACCAGAATCTCCTGACCCGAACTTTGGTCTGGAAGACCCCGAAATTAACTTTATTAACTTGTTACGTGACGCGGGAATTACTCCAGAGGAGTACATTAACTATCAGAGAGAACAGGCTATTGAAGAATACAGACAAGCATTAGAAGGTAATCCACAATACGAAGTTGAGAGGTTAACAGACGAAGACTTATATGCTTTAGACTTACAATCAAGAGTTCCAGATATGACAGACGAAGAAGTTGCCATAGCTCTAGAACACGAGAAAGCTAATCCTGAACTTTTTGAAAAGAAAATGCAAGGAATTAGAGCTGAGTATAAAGCACTAGAAGACGAAAGAAGACAAAATGAGGAACTTCTCGAACAACAACAGAAGCAAGAACAATTTGAAGCCTTCCAATCTGATGTACTTGATGCAATTGAGTCTTTAGATGAAGTTGGAGGTGTAAAATTAAATTTGGACGAAGATGACATGGAAGAAGTTGCAAACTTCATATTATCGCTAGATTCGGCAGGAGTTAGTTATTTAGGAAAAGCATTAGACGACCCACAAACTTTAGCAAGAATGGCTTGGTTTGCATTGAAGGGAGACGAAGCTTTTGCAACTATCACTGATTATTACGATAAGGAGATAGCAAAAGAAAAACGTTCAGCCTACGAAGCTGGATATGAAGATGCAAAGAAAGGAATACAACCAAAGAGTACTAGAAAACCTACTGTTGTAGTTGCTCCTAAACCTGCATCTGAACCCAAACCCGGGGGCACTAATCCCCATGAAAAAACAATTGATGATATAGATTTTTAATTAAAAAAGTATGATAGTAGCGAATTTTGTATCAAACAGACCGACAATGTCGGAAACTAGAACTTATGAGGATTTCTATAAGTTCTTAGGAACTAGACCAACTAAATTAGGTGTTGTTTCAAGACTTTACCCAGAACTTACAGCTTCTTACCTAACAGAATCTCTAAGAAACATTTTCTACCAAGATGTAAAATCTGGTAATAAATATCAAAGCATTGACTCAATGTACTTTGAATGGGAAGTTGAAACCAACTACATTAAGAGAGTTGAGTTTGCAGATGTACCAACAGAAGATGGTTCAAACGGTTCAGAAATTGTAATGGCTTTCAAAGAAAGATATTACGAAAAGTATGACATCTTCAAGATTGATAAAACAATGCAGCAATGTATTGTAGTGAGCAGACCAGTTAGAAAAGCTGATAACTATTGGGAAGTAGTTGTTAGACTTATTGATAGTGACTATTCTAGCGTTCTTGACTTTAGTGGTTGCCAAGTAGGTGATACTACTAGATTCCAATCTAACGCAATGCCTGAAATGCACGAAGAAGGATATGTTAAATATCAATCTAACATTGAAAAACACAGAAACTTCATCACAACTCACAGATGTGACGACAGTTATTCTGCACTTTATGCAGCTCATGAAAACGTATTCATCAGTATTGCAGAAGGAAAAGATACTGGTAGCTTGAAAGAAACATTATATAAGATGGACAAGAAAGAAAAAGTTCTTCTTGATAACTTCTTATATGTAAGAAACAACGGTCTATTATTCAACAAATGTAATGTTGACGTAAATGGTAAACCGACTATTGTTGACCCAGATACTCAAAGACCAATCTACATTGGTGACGGTATCATCCCACAAGTAGAAAGATTCGCATCTAAATATGCGTTCGCAAAACTTTCTATCGACGTATTCCAAACTGTAATTGCTACAATGAATGAAAAAGCAACTCAGCCAACTGGAAACAAATACGTATTTATTTGCAATGAAAGAATGTGGTTCTTAATCCAGAACGTTCTCGGAGATTTCTTAGCTAAATACAAAACTATTGGTACTTACCTATGGTCTAAAGCAGCTAACGATTACATCAAAGTTGGTGCTGCATTTGATAGCTATACATTCGGTGGAAACACTATCTCCTTCAAAGTTGATAGAACATTCTCTAGAGAATATGGTATGGAAAAAGCATATTGTCTATGCTTAGACCTAACTGCTGATTCTACTGGAAATGAACCTCCAATCCAAATGTTCACACTAAAAGGTGGAGACTTCATCACTAATAAATATCCAGGTGTAGGTGGATTAGACGGATTAAGTTCAGGAATTGTATCAAGTCCTGTTGCTGCTTCTAAGCTAATTAACTGGGGATATTCTGGTGTTGGCGTATTCAACCCATATAGAAGCTTCATTTTAAGAGAACTTTAATAAATAGTCAAGATATAGTAAGGGAGTTGAAATAGCACTCCCTTACATTTTTTATATATTATAAACCTTATGAATTAATATGAGTACTGATAATGCAAACAAACTAATGCAAAGTCCTGCTGAAAATTTTATCATTCTTAGAAGTGTATATGGTAAAGTAGGCATGAAATATTACATCCAACCTAGTAAAGACCCAAGAACTGGACAGTATCCACCTTGTGTAAAACCTGTAAATAGTGTTGGAGACATGATTCTTTCAGACCCAGAAAGAAATAGCGGTAAAGTCTTTATTAAAGAAACTGAAACGTTCGTTATTGAAGATGGGACTACATTTGATTTAAATAACCCTTATGACGCTGCTAAATGGGAAGCAATTAAAAATTGCATCTTTATTGCTCAATCAAGAGATAGCACTGACTCAAAAGGTGTAAACGTATTTGATGGTCCGGGTGTAAAGGGAACTCTACGTCCAAGACAAGGTATTGCTGAAATCTATATCGAAAGACCTGGATATGAAGCTGCTAAAAGAGTTTCTAAGAAAAAGAAAATTCACGATGCTGGAACTTATATTCTTGATGACCCAAGAGGTGATGAAGGAAGAGTTCAAATGGCTAGACTACTTGGAAAACACATGCGTAATGTATCAAGCGCTGATGTTACTGACTTCTTACTAAGCATTGCTGAAAAAGACCCTGACAGAATTATTAACCTGTATACAGGAGATGATATTCATGTTAGACTTCTATTTATGGACGCAAAAGACAAACACGTCATTATAGTTAAACAAAAACTATATATGTACGGAGATAGCGTTTGTTTGGGGGCAACTGATGATGCAGCTATTACTTGGATGAAAGACCCACGTAATAGAAGAGTGCTCGAGTTAATTAAGAAGGACACATATCCTGACTTATACGAAGACTATAAAGGATACGAGGAAGAACCAGAAGGCAATCCAGCCGAAGAGTTCGCAGCTTTAGACGCTCCGAAGGCTCCTAAAAAATAAAACTATAAAAATAATTCTACTATGACAGCAAAACAGGCATGGGAATACATGTTAATTGAAATTAATAAAGTTACTTCCCCTACTATGCTGATAGAGGATTTCAATCATCTGATTAATAGAGGCATATATCAATTCCTCAATAAGAGGTACATTATGTACGATATGAATCAGCAAACTTCTGATGATTTAAGGGTATTGAAGGCTTCGGCAACATTGTCGCCGGAGCTCCCATATTCTGATTTAGCTTTAAAGGGAGAGGACTTGGAAATGATTTCACAATTATGTGGAGCTTCTTATGAAGTAACACTTCCAAGTGACTATTTTCATATGCTAGGTTGTATTTGCCTTTATGAAATAGTTAATCCAAAGAAAGGCTGTGAAGGAAAATCCAAATATGTTAAATTTCCTGCAAGGAGATTGACCGCTGATATGGAACCCCAAATCATTAATAACTCTTACTTTAAGCCCTCTTATAAGACTCCATATTACTATATAAACAACATTAATACTTCAACAGAAGTTCCAACCTATCCTTATAAAGATAATCGTGGAACTGATATGAATGGAACTTATAAAGTAACCTCGCTCTTAGGAGATGCAGAAGGCGACAATAGCAATCTTCCAAGAACTATAATAATAGGAGGTGAGTCTGTAAGTACAGTTGATAGAGAAATTGCTGTTAGATATGGAAATGCTTCTACAGTAAGAATGGAAATAAAATGCGGAGAGTCTACCGCTTATAAACTTGTGAAAGTTAGAATAGACTACATTAAAGTTCCTCAAACGGTTATGCTTACTAAAGAACAGCTAGACCTTACAGAGGACACATCTCAAATATTAGAATTTCCAGATTACATATGCTTAGAGATTCTCAAAGAGTTGGTATCTATTGTATTGGAGAACTCCGGTGACCCTAGAATACAAACATATAGTCCAGTTAATCCGCCACTAGCACCTCCAACTCAGCTGCTGGCACAAACTAAAAAATAAATTAAAGTATGTTTCAATTTACGACAACAACCTTAATCAACGACGCTCTAGATTATACAACAAAGTTACCAAGATGGGAAGTAAAAGGTGAAACTCTCCAAATTAAGAGAGTTGGAAGTTTCAAGAAGGCTAACGTTGTTGCAATGTATAAGAGAGCGTATTCTGCTCCTGTTTTAGCAAAGGCTGTTTTAGATATGACTACTATTACTCAAGCATCTGGAGTATTCAGAATCGCTATGTATATTAGACTATCTGGAAATCAGAACTCTTATTATTCAAATGACTTTGTATTCAAAGGTAAACCTCTATACATTGAGTTTGAAAAGAAAACTGGAGATTCAGCAGCTCAATTAGCAACTAAAGTTGCAAATCAAATTAAGAAATATCAACGTGCTTATGACTTCAAACATTTTAATGTTTCAGTAAGCGGTAATAACCTGATTATCGAAGCTGTTGACGAGTATCAAAGATTCACTAAAATGGATATTGAATACTTCGACCCAGATTTAAGAGAAATTGCATGTACTTGTGCAGAAGGTGCATTTGCTGTAATTGCATCTGCAAAAGAAGCTGGTGCAGAAGGATTTGATAGCAAAAACATCCTAACTCAGGGAAGAGAAGGATTTGGAACTTATCAAAACATCATTAAAGACCTTAGAATCCCTACTCTAGATGTAAGAAGATATGAAGCTCCGTTACAAGACGAAGTTCCTATCATCAATGGTAAGTATAGTCAATATACTATCTATTACAAAGTAGATAGAGGACTCATGGGTGGAGCTGCTGTTGGACAGCAAGTAACATCTCAAACTACTCACGTATTCTACGTACATGATTCTGTAGCTGCTGAATTTGAAGCTGCATTAGCAACTTTAGGAACAGTAACAGAAGAAAAGAAACCTATCGTAATTACAGGTGGGGTTATAGATATTACTGATATGGTAAAAGCAGGAACTAAGAAAGAACTTACTCCAACTATTGATGGTGGAAGTACAGTAGCTTACGTTTCAGCTACAACAACAGCAGATTGGCTAACAGTTACTCCTGGAACTACTAAAGTAGGTTTCACAGGAACAACTAATGATTCTGGTGCTGCAAGAAGTGCAAAAGCAACTGTAACAGTATCAGCTAAAAACGGAGTTAGTGCTTCTAAAGAAATCACTATCACTCAGTTAAATGCCTAATAACTAATCTTTATATTTAAAGGCGGCGTCCGTTAGAGGTCGTCGCCTTTATTTGTTTTAGCCCTATGATATACAACAAATTAGCATCAGCAATATATAATGATATAGTATCAGGCTTACGCGGAATGCATGGGACAGCTACTATGTCAATCGAACAATTAGAAGATGACATAATAGATGAAAGATTGCAGATAATTAAAGAATATTCACTAAAAGGAATTCTTCCAAAGAACGATTTACTTTTATCATTAAATTGTATAGATGTAGATTGTAAATCATTAGAAAGATGTAATTGTGGAACAACTGGAGAAACACCAGTGGCTCACTTTGAAATTCCACAGCTTCTTAATGACTATGGAGAATTAGCTATTGATTATATAGGTAGCACAGACAGACTACTTCCCTTTATATATTACACTTCTTCATCTGCATGGATGTATCATCAATACAGAAAAAGAGGAAGAAATAAACCTTATGTTTATATAGATGTTACTCCAAACGAAAATAATATGTATGATTGCTTTATCTTTAATGCTCCACTTATTAAGCAAGTAAGTGTTGTGGCAATCTTTAAAGACCCAAGACAGCTTGAGAACTTTGGATGCTGTGATTTAGAAGGAATTGATAACTTTACATTTATTAATACGGAGATTAAGAAAAGATTAACGGAGAAGAAGTTACGTTATTATAGACAAATGGCTGCTCCAATAACACCTAATGACCAAACACCTGCATAATGGTAAATTTTCATCAAGCAATGTTCCAAGCTAATTTATTATATGGAGTAGAAATGCTCCCTCAAGACTTTGAGGAATTTGGTTTAATAGCTTGGAACCTAATAGGAAACAAAAATGTAAGATTATACAGATATTGTACTAAGATAGAATGTCCGGACTATACAGTGGAACTTCCCTGTAATTGTGACATTATTGAAGCAGTTACTTATGCTTCTGAAGATTGGAAGTATGTAACTAACTATTCTCCTAATGGAGATTACACTTCTCAATTTGTAGAGAATTACATAGAAGGAAGAAAAATGTATGAAGACCCTTTATATATGAGTGGTAAATATGCAAAGTTTGAAAGAGTAGGAGATACTCTTTACTTTGATAAGAACTATGGAACTGTATACATCCTTTATAAAGGAGTTATACTAGATGATGAAGGTCTTCCTATGTTATCTGAAAAAGAAAGTTTAGCTATTGCAACATTTGTTGCCTATAGAAAGAAATATAAAGAAGGATTAATGACTAACAATGCGAATATCCTTCAGACAGCACAATTAATGCTTCAAGATTGGCTTAAGTATTGTGATGCTGCTAGAGTTCCAGAATATCTAAATCAAAATGAGATGAATGATATACTGGATGCCAAAACGAACTGGAATAGAAAAAGACATAATTTCTCATATAAACCTGTTTAACAATTATGAAATATTCGACTGGATGTGCGTTCAATATGGACGAAATGTTTATGAATTTTCCATATAACAAATTGGAAATGTCATGTGAAGATTGTAAGAGAATAAATAAAAACCCTCACAGGGATGTATTAGTAAAGAAAATATTTAGAGAGTGTGTAAAGGAAGTACTTAATGATATTGTGGATAACAATGTTACTTTCGTACTTCCTACACAAGGAAGATTTGCAGAAATGCATGTCAAAAGAACATACGGAGAAGACTTTAAAAAGGCTAGGCGACATGGTAAATGGAGAGATGTAGATTTTTTAAAGTCAGGATTCTCTGGAAATGAAATAGTTCTCAACATAAAGAGTGGAAACTTAGTAAAGTCTAAAACTGTATATGTTGATAAAAATATAAAGAATAAGATTATAGAGAATACTAACGAAGGTAAACAATACTGTTAAATTATGCAACTTAAAGAAATTAAAGATTACTACGAGTCACTTTGTGAGAAGTTTCCAGATGTTTCTGAAAAGGACATTAAAAGAATTTTGAACTATGGTTGGAAATCACTATATTTGCATAATCTTTACGGTGGAGATACCTTAATTACTGATGATTCGTTGTGGTGCTATATAGGAACACTTAGAAGAGATTCTATAAAACACTTTGAATACTACATCAAGAAATTAACTGTAAAATTAAGGGTTCTCTATAAACGTAAGAACATACAATGGGACGGATATTACTATTTTGCATTGACTGACTCTCAATATGAGGATTTCCTCAAACAGCACAATTCAAGAGGCAGAAAGAAGAAAATATTTAATTATGGGAATCAAGTACTATATCAAATATTAGATGAGTGCAAGATAAGAGAGCATAATCGGAAGTATATATTCAGAGTTCCCTTTGTTGCCCTTGTAGGGAATGTTACATATAGAGAAAACTTTACATCTAAAGATGCGGAGTTAATTATAACAAGAGAACCTTTAAAATTTAAAGATATATTAGTATACAATAATAATTATGAATTTTTGTAAACATGAGCAAACAGGAAACAGTTAATACATTTGATGGTGGTCTTGTGATGGATTTAAATCCTATGACTACACCCAACAATGTTGTAACTGACTGCCTTAATTCTACTATGATTACCTATGACGGAAACGAGTTCATTCTCCAAAACGATATGGGTAACGGAAGGGTAGAGACTGCTAAGTTAGATGCAGGATATATTCCAGTAGGTATTAAGGAATACGGTGGGATTATATATGTCGCATCTGTAAATCCTCTTACTAATAAATGCCAACTCGGTTCATTTCCATCTCCAGAAAGAAATTTCACTACTGATGAAATATCTAAGAGTCCTATTATTCTACAAACATCAGACTTCTTTACTAAAGGTCTGAATACAATGTATGTAAGAAAGGAGTTACTTGACGGAGAGGAGAATAAACTAAGACCAGGAGACAAGTTTATTATAGGAAGTACTGGAATTAATGACAGTCTAAACGACATATTATCAGATTATAAAACAAAAGGAAAAAGAATATTAAGACTTCACTTAGCTATATTGGACGATGATAACAATATATCTTATATAGAAGATGAAGTAAATCACGTAGATGGATATTGGATATATCCTCTTAGTGGTGATGAAGTTGATGATACTGAATTACTTGCTGGACAAAATCCTAAATATCCTTATAATGTATATAAGAATAAAGTATCTGGAAAACTTCTACTGATTGCAGAGCTTGAAACTCCCAAAACTTTCAATACGTCCGTTGACGTTTATAAAGTTGAGGATGATAAAGTAAGTATGATGGTTCCCATTTCTTGGGATGAGGATGAAGAAGAAAAAGCTAAACTTCTTGGAGTTAAAGTAGAATGTGAACACGAGGGAGAAGGAAATTTGACTAGATTCGTGGATTTTGATAAGGATAATTATGAATTTAGAATAGAGGATTTAGTTAAAGATGATAAACTCTTTACTTATGCCTTTACTCCATATACTTCATTCGGAACTATTGATTACCTATCTAAGAGAGGTTCTATGAACCTTAGTTATATTGGAACAGGTAAAATAGATTTAGTGGAATGGAGATATTATGTAGACCAAAATTCTATTTCAATATCTTGGGGACTTGAAGCATATCCTAGGTATGGGTATCAAATTACAGAAGTTAATATGGACTTCCGTGATGTTACAGACCCAAATACTCCTAACGTTTATAGAACTAGACAGAGAAGGTCGTATAATGGAAACTTTACAGAATACATTACGTTCGATGAATCTAATGTTTATTTTGAAAACTCCTATATGTCTCTTACAAAAGGAAAGCTATATGTAGTAAGAATAGAAGCTGTTAGTACGAATAGCTTAGACCCTACTAATAAAATATCAAACATTACATATAGGTTGATGTATACTTCGAGTACATTCAATGAATCCTTTATTGCTAATAAAGTCGATGATTTCTCTTCATTGGAAATTAATTGTGATTTAGATATTGATGTTAACCAAAAAATAGGAGAGAAAACATCTAGTTCTAATACTTTAATGGCAGAACTTGTAAAAAGTTCAGCAGAAGTTACTCCGAAGGATATGATGTCCTTTATATATACTTCATTTGAAGAAGAACAAGAAATCGTTGCAGTTCCTATACTTAAAAAGAACAGTGATAAGAATTTCTTCATTGGAGACATTGGAGAATCTGATGTTGCTTTAGAAATTGATGTTAAATCACAAGGAATTGATATTACTGATTATGAGCCTAAATTAATGGGTTCTACTGGACTTGAAGAATATTACAATTCTATTTTTCCAAATGTTGGAACAGGTTCTGTTACTTCAAGCAGTGCAATTACTCGTAGTGAATTGCTTAAGGATGATTCTATGAAATTTGAAGTTACGGGTAGAACTACTGGAAGTACTTGGAAAGGAACACTAAGAGGTTCTAACATTAAGAAAATAACCAGTGACTTGAAATATACCAGAGAATCTGGAAGTGTTAGACGTATTGCCCCATATATGGATTTGGAAAACTTTAGACAATCTGATATTAGTCCTTTATTCGGACATGAAATCAGTACTCCTACTGCTGCATCTCCGCACTTCCACTTCAATAAAATGATTGCAATGATTTCTGGTAGAAAAAAGAAAAGTAGCTCTCAAAGATATCGTTCTGGAGTAGCTACATATAGTAATGGCTGGTCATTAACTGATGTAACCTCTGGTAAAGACACTCACTATGGTGGAGATTTGCCTGATAACAATACAGGATTCACTAATGATTTCTATGCTTGCATGAATAATGGCTATGCTGGAAGACCTATCTTTGCTGTCCTTAGAGGATGTGGTAGAGATGAAGATGGTAATGGTCGTCTGAAAGTATTGAGTGGTTACAATTCAGGTTGGTCTTATAGTATGGATGGAAATCTTTGGAGACAATATCAAGAACCTGACTATGGTGGATGGGATTTAGATTGTAATAGGTGGTCGTTCATTTTGTGGAAGACAACTGATTCTGACAAATATGTAGCTTTAAATGCTTGTATGTGTGTAGACAACTGGGACGGAAGAGGAAACACTTTCATGCTTGATAAACTGATGTTATTCTTATCTCAGCTATATGTTGCACAAGATAGAGAATATTCAACAGAAAAATATATTCCGGATAATGTTTACTATCAGAATAATTTCAAAGCAGCATATAAATACACTATAACAGCAGAACCTACAGAAAAGGGAAATAAGGTACTTAATATTATTAGCGAAGGAAAAAGAATAGATGCAAAAGTCATCAATGATATAATAGCAGACTTTGAAGATACTCCATCTGAAAAAGTAATTGTTGCAGAATTACCTTCTTTAAATAACATTAATTACGTTTTGAGCCTAGATAGATTAATTTCTCAAGACTATTCTACATCAGTTACTACTCCAAGTGCAGACTCTTTATTAATAAGATATACAACTGCTGGAGAAGGAGGATTCTCAGGACTTGGAGCTGTTGGGCCAAATGGAGACATTTATGAAGCTACTTTAAATGGAGAGCCGTTCTCCGAAGGTAGAATTTATTGGCTAAACAGAACTGGACAAATTGGATTTTATGGACTGCAAGAGAAGCCATTTACTTTATACAAAGATACGTTCTCTGTTGACGGTAGTGGTAATATCACAGTTTCCAGAGTAACCACAGTAGATGTTGCATCAGGAAATTATTCAGCTCTTGGCAATATATTGACTCTGCAATCTACCGAAACAGGTAAGCCTAACATATTGGTCAACCGAGCATCTCTAGGTGTAGCAGGAACAACAAGAAGAATTTCTAGTTACAGTGACGATGATTGGTTCAATATATATCAAATAAAAATAAGTAGTGATTTAGCTATTTGCGGATGAAGATAACATATAACAATACAGAGGTAACTGCATCGTCTAAGACGTTTGAACTTGCGGACTTTCGTCTAGACTTTCAGTTATCTTTAAAGAAAATCAATACAAAAGGTAGAATAGTATACGAATATAATCCGTTTAGAAATTATAGGCTTCCAGATGGAACCCTGAATGATTTCGATACAGAAGAACTTGGATTTGATATTAATAATCCAGTTTCTATACTTACTCAACCTTCGTATGATGGTTCTGTCAATCTAATATTGAATGACAATAAGAACATACCGAGATTAATTAACTCAAGATTCTCTGTAAGAGAATTGAATACATACGAAATAGTCGATAGGTCAGGAAGTAATGATACCAATATTTACGACCAAGGGGAACAGTTTAATATTGATACATCGCTTTATAAAAGAACTACAACTATCCCTAAACTAGATTTTGGTGGAGTATTCCCAGGCGGAGACCTAGATGTTGGAAACTATGTATTTTATTTTAAATTCTCTGATGCAGACGGAAATGAAACAGATTTTGTAGCTGAGTCAGGAATTGTATCTGTATTTATTGGAACTTCTCCGCAGTCTATTAGAAGTGGATTAAGAAATGAAAATAGCCATAAATACGCTCAGTTTGTTCTTAGAAATATCGATTCTGCATATAATTACGTTACTGTTTATTATACGAAAAGTACTTCTGATGCTAATCAATCAGAGGTAACATCTGCCCATAAGATAGACAAAAAGTACCTTATTAGAGGTGATGCTTCTGTTATTCTTATTAATGGTAGTGAAAACATTATTGATATTTCATTAGATGATATTAATATGCAGTATAATATTGTGGATAGAGTTAAAGCTCAAGCTGCTTGTCAGAATATGTTATTCCTAGGTAATGTTAATAAACCTAAGATAGACTACACAGAGCTTGCTGACCTATCTCTAAGATTCACTCCTTATCTCAACACTTCTAAGAAGATAGAAGATGTAGGAACATCTTATGATACCGCTGCCGGATACTATAATCCAAATAATATATATCACTTCCTTGGATATTGGAATAATGAAATTTATAGACTTGGTATAGTTTATATCTTAAAGGATAATTCATTATCTCCTGTATTTAACATTAGAGGAAGGGATGAGATTCCTACATATACACAAGGACTTTATACAGATACTCCATTGTACGATGCTCAAGGTAAGAGAAATTATATATCTATTAATGAATCTGATTACACAATTTCATCAAATGGATATATTGAAAATGCAATGGGTGTATGTAGATTTATAAATGAAACTGATACTAATACTGATAAGATTGCTTATGGTATTGATATTAGAATTATGCAGGAATCTAACGAAGTAATGGAAGAATTGAAAAAGCACATCAAAGGTTTCTTCTTTGTAAGACAGAAAAGAATCCCAACTGTACTTTGTCAAGCACTTACCATAGGACTGGATAGACAGAGTCATTTACCTACTGTTCCAGTTAATTTGGAGAAGGTAACTAATAGAAGTCTAACATCGGAAGAAAAATCAGAGAATTTCATTCTTGAAAGGTTCATAAACGACGATAGGACTTTAGATAGTGACTATGTATCTAGGCTTTATAAAATGAAGAAGTCTGGTATATTGCAGAAAGCCGCAATTTGCCCGGAGTACGAATTACGTGCCCCATATTTCAATCAACTCTTTACAGGAGAAGATTTCCCAGTAGGAGAAGCTGATTGCCAACCTACAGAAGAATATTTTGACTGTGAATATATAAATAACAGACACTTATATATCCCTGCATACAAGAGTAATATTGGAGAAGCCAAGAACTTATCTCATAAAGTTAACATTATAGCTGTTGGAGATGATGTGGAACTTGTATCAAACGGAAATCAGAAATTCTCTTCAAGAGCTGGTTCTGCCGAAGAAGCATATAAATTTGAATATGCTTATAAAGAAAACAAAGTAAAGACAGCATCCAATTTAATTAGAGGAGCCTATGGTCCTTATCTTGGAATGGATAACTTTGAGAGAGTTATGAAACTTATCAATATCTACATTCCAGAATATGATGTAGGTAAGAATAAAACATATTTCGATGTCAGATACAGTGATAAATCTTCTTATTATGCAATAAGCGATAGAATAGATATTGAAGAGTTTAATAATTCTGTGACTTGTTATAGAGGTGACTGTTACATTTGCCAATATACACATAGAATGAATAGAAACTTCCAAGACCCTTCTGCTCCTACTAATGATGATATAGTTGACATTAATACTTGGAAAAACAATTATGATGTTAACAATAGTGAAACAAACGCTAAGATAAACAGAGGGGATGTTAATGCTATTCAATTAGGACATTGGATTACATTTAAAGTAAGGTCAAGTATTAATCTAAGTATTAGAGATTTAGATTATTCTTATCCTGCCGAAGAAGGACTTGTAGGACATCCTAGAGTATTCTATCCTTTATATGCTCAAAACATAGAAGGCTCATATAAGACTCCAGAATCGTTTGTTATAAATGCTGGAATAAGCTCTACAACATCTGATAAGTATTATTTTGAACTTCCTAATGTTCCTTATATAAAGAATAATTACGAAACCAGAATATTGTACTCCAACATACATGTAACTGATGCCTTTAAGAATGGATTCCGTGAATTTAAGTTTACTAACTATCGGGACTATCCAAAAACTTATGGTTCAATTATTAAAATGGTTGAATTATTTGGTAATATCTTATGTGTGTTTGAGCATGGTGTTGCCTTAATTCCAGTGAACGAAAGAGTCGAAGCAGGTGACGGAGTAGGCGGAAGCGTCTTCATAAACACCTCTAATGTGCTGCCAGAGAACCCAAGAGTACTGTCGGATACATTCGGTACCCAGTGGCCCGAAAGTGTCATCAAGACCCCATATTTCGTTTATGGAGTGGACACAGTAGGAAGGAAGGTTTGGAGAACTAACGGACAAGAGTTTGAGATAATCTCGGATTTCAAAATACAAGAGTTTCTAAATAATAATATTACTCTTACTGAAAGAGAATTGACCCCAATAATTGGAATCAGAAATGTGAAAACTCATTACAATAGATTCAAACAGGACGTAATGTTCACATTCTACGATAACCTTTATGGATTCGAAGAGAAAGTTTGGAACATTTGCTACAATGAAATCTTACAGAAGTGGATGACATTCTATTCATGGGTCCCTTCATATTCTGAAAACATAGATAATATGTATTTCAGTTTTGATAGAAATACTTCTAAACAGGCAGCTAAAATGTGGGCATCTACTCATGGAGAATATATTTATACTGACACATTCTTGATAGAGGATGATGGCCCAGTAAATCTATTCTTTAGAGAAGATAAGAAGCCTTCTACATTTGAACTTACTGTTAAGTTTAGTATTGAAAGGGACAATTTAGGAAACTATAAACGTTTCGTCTTAGACGGAGATACTATTAAGTATAATACTACTGAATACGGAAAACCAGACGGAATTTACTTACTAAACGTAAGAGCTAATCTGGAATATCCAACAGGTGGTTCTCCTGCAATACAAGAATATATAGATTCTTATAAAAACTATGCAACGGTAAATGCAGGATATTATGACTTAGTAATTGCTTTATGTACTAAAGAGTATAGAGATAATCTTACTACTTCATTCTGGAAGCATGGAACAGCAGGAATTATTGATATTGCTGATACTCTTAAACCATGTATGTGGTATGGTAAACAACATCCATTTGAGTTTGAAGTTGTAGTACTTGATAATCCTTCAGTTCATAAGATATTTGAAAACTTAGTAGTCCTATCTAACAATGTTGCTCCAGAATCATTCCATTATGAAATAACTGGAGACGTTTATGATTTTGCTGACGATAGGAGAAATATGTATTTCAGACAAGAAGCTACTAAGAACTTATATCAGTATAATGGCTCAGATATTCTATTTAATAAGAACTACTTAAAGGTAAAACCAAAACAAAGAGACATATTAGGTTCTACATCTCCTTATAAAGACAGGTCTACAATGTTTCCTTTGTATTACACAAGAGTAGATACTGTTAATGAAATAGAAGATTATTACCAAGCAGCCACAGCTCCTAATAAAGACTATCAAAGTCTATCAGGTTCTGAAATTATCTATAATGAGAAACTAGACTCGTTTAAAATCCTTACTCATGTTAAAGGATGCCCATTTAAGGGATTCTATAAACAAAGATGTAAAGATACAGACCCAGGAGCTATAATCGATGACTCAGTTCCATATCCATATGTGTGGGCTCAATATGGAAGACTTAGAGGTAACATGGATTTCATAGAAGATAACTGGTATGTACAAATTCCTTCAATTAACTTCTACCAGAGGAACGAACTTCAATGGAAGGTTGGAAAGGAAGGAGCTTGGTATCCTCCTCTTAACCTAGTGAACAATCCTCTTCCGAGTGATATGTCAGTACTAGAGATTAAAGGTAAGAGTGATATTCCAGAGGACTTAGTTAGACTTGGATATGATGTAAATGCAGACTCGTTTGATACAACTAAATGGGAAACTATTACTAATCGCAGGAAAGAGTCTAAGATAAAGGATAAGGTTATGAAGGTAAAAATCAGATATACTGGTAACGAGCTAGTTTACATAACTGCATTAAAAACAATATATAATATAAGTTACGCATGAATGAAAATCAAATTAGTGGAATGACAACAATGCCACAATTGCCATCTATCATTCCTCCTCAGTTTAGTATAACTAATAAAGTAGGCCCATCGAAACTTCCTAAAATGGATTTCTCCTCTGCTACTAAAGGCAGAGGAGGATTCTTTCAGGGAATGGGTGGAATGGGTTCTCTAGGAAATATGGCTAGTACTGTTAGTAGTCTAATTCCTCAAAAAGAACAATCTGGACTTACTACTGGACTTAATGCTGGCTATGATGCTGCTGCTAATGTAGTTAGTGCTATTCCTGGAGTTGGAACAATCATTGGAGGAGCTATGAAGATTGGTGGTATGTTATCAGACGGACTTACAGCTATGGGAGTGGGAACAGACCAAATGACTACAACCGATAAGATTCTGGATAGTAAATTTATGAAATTAACTCCAATAGGTCTCATTAATGCCTTTGGTGCTAAGAAAGCTGACACTATCAATAAAGATGCCGAAACATTCGAACAGGTAGGTAGTTCTTACACTGGAACAGAAGGAGAAGTAGACTCTGCTACTGAAAAGAGTGGAAAGAAATATGGACTACTTAGTGGTAAGGGAAGAAAAAAAGCCAATGCACAGATTGCAGAAGCTAAGAGAAAACAGAATGTAGTTGCAGGAATTGCTGATGAAGCTAGTGACGCATTTGCTAATCAAAGAGGTTCTCTGGATATGCTAAATACTAGGAATTTATTAAATATGAGTGGTGGATATAAACAGAGAGGTTCTTATGTCGGAAGAAATGGATTAAAACTTCCATCCGTAGAGGATATGGAGAAAGCTAGAGCTACTGTTGCGAGAATTAGACAGAAAAAACTATCTGAATCTAAACCTGTTGAAGAGTTCAAAGATGGAGGTAAGATGAATGTAATTCCAGAAGGAGCTTTACATGCACATAAGCATCACATGGATGTTGAAGGTATTACTCCTAAAGGTATTGCAGTAGTAACTCAAGAAGAAGGTGGAGTAGTTCAACATGCTGAAATAGAACGCAATGAAATAATCTTTACCAAAGAGGTAACAGAAGAATTGGAACGTCTATATAAAGATGGAAGTGATGAAGCAGCAATACAAGCTGGAAAGCTAATTGCTAAGCAAATAATTGAAAATACTCAAGATAATACAGGATTAATCGCGGAGGTACAGGTATGAAAATAGAAATAGGAGATAAAGAATATAACGTAGAGGTTGCAAGAACCGAGGAAGAGAAGGTTAAAGGCCTACAAGAAAAGGAGTCTTTAGGAGAAGATGAGGGGATGTTATTTGTGTATGACGAACCTCAAGAAATCGCCTTTTGGATGAAAGATACTGCAATTCCGTTGGACATAGTATTTATGGATGAAGATGGAGAGGTAATATCAGTTAAACAAGGACAGCCCTACGATGAAACTTTATTAGAAGAAGATGGAGTAATGTATGTTCTTGAAGTTAATCAGAACTCGGGAATCCAACCGGGCGATGAACTCGATATAGAAGATGACGATGATGACAAACAGCCAGTTATGAAAGTGCTGGCTCCAGACGGTTCCACTCAAATGGAACTTGAAGGTGGAGAGAGAATTTTTAGTAGAAAAAATACTAAAACACTTATCAAAATGGCTAAACGAGCATATTCTTCGGAATTAGATAAGGATTATAAAGCCTTAGGAAAGAAAGCTTTTAAATACTTACATATACAGGACACAAATACTCCAGAATACGTAGATACTCCAAAGAGTAAAGAAGATTAACTATTTTAAATGAACTAAACGTATAAATACTAAATTAATGGATTATTATTTTGATATGTCCATAAATATTGCTAATTTTGTCAAGTATTTAAGTATTTAACGTTAAAACTAAAGAATTATGAAATTAGAACCTAAAGTAAAGAAATTTCAGGAAGGCGGAGCAGCTCCAGCACCTGCTGCTGAACCAATGCCAGCTGAACAAGGTGCAGCACCAGAACAAGGTGGAGGAGAAGGCGACCCATTGATGCAATTAGCTCAAATGGCTGCAGAAGCACTACAAAGTGGTGATTGTAATACAGCTCTAGCTGTATGTGAAGGATTTATGCAACTCGTTCAAGAAGCATCACAAGGACAAGGCGGAGAAGCAGCTCCTCAAGGTGAACCCGTCTATAAAAGAGGTGGAACCTTAGTCAGAAGAGTATAAGAGTAGAAGTTAGAAAGGAGTGTACAAGATTTATGTATGCTCCTTTTTTATTATAAATGTAAAACACATGTCACAGGCGATTAAAAAATTATCAAACGGTGGAGGTGTCTCACAAACTGAACAGAAACCAAAAGAAGAAACTCCTCAAGTAAGAACATTTAAACTTGGAGAGAGAGAAATTGAAACAGGCTCTTTATTAAGAAATGCTGACTCAAATTTAGAATCATACCTTGAAAGTACAGGTTGGAGTTCTAAAAAGAAGAACGCTTTCAGAGAAACTTATGGTAAATACCTGCAAGGAATTAACTCTGGAACAATCTCTTCTAGAGATGTAGGAAGAAATTGGATTGATTCTACTGGACAATTAACAAATACCTCTGGAAAGGGATTCGATGCTAATGGAGCCGTGGCACATTACTTGGACTCAATAGCAGATGCTATTCCAGATTATGTAAAAGAAGAGAAAGTTCAACCTACTGTTACTAAGAAATCACTTAATTTTAGTGCAGGACTAAATAAGTCACTGCTTGATAAATTCTTCGGAGGAAATAGATACAATCAATCAGTTTGGTATAGTAGAGACGCTTTAGATGAAACTACGAAGAAAAGAGGGATAACCAATAGATTAAAAGATTTTTCAAGTCAATTTAACTCTTACGCTGATTCATTATTAAATGACCCTGAGTTTGATACTAAGTATGACTTATCAAATACAGCCTTTAAGAACAAGGATGAGTTTAGAAACAAAATAGAACAGGCTAAGGCAGCTCTGTCTAATGATAAATTCGGAGATGATGATTGGAGAGCTTTGGCAGAACTTGGAATAGACCCAGAAGGTTACAGAGGTTGGTTTGGAGATGTTGATGATGCAACAGCACAGCAACAAGCAGTAAAGAAAGATAATTATAAAGGAACTCCACTAGAGGATTTATCTAAAGCAAATACTAAACTTACAGATGCTGGATTCTTGGCTAGAACTGATGAAAAAGGTAACATATTTTATTTAAATCCAGACGGTACAGAAATTAAGAATGGAGTTATTGGAGAAGAATTTAACCCCAAGACCGATTCTTTAGCAGGTTGGTTTAGAGTAAATGGAAACATTTATAACCCAAGCGAATATGCTAATTGGAGTCCAGAAGTAAAGAACGCTTATAATATTATCCTTAATCAACAGGATGATAAAAACATATATGATGACCCTGTTTACGGAGAACTTAAAGATAAATACGGATATTCTCATGTAGCAGATGCTTCTCTATTCTTCGATAATTTCAATGGAGAATTAGTAAAAGCATATACAAGACCTACTGTTGAGAATCCTGCTGGTTCTAAATCTCAATACTTCCTTAATAAGAATGGTAAGTTTACTCCAGTAAATGTTACCTATAATGATATTTTGGGAGAATGGGTTGCTAATGATAATGGCACAACCATTAGATTAGGAAAACAAAGAGAAGCCGGTGCACAACCAATTTCTGGAAGTGATGCAAAAGTAGGATTTAATAAAGTAAGACAATTTACCTTTAGTGGTAAAGATGCCTATACACAAGACAATATCTTAGGTTTATTAAGAAGACTTGGAGATAATCCTAATCTTGCCAATGATGCAAGATATAGAAGTTTTATTCAAGGACTTTTCTTACCCGGTTTATTAGATTCAATGAAATCAGAAGAGGGAATACCTCTAACTGACCTTATTAAAGAGGGAAGAATTGACTTTAGACTACTTCCAAATGAGACTAAGAGAGGATTAAGAATCCTTAGAGATAGTCAGGGTAGAGTTACTAACCTTACATTTGACACAGGAGATGGGCCTCACAGTTCAGGTTCTCCATTAGGTGGAACAGGTTGGAAAGGATTTAAACCTATCAAAACAGACTATAATGCATCTCCCTTAAAAAGGAAAGAGGGAGGAATCATTAAAGCACAATGGGGAGTAAGTACTGATTACATAGTGGACAGACGTAAACCCGCAGTAGAGCTTAATGAAGAAGAAAAGAAATTAAATAAGAAAGCTACTGATAGTTATGATAAAACCCAATCAATAAAATTTGATAATAAAGACTTGACTGACGCAGGTGGTATTATTAAAACTTCTGATAGGGTAAAAATGGGGGCAGCTATGGCTGACCTATTAAGTGCAGGACTTGGGTTTGTTCCAGGAGCTAACATTGCTTCCGCGGGTATTGGAGCCGCTAGTTCACTTGCTGAATTTGGTGCTGATGTTTCTGATGGACTCGAATGGGGAGATGTAGGAAATCTGGCTCTTAACTTGGGAATGGATGCAGTGTCATTAATTCCTGCAATGAAGAGTATTAAAGCAGCTAAAGCTATGGGCAAATTAGCTAAGTTTGTTCCACTTATAGCAACAGCTATTGGAGCAAGTACATTATTTAATGACCAAGAAAGAGAATCTCTTACATCATCATTAAAGAAAGTAACTAGTGGTAATGTAAAGGATTTAAGTACTGACGACTTTAAAAATCTAGCAACCATTTCAAGAGTTGTACTAGGTGGTAAAAACTTCCTAAAATCTCAAGACGGCAAAATAATGTCAAGACTTAGAGGAACGAAGAGAGCCCCATCTACTAAACAAGAAATATCTGTAGTTGTTAAAGGAAGAGAAAATCCTATTAAAGTTCAAGTAAATAATGCAGACATTGAAGGAAAGGATGCAAACTATATACAAGATTTAGCTAAAAAGAAAGCTAAGAAAATACTGGCCGATGAAGGCTTAGTAGAAAAGAATATTCCTGATGATGCTTTATCAGTAGAAACTAAAGGTACTGATAAGTGGTATAAAGGAAGTCTTTTAAATAAGAAGAGAGTTCCAACAAAGAAAGTGCCAGGATTTGAGTATTCTAAACCTAATTGGGCGCAGAGACATTTAGTTCCTCAATCTTCAGAAACCCCTAAGAACTTTGGACAATTCTGGGGAATGAGAGGTATCAATCCTAATGGAAGACTTGGTTGGCTATCTGATACTCATTGGCTCGAAAAAGGCTCTACTGGACGTTATCTACGGCCAAATAAAGAGGAACCTATTGAAACTGTCAGAGGGGATAAATTTAAATTTACCACTCCAGTAAGTTCCAGAACTAAACAACATAGTAAGTTATATCAAGATAGTAAAAGAATATACAATAAAAGACAAGCCGATAAATATATAAATTCAGTTGAAGACAATTATATGGAACCTTGGTTCAATCCAGGAAGATTCAAGCAAGGTGGAATTATTAAAGCTTCAAATGGAGATAAATTAAAGATTTCCAATGTAGTTAGTAATGCTGATTGGGGAACTGATATTTATGGAACAGAAGGATTTAATAACTGGTTAAATAGTTATAATCTTAAGAATTATCAAGACTTTAATAACTTACAGAAATCTTATCATGGAAATCTTACTGCTTCTGGCTATAAACCTGGAACTTCTCCAGTAAGTTACAATCAAGGAGTTTATGATAGACAAACTACCTTTAATAAAGTAGCTCCTGGAGTTAATGCAGTTATTGAAGGTCTTGCTAAAACTGGCAAGATTACGAGAGCCGGAGTATCAGGAGACAATGCAACAAGTAACTTTACTGATGGTTATTTTGGAGGACAAGAATATTTAAGACATGGTGGAATGAGAGGAGTTACCTCTGATGAGCAACTTAAAGCTATAAATGCTTTAGCAAATAAGAAAGGTCTTGAATATTACATTGATGATGCAACTGGTATGGCTATGTTAAGACCTAGTACTACTTTACAGACTCCAATTGCTCCTAAGTTCAATATCCAAACTATTGATACATCCAAAGCTGTTATAAATCCTAATACTGGAAAAGTAAGTGGACTTCCTAATATTGGAGGAGCAGCTCCTACGAGAGCTAATCCCTCTAAAACAAGAGGAGCTACATCAGGAGGTGGAATTAGACAAATCTTAGGTAACTTAGACCCAACTGCATTTATCCAAGCTGGAAGAATGATGGGAAATATCTGGAACAATAACAGAGTTGCAAAGAAAACCAAAGAAGGATTAAAACCATTATTACTTGATACTTATGAGACTCCAAGACAAATAGTAGGAGACTTAGCAACAAGACAGGCTTATAATGAAAGAGCAGCAAACTTGGAAAGTCTTGCAGCAAAACCAAGAACATCTGATGCTTCTTTACAATTGGCAGGAGAATTAGCAGCTAATTCACAAGCTAATCAAATGAGAGCAGAGGGAGCTTTAGCTGATAACGATATGATTCGTAGAACTGGTGAAGCAGCTTGGCAAAACAATGCAGAAGCAGTTGCAAGAAGAAATGAAGTTGCTAATAGAAATAGAGCTTCTATGCTAGGAATTGATAAAGCTAAGAAGGATATCGATGCAGCAAGAATGTCTGCAAATTGGACTTCTTTAGAAAACTTTATGAAGGAAAGAGAGTATAAGGCTACTATGGATAGAGACAGACAAAGACAATTTGACCTTAATGTTGGAATGAGTAACATTCAAGCAGGTACAGAAGCTAGACTTAAACCTCTTAGAGATTACTTAGAACAACAGAGTTTAAAAGGGGTTGATATTAGTACTCTTCCGCAATACAAACAATACTCTGACCTTATTGAGAGTCTAGGACGTGAAAATGTTCAAGCACAAAATCAATTATATTCAGATGTATATGGATTAAGAATGCCTAGAGGACGTTGGTCACCCATTATTAGAAAAAGAGGAGGACAATTAACTTATGCTGAACGTTCAAAACTTCAAGCACAAAAAGACACCTTTAAAGCTAAGACTGAAAATGCTAAACTCTTTCAAAAGAATATAGAAAAAACAATAGATACAAATATAAAAATGATTAATAATCTATCATCAGTATCTAAACAACTTATAATTAAGTCAATGACATGAAAGTAGAACCGATAGTAAAGATGCAGAGTGGGGGTGGTATGCCCCCATTCACTTATTATACACCACTTGGGATGCAAGATACTACAAATGTAGGTGCAGCAGAGCAACCTCAAGCTGTACAGCCAAGTACCAAAGAAGAGGGAATCACTGACAAGGATTTACTTAAAATGGTAGATAACATTGATGGATTACCAAGTGACACTAATGAGATAATTAAAAACTTAAGTTGGCTTTATAAACAAGACAATCTATTTAGTAAGGGGAAAATTAATTCTTCTTCAATATCTTCAAGATACCTTCAGGCATTAAGGCAAATTAAAAATGCTAACTTTAATAAAAAAGAATACGATTCTGCATTAGAAACTGTTAAAGCTAATGGGGGATTAAATGAGGTTGCTATTACAACTACTGGAAATGTGGTTGTTCAAGATACAGAGGGAGATATTAAACAAGTATCTACTGATGAGTATTTAAACAATAGAGATAAATACTTTGCTCTTAAAAATTCTGACTTGCTTTATATAAGAGCTCACTCTGATGAAATGGCTAATAAGAATGATATATTTAATACAGTTAGAAATGGTATTGGCATATCAGCTATTAACAAGATAATTCAAGGAGCAATGGGTAAGTTGGGAACTATGTCTATATCTAAAGAAGGGTACTCTTATAAAAAAGAGGGAAATATTATACAAGGTATGGAATATATAAACAACATTGTAAATGAAGGGGCTGACCTTTCAGGTATGGGCTTAGACGGAGTTTACAAAACTGGACTCTTAAATAAGAATCAATATCAAGCTGCAAAAGCTGCAGTTCAATATATTTATGATACATTAGACCCAAATGCTATTACTTTATTAGAGGTTAAATCTGGAAATACAGAGAATCCTAAGAAAGGAGCATTAGACTTAATAACTCAACTAATAGCATCTCAATTAGATACTACTATTGAAACTACTCAAAACTATGAAGAAAAACTTACTGGAACCATTAGTGGTACTGGAGATGGTGGAAGTGGTTCGAGAAATGATTTAAAACAACTCGATGCAATTGTAAATGGTCAATCTACTGTACAGAGAGATTATACTTTGAATCCTCACTCTAATTATCAATATACTACATCAGCCAATTGGTGGGCAGAACCCCAAGATGTTAAAACAGGAGAAGGATTGGGAATGAACACTCTCGATACAATATTGAAGAGTGCAGGTTATGGTTCAGCAGTTTTACAGAACTCTGTTTATTTTGGTGATAATAAAGTAGACCCGACTCAATTTAATAAACTTGTATATGACCCGTCAGAAGGAGTTGCACAAGTATGGCTACCTTATACTAATACACCAAATGGTGGAATTGCTCCCAATCTTGGAATTATTAGCATTATAGAAAAAGTTGAGGATGATTTAAGAAGAAAAGGTAATGTATCTGATGTAGAAAGAAGACAAGCTTATGAAGCAGCAGGAATAGGCCCATTTTGGGATGCCATGCAGAATCCACAGTCTGCTTATGAAAGAGGATTACTAAGACCATTCATAGCAATGACAGGAGTTGCTTCTGATGATGAACAGAGTGGAATAGTAAACGAAAATGAGAGTGTTGATAAACTTAGCAGAGACGAAAGAAAACACTGGAAGGATGCTGCTATGAAAATTATAAATGACCCTGCCAGAAATGGTAATAAGAAAGGAGACTATGACTTCGATTCTTGGTGGGAATGGGAAATATTTGGAAATGTTTCAGATATGTATAGAGGAACTATTTATATGCCAATGTCTGGTGACTATGTAAGTTCAGCAGCTAAAACTGGTAATATTAATCTTCCTAAATCTACATTTGATGCTAACAGGCTAATTAGAGAAGGTCAAATTGCTAATAACAGAAGACCTCTAGTAAAAACAAATTTTGATTAGAATATGGAAAATGTACAACAAAACGATTGGTTTGCAACGATACTATACAATCCAGACAAAGACTTTAAAAACTTTAAAGAAGCTGGATTAGATGCAGCTAATACAGGTTTAAAAGATAGAGAATCATATAAAGATATACAGGCAGTGCAAGACCAATTCAAGGATGCTGAAGGTAATTTTGATGAAAAATTATATAATCAGTTCTATGATAGCGCTGTAAGAACATATAATACTTTTGTACAAGGAAACATTGAAGATACATTCCTTCGTAATATGGTTAAAAGCCCGTTAGATATTTTATCTGACAGAAGTACTCCATCTCAAAAACCTTTGTTTATTGTACAAAAAGTATCTAATCCTACTCTTAAATCACAAGGTATTAACAGCTTATTTGGAGAAGGTAAAGCTCTTAGGTCTTACAGAGAAGCAGCTCAAACTCAAAGAGTTGTAGACTATAAAACTGGAAAAGAGCTTGACTGGACTCCAGACGATGATGATAAGAGTGGATTCTTCGATTTCATGTTTATAGAACCATTAGTAGAAGCTAAGTGGGAAGAAGATGGATATCACAAAGACGAATATGGTAGAGACATCAAGCACTTTGCGGGAGACTATAAACTTAATGCAAATGGTATGCCATATTATGAAACTCTAGGAGATAGAGATGCTGCCAATAAGAGTTTCTTGCACTGGACTGATACATTGACTACTACTGGCTCTAAATGGGATAAATATAATTTCTTAGCTTCTGACGGAATTGATAAGAGCGTGGCAGGAACTACTGCAAAAATGATTGCTACTATTGCCCCATTATTTATTCCTTATGTAGGACAGGCTTATGGTATTGCTACTGCATCTGCATATTTTGGTCAAGCATTGGCAGTATTTGGTAAGACTGTAATTGATGCTATCGGAGATGATACTGCTTCTAAAAAGCCAGGTCTATGGCAGTTCCTTAATAAAATTGACTCTTCAGTTAGAAAGTTTGATTCATCTGTAAGTGACGCAGGAAATCAAGGAATGTTCAATTATGAACAATTTGCAAACTTAGTAACTGATGTAGTAGGTCAACTTTATCAACAAAGAAGTATTGCTAAAATCCCACAATGGATTGGATGGGATGCTAGAAGTGCTAAGAACTCTAAAGCCTTTGTAGAAGCACATAATGCTGATTATTTAAAGAAATATGGAAAAACTCTACGTCAAGCTATTAAAGACGGAGATGTTGCTTCTGACTATACTAAATTAGTAAACAATGATTTACTAAATGCAATTACTGCAAAACAGGGAACTATAAACAGCTTTGCCAAGAATGGTTCTCAATTCTACATGGCTATGACTCAATCTAAAGACATGTATGACACCTTTAAAGAAAATGGGTTTAGTGATGTCACTACTGCCATTGGTATGGGTGCTGCATTATATGGATTTAGTAAGCTGTTTAATTCCTCTCTTGGAGAAGTGGCTCTTAGTGGTTTAGGTCTTGATGATTTAAAACAAGCTAATAAGAGACTTATTAGAGAGTTTACCAAAGAGATGAAACCTCAACTTGAATTAGTTGAAAAAACATCCTCTAACATTACTAACTCCGGAAAAATTAAATGGATTAAAAATCTAGGTGAGAAATTCAAAGGCTTTTATGAAAAACATTTAGTAAATGACCCAGAGGGCTGGATTGCCAATTCTGTTAAGGAATCTATTGAAGAAGTATCAGAAGAAGCATTGCAGGATGTAATATTCGAAAGTAGTAATGTAATTGATTGGACATTTAACAAACTTGGATGGACTCAAAAGGGAGGTAATTATGAGTTTACTCAAAGTAATCCTTTAGAAAGATACTTAATGTCAGCTCTTGGGGGTGCTGTGGGTGGAGCTATCTTCCCTGCCATTACTAAAATGGAAAATATTAAAGATAGAGTTCCTAATATCCAAAAGAATATTCCTGAAAATCTAGCCATAGATATAGCTACTATGATTAGAAATAATGGAGTTCAGAAATCGGTTGATTTATTAAAGAAAAGTATTGATAAGGGAGAAGTAGGTTCTACAACTCTATCCATGACTTTATCTACTAACACAACTGATGACGGGCGAGTTTATTATGAGCCAGCTAAGAAAAGAGAAGATAGCCAAAATAATATTGTAGGTAATATCTTAATTAATTATCTGTATGCGGTAGACTCTGTAATCAACAATGAAGGATATAATCTGAAAGACGATGAAGTTGTTAATAACTCATTAATGAAAGATTTCAGATTAAAACAACTTGCTGATACTGGAGTGGGAGAAGAAATTCTTTATGATTTCCAGAAACAATTACAAGGTCTTATTACAGCAGCTATAGAACTAAAGAGCGCATCAGAAAGTTCAGAAGTGAGCAAAATTAAGCAAAGATATGATGAATTTAAACAGAGAGTAGATGATACTTTATCTGGAAAAAGAGCAGGAGAATATGCTGAAATGATGGCATATAAATTAAATAGAGGATTAATGTCTCCATTTGCCGCTCCTGATATCTATGCTTATTCAAGATATGTAAGAGGTATTAACTACGCTACTGCAACAGAACAGCAAAAGAAAGACCTAGAAGCTGACTACGAGAAATATACTCAATCAGACCAAAAAGAAAAAATAAATCTTGGTTATGAAATATTTAAGAACTTAAAAGCTGAAACAGCTGAACCTATTCTTAGATATAGAGACTCTCAAATATATAAATATAAGTCTCAATTATATGATGTAATATCTAAACTTAATGATTCTCAAAACATTTCTAAACTTAGTGATACAGAAATTGCTGAATATAAGGAAGAAGTAAGAAATGGAAGAAGCGATGACCAAATTATTGCTGATGCCAATCTTAATCCAGAGGAGAATGTATATAGTGCTCAACAGAAAGCAAAAATAGTTGATTCTTATCTTGAAAGAGAAATTTGGAACTCAAATCCAGGAAGTGATAAAAAACATCCAAAGCCTTTTGGTAAAGCATATGTTCAGAATCTAAAAAATATGTTGGAGAATATGAAACAACATATGAGTATAGGTGTAGACCCAATTCTTAATCAGAGAAGAACTGGAGAGTTACAAGTCTTATTTGAATCAATAAACAACATAGTTCAATCTACTGGCTTTATTGATGCAGAGACTAAACAAATGATTGATACAGTTAAACAGAGCTATAATAGGTTTAGTCCTGAAAATTTTGTAAATAGACTTACAATATTCATGGACCCATTTAAGGGATTTACTTTCGAAGACTCTTATTACAACGATGTTCTTACTAGCAATTCTACTTACTTAGGTAAGATAGATGAAGTAGACCCATCCATTGTTGAAGAACTTGGAGATTCAAAGGGAGAGTATGTATTTGAGGACGAAGAAGGATATTATGCCCTAACTCAAAATGAAATGCAGAATGTGTTCATGGATATGTTTACTACAGAGTTTACTGGAGCTAACTCAGAAGAATTGCTTGGAGGAATCCTAACTGATGGAAATATAAATGAAAACTCTTTAAATTCTTCATTTAAAAAGAATCCTGACTTTTCTGTATTTAATAAACAATTACTTGAATATCTAAATTTAGACGCTGACAGAATTGGTTTATTAGGAGAAATTGATAAAATGTCTACTGCTGCTCTACAGGATAATCCTGTATGGGATATGTTGGGAAGACTATCTACTAACCTTATTGGTGAAGATGTATTTAAATTACTAAAGGCAGAAGAAGGAGACTACAAAAGTACAGCTTCTTTGTATGACTACGTAATCAGTAATGAACTTACTAGGGAGCAACTTGAAACCGCAAATACTGCAACTCAAATATTAAGTCACTCTATCATTCCATATCTTACTGGAAATGAAGGAGTATTTAATATGATTGATATTGCCAATCAATATAAGAGAAACATGGGAGCTCAAGAAGATGTTCCTTTAACTCAAGAAGAAGCTCAAACTATTCAAACTGAATTACAGAACATTCAACAAAAGATTGCATGGTTACTTGCAGTTAATGATATGAATAGTGGTAGTAAGACAGTTGATAGTAGTAAAACTATGGGAAGACTAAACAGTATGTTTGCACTTATATTAAGTGGGAATACCGCTGATTCTACTTTATCAAGACTAAAGAATCTAAGCTATACTGATGCTGATGAGAATGAACAAACATTCATTGAAGAAGATTTACTAACTGGCGATGAACTCGTTAAACTACAAGAGATTATCGCTAATGGTAAGAATGATGAAGAATCTCTAAGATTCTCAAATGAGACATTATTAAGAGTTAGTAAGGCTTTATATGATAAATTCTCTGGACTTACATCTGAACAGAAAGAAGAAATTATAGGCAAAATAGCTGGAACTGATATTATTGATTATAATGACTATGGTGCATCTAAATTCAAAAGAAATAGTACATATCAAGACATTAAAGGTATTGACCTTGCTACTTATCTGTTAAGTATTCTGGCAGTTAATCCGGAAGAAATGCAGAGTGTGTTAAGAAAAGCTATTATTAGCAATCCTTCTCATGCTCCGTTCTATAATCAGATGTTTAGTGCCCAAGAAATGTTTGCCTTATATAAGAATCCTGTATTATTCAATAAATTCTTACAGAAAACTTATGAGTTTAAGCCTATTCAAAATAAAGAGTTCTATACAAAGAATACCTTTACTAAGAATATAATTACTGTACTAGGAGGGGCTGGGACAGGTAAATCAACTGGTGTTGCTAAGGTAGCTTACAACATGATAAAGATTGATAACCCTGATGCTACTGTAATGGTATCTGGACCTAAAGCTGACGTAGGAGAAAGACTTGCTGCCACATTAGGAATTGATAAGAGCTATGACAGACTTCAATTATGGCAAGCATTACTTACCGAATCTGGTTGGGAAAAGGTAAAGAAAGCAATTTCCGAATTTAGAAATCCACCAGAAGAAAAGGGAGAAACCCCTTATTTAGTAGACGGAAATCCTGAAATATATAATCAAAACTTCCTAACCGAAGAAGATGTAAATATTGCAGCTTTACCTGATGTATTATTTGTTGATGAGTTTACTCACTTCTCTGGTATAGAAATGCAAATGCTTGCCAGCTTAAGCAAGTTTGTCGACAAGGATATGGTTATTTATGCCCTTGGAGACAATAAGCAAGAAGGAGTAATCAACCCAAGAAATGGAGAAGAACTTGATTTAACTGGAATGTATTTTGGAACTCCTGTACTTACTTCAAGTATTAGAGCCAACAATGTTCATAAAAAAGATAATTTGGATAAAGTATCTTCAATATTGTCTGAACTTATTGATAAAGAACAAGACAGTCAACTTAATGGAACTCAATTAAACATCAAGTCTACAATGAGGGACATTAGAAGTAAGTCTTTATTAAAGTATTATGAGCTTAAAACTGATAAAGAAATAATTCTTCATGGAGATAAGCTAGTAGATGAAAATGAACTAAATGTTGATTATCTACAAGGACTTATTAATAACCTAAAAGAGGGGGAAAGAATTGCCTTAATTACTGATAATGTTCTTTCAGACTTTAGAAAAGATGTATTTCATCAATTTGAGGAAAAATATCCTGGACAAGTAGTAGTAAGAGATTCAAGAGACGTTCAAGGTTCTGAATTTAAATATACTATTGTCGATGTTAACTGGACTGATACAACCAACCAGAATACATTTATTAAAGATTTAAAGTATTTCTATACTTTAATGAGTCGTTCAGCTGATGGTAACTTAATAGTTAAAAAGAACTATAATATGGTTGCTAAATCAGATAGGGCTTCTACAACAAGTACTTCTGAACTTAAGGCTGATGACATTGACGGATATAAGAAATTAATCCTTAGTGTTTTAAAGGATGTTAAGCCAGACACAGAAGAAGTCCCGGTGGCTACAACAGAAGGAGAAGAAGTAGGAGAAACAATTCCAGCTACTCCGGAAGAAGTTCCTGCAACTGACGGTAACACTGGAAAAGAAACATCCAATGAAAATAAAGGACTTTATGACACTTCTAAGGATGAAGAAGCTGCTGCAGAGGTAATGAAAAGGAATGTTTTTGAAGAAAATGATTTACCTAAAGCATTGAAAGAAATAGAGCAAAAAATGGATGAGGAAGCTACTGGTGACCCAAATGCAGATATTAAGGCAAGAACAATGTCCATAGGAAGTTATTATAATCATCTTGCCCTTAATATGAATGAGGATGGAATTATTCAGCCTTATAAATCTACTAATGGAATTGATGAAGATTTATCAGGATTCTCTAACTTAATAAGTGGAAAGACTATTGAGGATATAAGGGATATTAACTTAGAATCTGGACAAGGTATTGATTTACTTTCTTCATTAGCTTATATGAGGTCTTTATTTAAAAGGTCTGCATCTGAATTAAAAGACATAGTAAGAACTAAGTTATCATCTGCTGGTTCTGAACAATATAAGGCCCTTAGACCATTTATTGAATTATACTTTAATGGTAAAACATCAGAAGACAGATTCAGAAGCTTCAAGGCTGCTGTTGCAAAAGGTAACTGGTTAGTTAAATTAACTAAGTACAAACCTGGATATGATAAAGCTTACAATGTAGAAAACCTTAAAGAACTTAAACAAGATGAATTGTTTGGAAGAATAGTATTCCAGTTAAAGACTAAGGACGGATATCTTGATATTACTTTAGGAAGTACTACTGCCATTGATAAAATCATACAAAGTTCTGGCAATACAGAATTTGTAAATATCTTGAATGATAGAGCAACTCTAAACTCTAAAATAGACCAAAAGGGACAAGTATATTTCAGACTTACAGATTTTAAAGCAAAAAAGAAAGGAATTTCTTTTGGTAATAAAATCTTTAAGAATAAGAATTACAACAAGTTAGATATGGTCAGACAGAAGTACAACAGAGGTAAAACTCTTGACCAAACTATGAGAGAGCATCCAGAAATATTGTTCAGTGACATTTATATGGACGGCGCTGTTGAACTTGACGGAAAAGCTAAGAGAGTTGTTAAGGGCTATCCTACAGTCTTTATGAGTGACGACTTATGGAATGTTACTACTTCAGAACTACTCGATAGACACTTACAGAAAATGCAGTATTTAGGAACTGATGAAACTGCACCTTTCTTTGAAGTAACAAAAGGACATTTAAATCTTAGAGGGCTTTCCTTGATTGACTTTATGAAAGAATGGGGAAGACTTGAAGGAGAAGGTGGAGGAAAAATCTATGGTGCTAAAGAGTTCTTTATGCTGGCTAGGCCAGTGGAAGCTGCCAGATTCTTATACAGTATGTTAAGACTTAAAGAAGCAACAGTTCAAGATATTGAGCTTTACAATCAAGGAGTTGAAACCTTTAATAACAATCTACTTCCGTCAGAAGAAGACCTTAAAAAGGATAAGATCGCTGTTGACCCTACTGGTGACGGAATTAGAGTAAGTGAATCTTCTCTTAATGAAGTGAAGGCTAAAATTACTAATATGCTGAATGATTTAAAAAATTCATTCCCTAGCTTGGTAATGGGTAGACTTAAACCAGTCAAAACTACTAAAGCAGCTGGACAAGTTGAGGCTCAAGACAGTAACACCCAATATTCTGTAAAGAATACGTCTTACTATATGCGTATGGCTATTTCTCCGTCAGAACAGTTCGAAATGCTAAGAGATTTCGGAGTTCTTCCAGAGTATGACCCAAGTGGGCCTTCGAATTATATTGTAAAGACTTTGCAGAATTTATCTAAGACTAATTCTAACTTAACAACTTTATTGGAGAAATTAGTAAATCCAGATGATGATATTTACAGTTCTCCAGATATAGACCCACAAATAACTAAAAATGCTGAATCAAAGAACCGTGCAATTCAAACCTTTTTAAGGATTCAACAATCTATACAAGGATATGAAGCACCTTCAACAGCTGCGATGCTCCCATTAATTAAAAGAGGAGTTATGGCTGGATTCACAGCAAGTACTAACGTTATTCGTCACTTATTCTACAATACTATATCGGAGTATGGCCCAGGTGATTTTGCCACATTTAAGCAAGCTATCGACTATGGAAATCTATACAAATACGGAGTATGGACTAACGGTATAGATACTGCAAGAAATGATAATGTACAATTTGGATACTATATATCTGCTTTAGGTCAGCAACAAGTATACTTCGATGGACCTATCCAGACTCCAAATTATTATATTAATTACGATGCATTAGAAACCGACCAAGAATTTGAAGTAAATCAACCTACTCAAGTTGTACCGGTACAAGGTCCGCCAGTTGTAGAAGAGGCTCCTGTAGTAGAACAAATTAGTGATAAAATGAAGTTACTTAATGCACAACAAGATTTGATTGCAAATATTTTGAGTTCTGTGGAAAATAATGTAACTTTGCAAAAGGATGAAATTAAAAGGATGCTAGAGACAATAGACATTACTAAGTTCAACTTAAATGGTGAAACTGTTGAGGATAGAATCCAATCATTCAATGCCCAATATATAAGTAAGGTACGTGATAAATTAGCAAGTCTGCCAAGGAGACTCTATACGAACAGCAGTGATGTTGCGACAATAACTCCTGAATATCTTATTGATAAAAACAATAATATTATTCCAGACCCTAATGCAATTGTTTCGTTTGCTGAACATATAAATGAAAATGAGTTACTGAAAAATACAGAAATAAATACTGTAACCCTTGAAGATAGTGATATAAAACTAAATGCAGAAGAACAAACCTTTACTGTAAGAGTAAATGGAAATGATTATGTATTTGGATTTGAGGAAAATGAAGCTATTCTAAAGGATATACATCCTTTACCTCAAGATGAAAATCCTCAAATTAAGTTCGTAGAAGAATTTAACAAGGGAGTACAATCACTAATATCTTCTTTAGGTAAGAATGAGGATATCACTAAAATGACTAAAGTACAACTAATGAAATACAACAAAGGAAAAGCAGTGGCTGAATTATTATCTACATTAGATATTAATGCGATAGCTAGTGAATTATTTGACCCTGATACTTTTGTTTTTGAGGTGGTTGACAAGTATCTTCCAGCAGATGGTGATGCTTCTGCTAAAGAAGGAGTAAGGAATAAAATACAATCTGTTAGAGATTCACTTATAAAGAATAACGAAGGAAAACCAAATTGTTAAAATGATTAAATGTAGAGTTGTTCCAGAAATAACGGAAATCGGTGCTGCCTACGATGCGGCTATCGAAAACTTTCCGGACAATTTAGAACCAGATTCAGTTGAAGGTAGGAGAGAGGTAATCTCTTCTGCCTTAAACTATTTAAAAGATAATGGGATAGTCCCATCACAACAAAGTCTAGGTCTAATTCAAAATGAATTGATTAGATACGATAGAGATGGTTATGAAGGTATATTCGGCTTTGCCACAAATGAAAAAGAAACTAGAGACTTAATAGAACAAAACTGGGATATTGTATCAATAGATGAAGATGCTAAGAATATAGCACCAGAAGCTAACGATTTCCCACAAGCTCCTATTCCCTCTATTAGTGAAGGATTGGATTCTATATTTGATAATATCAACGACCAATCGAGATTTGTTAGACATTTCCAAAATGAATTAACAAGATTTGCCTTCGTAAATTATAATCTTAATAAACTTATATCTACTAATAGAGATTTAAATGATTCTATTAGAATGTATAAGAATCAAATCTTCCAAGAACTTGCAAAGGAAATAGGAAGCCCTGTTACTCAAATGTATGCAGGAAGAGAGTTTCAGTTAGAAGCCTATAACAATCTTATTAAAGATGCAAGAATATATTTCTTCGAAGATGTGAAAGACGGAGTGTTTGTATCAACTGACCAAGATAGAATCAATGCATATAATAAATATGTAATACTTACTAATTTTGATGGATTCTTATTACGTTATAGTAAGAATATCATTCAAGTAGCAAGAGGATTCGTGGGAGGACATATAGACCCTAAAGCTGGATATAAGTACACCTTTAACTTAGGAAAGCATATCAAACAGGATTATAATAATGAACTTCAAGATATTAATGAACACGTTAATGGAGCTGTTCAAATGTTTGTTAATTCCATACCTATGGTAGATGAACATAATAATCCTACAGGACAATATGTTGAATTTAAGACATTCAACTCTCTTACTAGAATCTTTAGAAATATCTCTGAAAATAACCCAGGCATTACTAGAGAAATAAGAAATAACCCAAGAGAAGCCATTAAAGAAATTATCAATATTGCATATAATAATAGTAAAACATACTTCAAAGGAAATGATGCAACATTATATCCTACCTTTAGAAGTGTGAGACGTGCTGTATTTGATATAACAAATCCTTCTAGCTTAGCTTCTTTAGAAAGTAGTATAACTAGTCCAGACCAGATGAACTTATTCTCAATGATATTAAATCATATTAATAAGACATCTCCTGTAAGTTATCTGCAATACAAGTATAATCCAGATACAGGTAAATATGTTGTAAGTTACTTGGATAGTGAGTCAATTTCTCAAAAGAGAACTGACTTAGAAAAACACTTAATGATTCAGAGTACTTATGATAATTTCTCTGACATCTTTTCTAAACACTCAATTAATCCAGTTGAAGATGCTGACGGAGTTGTAAGTAATATTACCTTTAATATTGGAGGAGCACATTACAATTACAACTTATCAAATAAAGCTCTTACTAAGAATGGGATTGTTGTTCAAGATTATTTGTCTGAATTACTAAGTAATAGAAGTGGTTGGGGACAATTCTTCTCCGATGTTATGAGAAAGCCCATCGATGCAACATTTATTGAAACAGCAACAGAGGTTAACGATTCAGAAGACTTAAAAGGATTCCTAAATGTAGCTATGGCTACTGTTATTAACGCTGATGCTAAAGATGCTGCAATTAAGGCAGGAGAAACTTTAAAGGATGTTATTTCTACTAGGTATTCGAGAATAATTCCAGAAGATAGTAAAGCTACAACATATTATGATAGAAGACTTGATTCTTTAAGAATTGGTGGTATACTTGATGGACTTAGAGGACTAATTGCATTAAGTAGAACTATTGCAGCAAACAATAGAGATACTACTAAGAGTTATGTAAAAAATGCTGATGGGAACAGCCTCCCAAAGTATCGTTTGACTAGTGCTGGTAATGATGACTCTTATATCTTAAACGATATTAGGAGCATAGCCAATTTCAATCCCAGAAATCCAATGAATAGTAACTTATTTATTAGTACTGATGGACTATTAACAGGAACAGCCTTAAAGACTGACTTTACTAATTCAGAAGGAACGTCAAAGAATATATTTAAAATGCAAGCTAATGAGCTTCTATATTCTCAATTTGTATTTGATTATTTACAAACAAGAGACAAGAACTCAGCTAATAGACAATCAAATGAACTTGCAGGCATTGTTGCAATTCAGCCAACTACTTATTCAGATAAATCAAATATTTGGGTAAAGTTAGTGGATTTGTATAAGACATTGTCTTTCAAAGATATGTATGGAAACAATCTATTCGAAGGTAAATCTTTATCTGATTTAACAGTTAATGAACTTAATCAGCTAAGATTTTCTACATTACATGGAATGTTTCAAGGTCTATCTAATCAACTTGTAAATGACTATAAGATGTTATTTGCGGCAGTTGACGGAGTATATGTTAATGAACTTGGGGAATTTGATGAAACAGACTACAAGCAAATGAGTCCAGCTCTTAAAGCCTTAGTTGAGAAACAGACTCAATATATAGGTGATGAAGGAAGTTATGAATATTATGGATATAAAGAAGGATTAACTGTTGAGGATTTCATTCCAATGTTATCTAAACTTGATACTGATACAATCCATAATGCAATATATATGCTCCAATCAATGGGGCAGGATATAACTATTCTTCCAGAAGTTCACTACATCCAGACTAAAAAAGGACTTGCATTTAATACAACATTGCTTGAAAATATAAAGAGTTATTCTCTGAGAGACAAGAGCAACCAATCTACTTTAGACAACATTAGTGATAGTTATTGGACTAAGAAAAAAGAAGAGGATAAATTATATGCCCTAACTTTAAAAATGAGTGATGTGAGATTCGACCTATATGATGAATTTGGCAAAGAGGTTACTACTCTTACTGAAAACATTAATAGAGAAGCTTCTCAAAAGGACTTCGTTGATAGACTTACTCTTAAAGCTAAACAGGAACTATACAATAAGTTGCATATAGAATCTGATGAAAATGCAACATACGAAAATATTTGGATTAACAATAGAACTCAAAGACTAAATAATTACTACATTCTTAAAAAGAACGGAAGTAAATACGATATAGTTGATGATATAGATTTTATGAAAGTTGCAGGTAATACAGACTATGAAGTAGTACTTAACCCTGACTTAGACCTTTATAAGTCCATTGACAATTTAGTTAGTGACAACTACAATGCAGCAACTATTGGACTTCCATTTTTGCATCCTGCTAAGAAAGCAGCAGTTGCAAATGATGCTCCGCTCATTGATAAAATCAATGAAGAAGCAGCAAGAACAACGGCTATGTATAAGAGAGGTGTAGTAGTTGGAGCTACAATTCATCCATTCATCAAAGGTAAGATTACTGGTATTCCGGATACTTACAAACTTGCAATAATTGAAGACTTAAAAACTCCAGTATTCAATGTACAGGGAGATGATGATGGAGCTACACAATTTGACGGTGGTATCTTCCTAAATCCTATGATTGCAAGATACGAGCAAAACTCTCTTGAAGAAATTGAAATGAGTCCTATCCATAGAAAACCGCTTGGATATTTCTCTCTTTCAAATTATCTATCTTCTGGATTGTTAAAATGTGCTACCTTCGCTGTTACTAATGAGTATCTAAGAGCAGCACAGACTGGTGATGTTATAGGTAACTCCTTATTAAAACAAATGCTTGATGTTCAATGGGATATTCCAAATCTTGATATTACAGTTGATAGAAACGGAAGAAAAATCTCTTACAATGGACAAATGTATAGAGACATCAATACTCTTAAATATTGGAGCATTAATAATATTGAGAAGCTTAACAAGATAGGTTATGATGAAAATGGCAACCTTGACAATACATATGAAATTACTAGAACTCAAATTGATAAGAATGGACAAGCTCTAAAAAGAGATGGTTCTATCATTACTGAAAAAATCAGGGTTAGAATTGATACTAACTATGATTTATGGATGGCTTTAGGTGGAGAGTTCTCCGTATCAAGAGACGGTAAGACTTTAAAAGAGAGTGAATCTTCATTGGATAAACTGACAGAAGTAGGAAACCAAGTAGCTTTCAATAGAAACAACATTGATGATATCCCTCTTATTCAAGAAGCTAGACGTCATGGAGCTAGAATAGATATTTATCCAACTGGTTTTGATGAAGATGTATCTCAAAATACATACTATCAACCAATGAAATTCTCTGGTATTGCTTACCTTGCTACTGCTGGTGCAGTTAAAAATGGTATGGCTAATGTAAATCCAGGAAGATTGTTTAAGAACGGATATAATCCAAATATACAGGCTCTTGAGGATTCTGATAGAATAATCTACGGACATCCTGCTATTGGTAAAACTTATGCAAAAGCAAGACATGATTCATTCTTATCATTTGACGACGATTATGGTAATGCTATTAGGAACTTTGTTGACAAAAGACTTAAGGAAGGACAAACTCGTCAAGACTATAAGAGAGAATCCCCGGAGGAATATAGACAGTTCTTACTTGGACTTTATGAAACTGCCAAGGCTAAAGCTAATGATGAAGGAAAAAGATTATTCTTCTCTGATTCAATCTTATTACAGGCTTTAGATGAAACTGGAAGACTTGAAGAGGTAGACAAAGCTCTTTCTATGAACCCTGATGAATTTGTAGAGAGAAGTAGAAATAGAGGAGAAATGGATGATGCAAATACAAGGGATTGGAAAAATACTATTGATTTGTATCTTAATAAAATTTCTGACAGAATAGTTAATGTAGGAAGAAATTATTTACTCGACATTCTTGACAATACTAGAAAGAAACATCAACGTTCTCAACTTACATATATCAATATCAAGCCAGACTTTATTGGAATCCAGCTAAATGCTGAACACAGTGTTGATGAAGCTGAAGTATCTGAAATGACACAGGTAATTTCTGCACTTGAACAAATGAGTACAAGTCATGGAATGGCTAATCAAGTGTATGAAGATATCGGTAGAGTAATTGCAAGAGGTCTGCAAGAATATAACTTCGATGCGAACAGTGAAGAGGATAAAACTAGAGTATATAAAATCTTAGGTAGAGACTTATTAAGAACATTCTCAACCGGAGATAAGGACAGACTAGGACTTGCAGGAGCTTATATGGAATTAGTAAAGAAAGACATTCTTAGTGATAAGTCTTTACAGGATATGGCATATAAGATTCCGTTTGACGATAATAATATCTTTGGTGTATTTACCAATGGATTTACTAACGGAATTAATAGAGACATTATTAAACGTAAGTATGCTGGACTTCAAGCTATTTTGAATCCTTCTCACGATGTTGTTACAGTATATGACGGCCCAGATGGTGGAGTTCTTAAATATTCTGATATTCTTGGAAGAGTTAATACTCCCGCTGAAAGAGACGCTATCTTTAGAAAAATGGATACTGAAGTGGAAATTGGAGAAATCAGAGCTGGTGACTGGATTTCAATACAAGGTGGAGAACCTGTTAAAGTTCTTAACTATCGTAGTAAAGTTCCAGGAACTATAGGTATTATAGACCTAAAGGACATGAGACTTAATGGGATTTTATCTGTAAAACGTCTTGGTTCTAAAGGTAGAAACTTACGTTCTGCAAACCATGTTATTAAATTAATTGATGGAAGTTCTTCTAACGGATTTACTACATTTGATGCTTATGACTTAGACACTTCAAGACTTTCTTGGGATTTAAAAGAAAAGAACTGGGTAGATAATGTAAAGAACAACCCAATGCAGTTACAAGCTTGGAATGAAATAGTTCAGAGAATCTATGATAAATATGGAAGAACCATTACTTTTAATACAGATAAAGGAGAAATTAACGGATATTTAAGAGATTTAATCACTGATGATTTAGCTGAAATAGCACAGGGAAGGTATAGAATCCCAGTAGCTTATAGAAGCGGAGAAAATATCTTTGCACAGGTTGCAGAAGATAGATTTGATGCTAATGAACTTGCTATTGGTAAGAATACTGCTTCCAAGTTTGGATTAAAGATTGGTGACTCTTTAAGTGAAATTGAAGCAACTGGACCTTTATTCTTTGAAAGAAGACAAAGAGAAATCTTAAATACTGATATAGGCAGCAACAATTATGACATGTACTTTGTTAAAAACAATAAACAACATTTACATGTTATGTTAAGCAACAATCCTGCATCTAAAGCCAGAATTGATTCCTTAATAAAGGATGGAATTATGGTTGAAGATAAAGGAGTTGAAAAGACAACAGTCAATGGTAAAAACTATGTGATAGTAGACGGGCAAATAGGTTATAGAATTGATGATGATTCTAAGTTCTATAATTACATTACGTCTGCAGGAGAAAGTAGACAAGTCCTAGTTACATCTGATGTAGACACTTTAAGAGGAATTGATAAGTCTAAATTATATAGCAATGCTGTATATAAGTATAGCTCTGGAAACATTGCAACTTTATTCCCATTACAAATAAACTCAATGTTTACTTCTTTAGAAGATAAAGCCATACTAGAAGAATGGTATGATGCTCTTAAAGAAGCAGAAACTGAACAGGATAAGTACGATATTGCAAATGAAGTGAATGAGCAAACAGCTTTAAATCTTGAAAGAAGAATTAAGAAATCTGCACAAGACACTTTCACTTCCTGGCAAGAAGCTCTAAAGTTCATTGTGGCTCGTATTCCTTCGCAGTCTATGCAGTCATTTATGAACATGAAAGTAGCAATGTTTACTGAATCAGAAACAAATATTTGTTATGTCCCAGTAGAACAGATTTGGTATCAAGGTTCCGACTTCGATATTGATAAAGCTTTTATGTTGGGAGCTAGTATCTCTAATCAAGGTATTTATTATAATTGGAGTCCGCTATTTAACTTTAATAGTCAGGAATTACTTTCTATATCTCATGATTTACCATTCCCTACTGGATATAAATATTTCTTAGATAATGAAGTAGGATTCCCTCTTGAAGGTGATTATTCGAACTTATTTGGTAAAACTTATGATGAAATTACACACGACCCTATATTATTTAGGAGTTTAGTAAATCTAATAAGAGAAGTTAGTAAATTCCCTCCGAGTGGAAATGCTAATATGGTTAAAATTGCAGGTCTTAATGAAGAATTAATTGACCTAATAGGAATCCATAATGAGTATGAACTTGGGGAAGCTGATTATCAAGAAGCAATTAAGAATAAAGTATTTAATGCTTTATGGAGAATTGGAGCTGATGTTAAGAACGTAGTTTCTGCAACATCTCCTATCTCAATGGGTCCTGCTCAAGATGCTGCTGCTGCTTCCACATCTGGACAGTTCAGTAAGCTAGTATCTAATGAAAATCCGGGAGCTAGAGTAATTCTACAATACCAGAACTCTATTGGTAAAGACGGTATTGGTGTATATGCTACTGGTATTAAAGTATTCTCTATCTTACTTAACTACTATAATGAAAAATTAAGTAAAGCAACAGAAGATAATCTAAATAGATATACCTTTTATAATGAGAATAGTGAAAACAAGGGAACAATAGAAGTATATGACAATGAAGGTAATAAACATATTATTCAACAGAGCCCTACACTTCCTAATGTTAAAGTAGACCCAACAACTAATCCTGCATTATTAAGTCTTGCAGAAGCAATAATCAAGAGAGGATTCCAAGAAGACGTATTCTTAACTGACTCTGTGCTTCTATCTGCTGCTACCGATAATGCTAAAGAACTTATTCTTGAAAAGATTAATGCTGGTCCAGACCTTGCATCTGTTTACATTTATTTATTTGCGACTGGAGTAGACTTTAAAACAGCTTCTGACTTTATGACAACAAGAGCTGTAACAATGGCTCAAAATAAAGCCAAGACCGATATTCTATATATAAATGGTAAGAAAAATAATCTGGATAAGGCTGTTAGATATTATACTGAACTAGCTGACCCAGATAATTATATACCGCAGATTTACCAACAATCTATAATTGATTGGGGTAATGACACACTGGCTAAGTTATCTAATGACCCAGAGATTGGAGCTGAACTTAAGGAAATTATGAAATCTGAAACTAAGTTCTATAACATTCTTAATAAGATAACTAATCAGAAAATCTTAGATGCAATTCTTGATTATGCTTATAATAGCAATAGTCCACTTAAAATATTTAAGAAAGAATTAGCTAAGAAGAAAACAAGAGCTGAAATGGAGCTTGAATGGGAAGGAGCTTTAGACTCTGAAGAAGATTGGATGCAAGCTGAAGATTCTGAAGATTTTAGAATTTACAATACTGGAGACAATAAATCTGAACAACTTAGATATATATTCTCAAGGTATATAGACGAGTTGAAGAGAAGAAGAGACGAACTTAATACTCTTACCGATGGAGACTTACATAACATGAAAGTTTTATTAGAACTTAAACAGAAGTCAGATGAGCTTACTAGACTTGGAAGACTTGGAAGTTTAAATCAAGGTATTAAGACTAAGTTAATGGATAAAATTAAATACATCAACCAAATTGAGAGCTTTATTAATAGGAAGTTTACAACCTTTAATAAAACTAACGAACTCAATCCAGAAGATGAAGGATATTTAACTCCTAACTTTAACTTAATAGAGTTTATTCAGAATCCAGAGTATAAACAGCAAATGATTGATGCTTATGAACAAGCTAAAGATACATTCAATATTCTAGACATTATCACATCTGTCCCTCACTTTAACGAAATGTTAAATGCTATGGCAGTAGATGATAAACTTTTAGGATTCTATGCTTCTAAATATACTCTTACTAAGAATCTAGCAATGTCCGCATTACATGCAAAAGCTATTACGCAACTTACTCCTAAGGATATGAGTGAAATAAACAGATTTGTAAGCGATGTAACCATAGTTAAATTCTTAAAGACAGAGCTTGCTAATAAAATCTCGTTAGCTCCAGGAAGTAAGATGTACAATAGCTTAGGAGCTGTTGTTCCTGTTGCATCTTCTGGAAAGATTATTGATTTCGCTAATGTATTTGATAGAGCAACATTTAAGATGTGGTTTGAACAAGAATTTATTCCGAACATGAAAGCAATGAATCCTAAGAATAAATTCATTCAGGCATTAACAAGTACATACTTTAAAAATAATTTCCAAGATTATAATTTCTTATATAAACTTCCTATTGATTTAGGAAACCTTGAACAAGAATCAAATGAGATTGCTTATTCTAACTACTTAAAAGCATTTGATGAAATTAAGTACACTAGACCTCTTCCAGATGTTAATATGACTACTGGAGACTTATTCTTCCTATACAACCTACTGGTTAGTAAAAATGCTTTCGGAGACAATACTCTTACTAAGATATTTGAAAACTCTCTAAGTATGAAAACGAAGAATGATGAAGTTGAGGTTAAGAATAGCCTACTTCTTAAATTTATGGACTTTGAAGCAAAACAGAATCCTAATCTTAATGAAGGAACTAACGGTCTTGTTGAAGGAGAAGATTATAAACTTGACGATTTATATGTAAGACTGATTAAATATAATGAACCAAACGGAACTAGATTTACAAAAGAGTTTGATAATGATGCTGGAAAGATTGTAATCAAAGAAAGTAACTATGGAGAAAAAAATACATTAGATTTGTTCACTGATAACAATACAATGTTACTTCCGTTCTTAACTAAAGGATTTACAAGACTTGCAACAGAAACTAAGAACGATTTAATATCTAAGTTAGTAAACCTAATTTCAAACAATAAAGCTGAAATAAAATTAACTTGCGATGAGTAATTGTATTCAATTTACCATTGGAGATAAGATATATAAGTTTAGGGATGTAGACCTGCAAAGGTCTGCAACTCTAGACGATATTATCTCTGCAATTGCAGAAGACCCTAACTATGCTAGTCAATTAGAAGATTTAAACATTGACTTAAGTAATAGGGGGATAGAATCTATATCTTCAACCAAAGAAATACCAAACGATATAACAGATAGAAATACATATATAGCTGAAAACTTAATGGGAAATCTTAATCACTATGCATTAAGTCAAATTTATAAAAGAGTTGGAGTTCCTAATTCAGAGTTCTTCACTGCCTTTAAAGACATAATGGATAGAGGTAAAGGAAATAGATTGAGTTTTCTAGTAACTAATTCTCCTACTCAAACGTTTCTTGGTAATTCGAGAGACTTAGTTGTAATTAATAAAAATGATTTATACAATCAGCCAAAACTATTGGGAGCATTAAGTTATGTCTATTCTCATTCCCAGTTACTTGACAATCAATCAGCCATATATAAAATAGTAGAAGATGCTTATTCTAAAATATTAGAATCTCCTACTGGATTAAGAGAAGAATTATTAAAGATTCCTGATAAGTATGCTGCTTTACGTAGATTGTTGTACTACACACAATCTGATATGTATGATACAAATCCTGATATTGCCAGTTTAAAAATGACAATTGGCAATCATTTATTTGCAGAGGTAACTCGTAACATAATGAGAAATAAGGATAGAGAGTTCTTTAATAATCTTAAACTTAATCCTGTACAATATAAGGCCTTAGAAAACTTAATCGTAAACGAAGAGCTTCCAAACACAATAAATTTCGGAGATTATTCAGTCTCTGTATCTGAACTTAATAAGTTTAGACTTGATTATATAGAAGCAGAAAGAAACCCTAAAGATGATACTCCAGAAATTGATGATGATAGTCTATTACTAAGACTTGCATCTTTAAATCCTAATGGGGCTTTTGATGCTAATATGCTTCCTGCCAATAAAGAACAAAGGCTAATGCTTTTATCTAATCCAATTGCTGCATTCGTGTTTGATACAGCTAATTTCAATAAGGTTAGTAAATATGTAAATAAATTTGAACAGGAGGTTGATTCAGCTATTGCTCCAGAAGAAAGGGCTGAACTTATTCAAAATAGACTTCAGAATGTTTATACGTCCTTCGGAAAAGGAAGATTAGATGTTAACGGATATATCTTAGACCTTATTCAAGAAGCATCTACGAACAAACTTGACTTTAAAAATGCAGAAGATATTAAAGGATTCAATACTATGTTCTATCCTAATACAAGAGTAAATATGGATGAATCACTAACATCTAAGCCTAGCAGACTCTTGAGATTCAATCACTCTCAATCACTTTCTAAGTTCTCTGAAAATGCTTATAAAGTAGTATTTAATCCAAAGGTTAAATATGTAAATGTGATAGGAGGTTCTAACTCTCGTATTGAAATTAATCCAGATTTTAATCTGGAAGTTACAGACGATTTCCAAGAAAAAATCAATGCCCTTGAAGAAGCTGCCACTAAGATTAATAATAGCCCAACTAAGAGAAGAACCCTATCAGTTAAATATGATTCTAAGTTTGATTACTCTTTAGAGGAAGGGAGTGCAAATATTAATAAAGCAATCAATTCATTTAGGAGTGTAATCAAGTACTTGCAAGAAGCAGTGGATAACAATAGAACTTTCTACTATTTAAATACTGATGGTATAGGACAGTTCTCTCAAGCAATGGTAGTTAATGCTGACCAATTAAGTATTACCCCTGTTGTATTTGACGAACTTAGTCAATGGGTTTACAGTAATGTAAAATCTCCAGATAAAGCAGAATGGATACGTACATTTACATCTTTAATGAACGCAGCTGAATATACTGACAGTGCTTTATTTAAGTTCTATGATTCCCAGTCATTTAAAGAGAGAGCATTTAGTTCTAAAAGAGTAGACTCTTCTGGCAAATTATGGGAAAACCTAAATGCAAGACTTACAAAACTAGAAGAAGAAAGAGGACCTCTAGCCCAGTTCGACATGCTTAAAGAAGGAGTAATATCTATGATTCCTATCTTACCGCAGGGATATAACTATGCTCTTACAAGAAAAGAAGAGGGGGACATCTTTAAGTTAAAAAATGAAAAGGATAGAGACCAATTTATTAATGTTGAAGTACAAAGAAAAATAGCTCTCACATATAGAAAGGCTGGAGGAAGAAATATATCATCTCCGAGTGAACTGATGGTGGGAGATGTTATAAGAATAAATCCAAACGACACATATCAAGCGGTTGTTCTTGAAAATAGACCAGAAGGTAAATTCTGTGCTTGGTTTACATCTAACCAAATTCACTCTGCTGTTCTTACTAATGAGGATTTAAAGAATGTGGTAAGAACCCAATATACAGCAGAGAATAGACAAATTGGGCCAGATGTAAAAGCCTTCTATACTAATGTCGGAGTCTTTAGAATGGCTGATGATGCTGTTGACTTTAAATGGGTAAATAATGAATCATCTCTTCCAATTCTACATCAAATATTCGCTGATGAAATAACTGATATATCAGAAGCTACTGGATTTACAGAGGACTTTATTAAAAGAAATTATTTAAACACTGTAAAGAGATTTCAAGTGGCAATGTTTATGGAACTTACTCCAACAACTGAAGAAATTACTTCTACTCCAAATGTAGAGATTCTATCTGATAATCTGTCTACTCCAGAGTTTGTAGAGGATTTAGTATCATCTTTGGCAAAAAGCGGAGTACAAGTTACTTCATATAGAAAAGAAGAATTAAAAGAAAAGTTCCCTCAACTCGATAATGTTAAGGCATTTATCTATGATGGGGAAGTAATAGTAAATTCTGATTTAATGACCGATGATACTTTACTTCATGAGTTATCTCACTTATTCTTAGCTGATTTAAAAAGCAGAAATTATGATAAGTATGTTGATTTAGTAAGAGGAATGGAAGGTTCTGATGCTTACGATACTATTAATAATAGTAAAGCATACGATGAACTTACATATAATGATAAACTTGAAGAAGCCTTAGTACATGAATTTTCTCAATATTTTACCAGAGTATTGAAGGATTATAGAGGACGTGATTTAAAACTGGATGAAATAGAGTGGGACGGAATAATTAGTGATGTCTTAAATATTGATGTAAGTGAGTTCTACGATGATAACATATATACTTTAATGAAGAAAACTCTATCTGAAATACATAGTAATTATGCAGTTCAGAAAACCTTGTTTAACAAGTCTAATGCTCAGAAAATGGTAAAACTTAGTAACATTAAATCTTCTTTAATGAAGAATCTAAGCTCTACTGATGGATATGGATTAATTGAAATTTGCGAATAAAATGGCGTGTAAATATACTTTAAAAATAAATAGTACTGGAAAGGTTCTTACATTTAACTCCGAAAAAGAACTTGACAACTACCTACTATCTAACTACACTGAATTTGAAGGTATGGTCGACCATACCTTTAGATTTAGTAAAGACTACATAACTATGTTAGATACAGAACAGGTAAAATCTCAAGATAAACTAGATAAAGATAGGAAACTTGCCTATGAAAAAGCTAAAGCAAGAAATGCTAAAAATGACGATACAATAGTAGTCAGAGGGCAAGGTGAAATGACTGATGTCATTGAAAATGAGGAAACATATTCTGACGGATTTATATCAGTTCTGAAATTTTTATCACGTCAAAGAGGCACCAATGCGCCTCTTATTAACGCTTTCAGTAGGGAAGGGTACAAGAGGAACACCCGTATAGATAGGTCTCAAGGAAAGCCTGAGGATGTCTCTCCAGAAGAGTGGCTAAAACAAATAGATTCTTCAATTGACCAAGACTTTGAATATTGGGATTATTTACAAGAAATCGGACGAGGATTCCACTTAGTAATGGATACAGTTATAAATTCCAACTTTGACATATCTGCTGATATGGTTGACTCTGTTATTAGCAAGAAGTTTGAGAGAGACTTTTTAGGGGGAAAGAATTTAAGTACTCTAAATGGTGTATCCACTGGAGCATTAATGGACTTTATAAAAGGAATTACAGCCCTTAAGAAGAATATTATCCTAAACAGTGGTAGAGGTAGAAAATTCAAGAAATTCTATACAGAATATGTAGTAGACCACGATGGTGGGCCTGATGCAAAACTTAGAGGTAAGATTGACTTACTCGCAGTTTTTGAAGATAATGAAGGAAACCAGAGTGTTGAAATATATGACTTGAAACTTGCTACAAAACCACAAGATAGATGGGATGCTGATAAGAAAAATGCAATCCAATATCAGTTAGGATTTTATAAAAGAATGTTACAAGCTAAAGGCATAGCTGCAAGAAATATCTCTACTAAAATTATTCCTGTACTTATTGAGGGAGATAAAATCTTACATAGAGTTGATAAGCTATCTGTTGGAGAACCAGAAGTTTATCTTCCTAATATTGGACAAAAAGCTAATATTGACGAAATAATTAAAATACCTATTGGTATAGAAAATTTATCTAATCCATTAGAAAATACAGTGTCAGAAAGAATGAGTAAGTTCTTCCCAATGAGTAAAATCAATCCTACTGATATTGTAGACTTTGATATGTTATTTGCTTCTCAAGTACATATTGATAAAAATACTGGAGAGTACTGGTTTAGAGATGTTACTAAATCAACTAATGAAAAGGGAGAAATAAGAAGAGCTACTAAAGAAGAAGCGGAAGCTGCATTTGAGGACTATCTAGTAAGAAAACTAGAGCATGATAACGATGTAACTCTCGCTATTACTAACAATCTTAAATATAATCTTGATAAGGTAAATGGCTTTGGAGGAAAGAACTTTAATCCTACAAGGACAGGTTTACAGATTGTTCCAGCTAATACATACGAACCTAAGCTTGGATTGTTTGAAGCAAACTTATCCAAATACAAAAATGAGCCAGGATGGAACATAATTAGTAATGATGCTCTTACTAATATGAATGTTATTCTTCTTATTAATGAGACAAGAAAAGAAATGGATTTAATTTCTATTGCTTCTCATGACCTTAATAGTACTATTAATCTAGGTAAGGGTAATAATATTTTTGGAAGGTTTAAATCTGATAGAGAAGTGGAACTCGATAAACAAGTAATTAAAGCCACAGTCGGCAATGTGGAACTTATGAAACTGCTTTCTATTGCCAATGCTTTTCAAGAAACCGATTTGGGTTCTTATACTATCGGGGAAATGAAGGTAGTTAATATTGGCAAGAGTGAATATCTTTCTTCCTATTTAAATCAAGAAAAAATAAATCATGCCTTCAATACTTTATCTGAATTATCTGGACAAAGTAAAGGAAACACATTGAAGTTTACTGATGAGTTTGATATAGCATGGAGAACCTTTAATAATATTATGAACTATGGAACCTATGAAAATAGAGATAGACTTGATAAAATTGCTAAAACGTTATCAATAGATGGAGATATTACATCATTTGATAAACAAGCGAAGATGGACATCCTTACAAGAATGTTCAAGGAACTTCAAGCTAGATATTTCTCTACTAATGCATCTGCTGATATTTCTAATCCTATTGCATATTTATTTTTACAAGTATCTAATGCTTTGGCTAAATATGGAAACACTACCATTGATATCTATAATGAAGAACTTTGGGCAAAGAACTTTGGTAATCTGGCAGAGCAGTGGAAAAGGGGAGAATTATTTAATGGTACTTACTTAAATACTATTGATACAATCCCAATTGTAAAATCAGTTGCTCATAGATTGGCAGAAACCAACAGAAATATCACTAATTTATATGGTAATTATAAGAACAAAGATAGGGCTATAACCAATAAGTTCTATCAGGAATCTGGACAAGGTTTCGTAGGGAAGACCATTATCAATGATTCAACAATTCGTTTTAAAAGATTACTTGACCAATCTGATTCTGGAAAGAGAAAGTTTATGGTTAAGAATCCGTATGATATGTCTACTGATTTAAATCCAGCAGAAAGAAACTATTTAAAATATTGGCTAGAGGATTTAAATAATAGAAGATATCCAGGACAGGATAGAGCAGAAGTTGGAGAAAGATACTTTGAAATACCTTTATTAAGAGGTTCCTCATTTTCTAAAATAACTAATGGTAAGAATCCTCTAGTTACTTATAAAGAAGATGGTTCTTTAGAAATGGTAAATCCAAGAATGACTACGACAGCTCAAGAAGAATATTTATCTACAGATGCTCTAAAGAATCTTGTAGAGATGTATAACGTATTCGATATTTCTAATTCAGTAGGAGGAAGAGAAAGACTTCTTTCCGATACTAATGGTAAACCTGAACAAACATACGAAACTAACCTTGAACACATTAAGGATATGTATGTGTTCTCCGATATTAGAAAGAAGGAAATGGATACAGTTCTTCCTGCTATTAATGCAGCAATTATTTCTCTTCAATTTACACAGAGACTTTCTAACAAGGATGCCCAAGCAACTATCGACTTCTTGAATGATTATATTAAGTCAGCAGTATTCGATGAATCTCTTATTGATAAAGAAAGTAGGGGAACGTTTAGAACTTTAGGAATGTTGAAGTCAGTATCTACTAAATTTATTCTTGGTTTTAACTACTTATCAGGAGCTAAAGAAACTATCACCGGATTCTTCAATCTTTATGAAAGAGCAGTAGCTAATAGCTTACTTGATAAAGATAAGATAGGATTAAAGGATATGACTTCCGCTTATACTACTGTTTGGGTCGATTCTGTAAGACAGATAAGTACGATTACTATCCTAGAACATTTAAATTGGCAATATAGAATGGCTAACGTGGATATGAACGCATTAGTCGATAGAATGAACTATGAAAAGACTGATGGATTCAGATTTAATGACAGAATGTTCTGGGCTAATAGAGCTCCCGACTTCTTATCAAGAATGACAATCCTCATTGGCTATATGAAGAAACATGGCTGCTATGATGCACATGAATATAAGAACGGAGAAGTAACTTACAATTGGAAAAAAGATAAGAGATTTAGTCTTCTTGCGAATCCAAATGCTGATACTAATTCATCTGAATGGCAATATCAAAGGTCTTTATATAATGCAATGATGGAAACTTTCTTTGAAGAAAATTATAAACTTCCAAATGCTGACGGAACTTCGAGATTCTTATCAAGAGAAAAGGATTCAAGGGGAGTTTATAAAGAAGCTCTTCCTCAAGCATATACTACTCTTGAAGCTAATATGATAAAGCAAGAATCTGACAGCATATTCGGATATATGGACCACGATACTAAGTCTTTATATCTAAAGAAAGGAATGTTTATATTCCTTCACCAATTCCAGACTTTCTTGTCAGCAAAGAAAAATCAATACTTCCTAAAAAGAGGCACTTACGACCAAGGTCATTGGGTTCAGGTAACTGATGATGCAGGAAATAAGCTTTATTGGGATACTGTTCAAGACAACGAAGGTAACACCATTAGAGTTAAAACTACAGAAAATACTGGAGACCCAATTGTGGATTGGCAAGGTAAAATTATGGAAGGAATTGCATGGTCACTAAGAGACTTATTTAACTTTACTAAGCCAGAGAGAATGAAAGATGCTTGGAGAGACCCTGTAAAAAGAAGAAATCTCCTATTAGCTTTAGAAGATGGGGCTATTATAGGAATTATTTATCTAATGCTTGCTTTATTATTTGGAGATAAAGATGCAAAAGCTATGTCAAACACTGAACAAGCTATCGCAAGAATAGCAAGAAATGTAGGCGGAGAATTTAATATGTTTGCAATCTTTAATGGGGCTGTAGACTTTAAGATGCCTATGTATCAATTCTATAGTGGATTGTTCGAAGATGGAGTTAAAGTAGCATCCGGTGATATGCATGTATTAAGATTCTTTACTGATAATACTGGAGCATTCAGACCTCTAAAACCAACTGTCATAGATAACTTTAAAGCACCTAACGCTAACGAGTAAATGAAAAAAAAATAAGGGCGCCAATCAAGTATATACTTTCGTATATGCCTGACTGACGCCCTTAAATTTTATCGTTCTAACATGTTCATAGTATCATCATAAGCTAATGTTATAGCTTTAACGTAATATTTCATATCCAAATTGTTTTCGATTATTATATCGACTCTTATACTATCAATAAGTTTCTCACTTATGTGATTTCCTGCCCCACTGCCTTCTCGTTCTATTTTCCACAGAACTCCACCAGCATTTCGTATTGTGTCTGCTTCATTTGGAAATCTAACGTCGGGAACAATCCAAAGACCTTTGTCCCTTATCATAGAAGGCAAATACATAATACTAGATTTCTCATATTCTCGCATTAAAGCTTTCACCCATAAGTCTTTATCAATATTTCTTCCTACTTCTGTTCCAAAGTATTGAAGAAATTCTCTATTGGTCATGGGCTCTCCCTCTTTATTAGATAGTGGAAGTGTAGTAAAAGACTCCTTAAAGGAATTATACTCAAAACTTTCTCTGCTTACTCCAAGTATTAATGACGCACACTCCTTTAATTTATCAGCAAATGCATGCTTTTCCCATCTAGAACCTATAAAAATAGTCCCATTATTTAAGTTTTCTAAAACAAAATCTTCTTCTGAAACTTTTAGTTGCTCTTCCTCTCCTAATAGACATCTATAGTAATCTACTAGTTGTACTATTCTACACGCAGTATCCTTCCCCGATTGTGCTTTTCCTGTTATTCCAATTATCATTTCATGTAGCCCTTTAATTCATTTAAAACAAAAGTAGGGTCAAGATATGGCATCTTTTCCCTTATTTTATTATATTGTTCAACAAGCTCCCTATTGTCAGCTATTTCATCATCGAACCCTAAGAAACCGTCACTGTCAGGCTTAAGAATAAGTCTGTGAATTTCACAAGAAATTGCAAAAAGTATCGGGTCCGACGTCTCAAGATTGTTCATCATACAACATACGATTTTACTAAGTCGGAAATTTGTTTACCGTCTGCAGCAGGGAACTTATCTTTCATTCCTTTAATTATTGTTCCCATATTCTTCTTTGGAATTGCAAGGCTGTCAATTTTGTCTGACATTCTATAAATTGAAGCAAGGTCAAATAGGCCTGCACGTAACTGCTCTTCCCCAGGAATTTCGGGAAGGAATTCATTTAAGATAAGAGATTCTTGCATCTCTATGTCATACAAATCCTGTCTGCCTGCCATACGGTATTGTTCAGCATTATCGATGCGCTGGTCTCTCAACTTCTTAATAATAGCAATCTCTGTTGCTTTATCAAGGGGTTTGGCGTTTTTCTGCGTTTCATGTACTAAGAACGCAGTTTTTATTGCTCTAAGAACTTCTGTGCGAGTTCTTGTTTTAGCTTTCATTGATTGTTTAATCAGTTCATCAATATCCTCTTTCATTGTCTTCCAATATATTTAAAATTATACCTCCTACACCCATCAACAATATGGCAGAGATACATACTCCAAACCATACATTAAGTGAGTATGCAAACACTAGAAGTAGTACCACTAAGGTTATACCTCCGAGCCCAATAGCTCCAAGTGCAAAAAATAGTGCCAATCGTTTTCGTAAATCTTCTTTATCCATTTTTCTTTATAGTATGTCTCCTCTTTATATTTTGAGCAGTACCACTATTCCAACGACCTTCTCTTACATAGGCTATATCAACATCAGATACTCTGGTCATTGCAGCATCACGCTCTTCATCAGTTTTGTAATGGCCCATGTAGCTAACTCTTGATTCATCTTTAGGAGTGTTTCTTGGACTATCAAACATATGATATATAACTACTCCACAAGGAAGGTTTTCTGTTATGAAATCCATAGCCATTTTGTCTACTCCTTCATAATCACCTACTACAAACCCTTCAAAATCTTGATTGTGGTAGGCAGAGTAAATAGCCGGAATGTAGTACTTCTCAAATTCTTCTTCTGTAATGTCTCTATGTCCGCTTATAAAGTATATCATGGAACTATTTGTGCGTCTAAGTCTTTCTCGAAAACATTAATATTATACCAAGAGATTGCCTCAAGGATTCTATCTTCATGATTAAATGCCCATTTGTAGTTGGAAATATCTTTTATAGGAATCCATTGAATGGTTTTTACTTCATTCTTTTCTCCTTCTCCATTCAATACGGCTTCCATAGAAGTAGACACATTATCCTTTCCATATTTAAGAATGGTTATATAACGTAATGTTACATTTCCGTTATTGCAATGTTCCGGGTCTGTTCAACTCCAAATAAAGCCCACTTAGATGGGTCAATTTTGACTCCAGTTTCCTCAAATGCTTCACGAGAACAAGCTTCTTCCGCTTTTTCCATATCCAAGAAACCACATGGACAATTCCAGTAACCTTGGAAATCGGGAGTTCCTTCTCCTCTTTGGTTAGCCAAGACACACCATTCGCCCTTGATTTTACAAAATGCGAATGCAGCAACTGCACAATATCGTCCAGACCAAAGTGTTTTACCAGCGTGCTCTCCTTCTTTAATTGTATAACTCCAATTTCTCATTTATGTCTTCTTTTTGTTTTAGTTGTAACTTCCTTCTCGGATACTTCCAGAGGATTATACTTTAGGTCATTGTAAGGCATTAATGAAGTGCCTGCAATCCCCACCAAAGTCTTTCCATCATACTCTGATTTATAGATAGATAATACTTTATCAGTTTTCCTTTTATATGCAATATATATTGGAATGTCTTTCTTATGACAGGTTTCAAGTTCTTTCTTGGTTCCTCTGGTCATATCTTCAACCTTGATTCCCCAATTGAAGTCATTAATAACAAACACTGCAATATCAGAACCAGTTAATAAGGAACTTTCATACTCGGTTCCCATTTTCCAGTGGTTTGGCTCATAACCAAGAGAGTCCAGAAATATTTCTACTTCTGGAACTAAGTTGGCATATTGCATACTATATGATACATATGCTTTATTCATCTTTATAAAGATTAAATCGGTGAATGTATTGGCTAATAGCTTTAGGTACAAGAGGGTAAATTTGTTTCTTGTCCTTAACCAAATACCTAATCATAGTAGAGCTTACGTCAAAAGTACAACTAATATACCCATCCACCTTCGCCTTGAATGAACTGTTGGCTCTATTTACTGCAATCAGCTTAAAGTTTTCTAATATCCATTCTCCTTCCTTCCAATTTGCAATATCATCTACAATGTCTGCACCTACAATCAGATAAAGTTCTTCGTTTGGATAATATTCCTTCAAAAGTTGTAGGGTTTGATAGGAATAGTGAGGTTCTGGAGTGTAATAGTCAATACTAGATATTGTGCAATTATCAATTTCATCAATAGCCAGTTGTGTCATAAAACACCGGTGTTGAAATTCAGTTGCTTCGCGGTCTTTCCACACATTCTGCATAGTTGGAACCACCACTACTTCGTCAACCAAGTTATCATTTAGTGCTGATGTAATCATGTACAAATGACCCATGTGGATTGGGTCAAATGTTCCTAATAAAAATCCTACTTTCATTTTTAAAATAATGTTATTTCTTTTGTTGTTATATCGTAGCAATCTATAATTGCTTTTAATCCATTCGGTTTTATTTCTCTGGTTCCGATTCCAGCAAAGTCTAATCGTAAAACCGGGGTTTCACTATGTTTCCATTCTGAAAGTTCAATGTCATAGGTAAACCAACGGCTCCTTGATTGGTCAAATACAAATACATCCTTATCAGAATCAATTGCCATTTGTACTGCCCAACCTGTTCCTCCCTTAACAGTGTTCCCATTAAATCCTTCTGCAATAGCATATATTGCATCAGAGTTTTTGACTTGACACCAATTTCTGGAAAGCAAAAACATATACTTTTCAAAGTTTTGCCTTTTTAAAGTATTGTTAGCTCTATATACAGCACACTTACCTTCTTCATATGCGCTATTGCTTATTGGAAAATTTCCTCTTGGAGTTTTATTAATATAGTAGTAGTGACGAACTACTTCAAGACCATAAACTCTACCTATAATATCCCACATAGTGTCACTACCATCAGCTCCTCCAGAGTGCATAATATAATTAGTCAACAAAGTATCCACGAGAGTCCAATTCTTTTGATAAAAAACTAATAGCTTCTACACTGTATCGTTCGGTCAACTCCTCTATTTCATTGAGTAAATCATTAACCAAATCAGATACACCACAGAACCCTATATTTCCCACGAAATCGACAAGATTTTTAATAAGTTCGGGGTCATCTACCTCGAACTTCATTTCATCCTCGAAATCATCAGGAAGATAATCGTCGTCAGCATTATAGTATCTTTCTTGAACATATACTTCCACCAAGTCAAGAGTGGCATGGACTACTTCCTCTTCAAGTCTAACAGTCAATCTGAATGCCTGAGAATCATCGTCCATTTTCTCAACTATCATATAGAAAGAATCTTCCCATGTATAATCATAGTCAGATACAAGATAGTTGGCTTCTTTTAGAGCAACTAATAACTGCTCATATATTTCGTCAATCGTTTTCATATTCTTTTCTGGGTATATAAATTGGAGCTTTCTTACGTTTAAACTCTGATGCTGTATGACGTTTGATAATCTTATGAACGACTTCTCTTCCAAGTTCTTGTTCTAAAGAATCTTGAAGTTTATCATTCTCTGGAGAAGCTTTACAAATAAGAGTTTGTAATACTCTATCAACGTCATAATAGGTCCTAGCACCTATCTGCTCCAAGTCACTATTACTAATGCCGAGACCGTCAGTAGGAGTAAGAGCTACAGACTCTCTAATAGCTTGGATTTTATCCACATCTTCACCATCGCTCATCATTGTGTAGTAATCGCAAATCCATCTGGCTAACCTATAAACCTCAGTCTTCCACAGGTCTTGAATTGGGTCAAAGTCGCCTACATCACCATGAATAGTCCAGAATCCAAGCTGATATTCAGTTTGATTATCTGTACTCATTACTAATCCTTTATGGCGACTAGCTATATCATATAGATACATCATTCTGCACCTAGCTTGAAGATTACCATTAGCAATAGGAGTTCTACTAGGCATTTCTTCTAGTTCATCGAGATAGTAAGAATTAGCCATATTGACATCACCTGCATCAGCACAGACATCAAACAAAGCTGCACGATAGGAACGTTCAAGTCTGTAAACACTAAATTCATTACAGAAGGCTTCTCCTACATGTACAGAAGTAGCGAACTCATCACTTTTATTCTTAATAGGAAGACTTCTTCCTATAAGAGGAATACCAGTCTTCTTACTAACCTCATGGCATATGGCAGCAACAACAGTGGAGTCAATTCCTCCACTGATGCCTAATACCATTGCTTTCAAACCATTAGAAGTAACATAATTTGCTGTTTCTTCTACTAAGGTATTAAATACCTTTTCATAATTTAATTCTTTCATTGTTTTACTCGTTTAAGATAATAAACTATTACCCGACTGGAAACTCTGCCTCCTGATAAGAACTTAATTATAGTTGCGACTAATTCCCAACCGTCATCGCCCAGTCGATTAAGCTCTTCGCAAGTAATGTCTGTTTTTTCTAAATATTCAAATTTCATAGTCCAAGTTCTGCTAAACAAGAGTTAACTTCCATTGCACGTCCCGTATGTTTGCCTTCATCATCAGATAGCTTTACACAGTCATATACCGGCTGATTAGAGTTCATCTGACAAGATGTAAGTTTCATAACAATGTTAGAGGGTTTAAATCCAGTGTCATTGGTAAGGTTTGTACCTATACCGAACGATGCTCTAATTCTAGTCATACAATAGAGAGCAATATCTTCAGCCTTTTCAAAATCCAAAGCATTACTAAAGATAATGGTTTTCGTAGTTGGGTCTATGCCCAATTCTTTATAGCGAGCAATCATTTTATTTACAAATTCATACTCGTCTCCAGAATCACATCGTACTCCGTCAAACAACTTAGCTTGTTTACGTGAGAAGTTCTTGATGAATACATTCGATGTGTAAGTATCGGTAAGAGCTATTCCCAAGTCTCCGTCATAGACATTTACCCAATTCTCAAGAGCCATATAATTAGCTTGTTTGTAACCGTACATAGCGCCATGAAACATAAACCATTCATGTGGATGTGTTCCCATTGGTTTCATGTCATACTTCATCGCAAAGTAGCAGTTGGAAGTTCCGGTACAATAGATTGATTTCTCTTTAATATACTTAATAACTTCTTCTTGTATATTGTAAGAGAATCTTCTACGAGTTCCAAATTCGGAGAAATAAATTCCTGATTGATTGGAACGTTTGATTTTACTTTCCAATTTATTAAGCATTACAGGAATGTTGACCTTATAGCCTAACATCCTATTTCTTAATTCTGAAACCATTGCAAGAATAGGAACTTCATAAAGAGAAACTTTATAAAGATAATCCTTTGCTATAATGTGAAGATGCTTTTCTTCATCCAAGAAGATTTGTACTTTACTTGGATTAAATGTAAATTGGGATAGCCATTCCCAGTAATGTCTTGGGATGAATCGAATAGAGTTCATAAACTCAAATTCATCACTTGTAAGTCTTACTTGAGCAAGGTTATATAACTCAATACGAAGTTGCTCAACAAACTCTTCTGTGTATTCAGTATTATCACGGTCTTTAAACTCAAAAGTTCCTACCGCTTGTGGAAACAACTTCATGTAAGCATAAGAAGTTGTAAACTTGTATAAATCTGTATCTAAAATTGATTTAATTATCATTTCTCTATTGGTTGATAAATGTTTAACTTATTTTCTTTTATAAATTCTTGGAGTGCTGTTCCACCATCAATAGATGCAATTCCTGGGAGATATACTGAAAGTCTATCCCAAATAGGTTGCAAGTTCTTAATTGTGTTAAGTACACAATAATCTCCTGCAACTCCACAAATTACAATTTCTGATTCATTCGAAAGGTATATGTCAGCTCTACTATCGTAAATATCATCAAGCGAATAAGTATAATGGCTTTTCCTGTTTGGGTCACGTTTAAGGTCTGGAAAAGCCCCATATTCCTCTTTAAACAGTCCTTTCTCAATTACATCGTATCGGAGATTATTATTTCTACAAGCTGTAAGAAGCAAATCATTAATTGCCGCACCTTGGGAATATTGGACACAATGAACTGGCCACTCTCCTCCATTTTCTTTAAAAGAGGGATGAAAGAAAGCGTGCCAGTCCACAGTAAACCACACTCTATCAAAATGCTCTTTATACATTAATTCTTCTATATTCCATAGAGCGGGAGTAGCCCCTTTTACATATAAAGAGCCACTCTCTAAGCAGAAATCATTCTGCATATCAACTATTATAAGTATTTTACTCATCGACTCCAGCTACTAAATATTCCTGCAATTGCAACAATAGCCAACCATAAGGCTATCGGAATCCATAATGGGCTTAAGACCCACCACCAAGACCAAGCTATGACACCACATAGCTTAAGAACAATAAATACTATAAGAAGAACTCCACCTATGCCAATTCCTCCATTACTGTTACTATTACTCATAATTCAATTATTAAAGGTTCAAACGATTGAATGTATCTCTCGTCTACTAAAGACACATTTGCCATTTTCATATCATCTAAAGTCATCAATCTGTGTTCTCCTGAATGAATGTGTCCACAGAAAGTATATTTTGGATGTTTTCTTATAATTTCATCAGCCAACCAAGGATTACCTGCATCCTCTCTAGTCCACGACTGATGAATAATACCTAATCCACACAGCTTAGGAGCATCGTGTGAGATTACTATATCACAATGTTCGGGCATTGTGGAGTACGCTTCTATAAGAGTTTTCTCCTCATACATATATGCCCAATTTCCAAATATCTTGCAATATGGAGTTCCCCAAATTGTGTATTCAGTTCCATCTTTATAATCAATGTAAGTATATGACTCATTATCGAGCATTACTAACTTCCCATCAGTGGGAGTATAAAGAAGGGAATTTTTGGAAAGAGTATTCTGATATATAGACGCTAATGCGAAGTCATGATTTCCGCCTACCATAAATACTTTTTCACAAGGTAAATCTTTTACCCATTGAGCAAATTCATGACTGAGCCATTTCTTGCTTTGTGGGATATTTCTTTGCATCTTTAGTGGGGTAATATCCCCACAGATTAAGTAAATATCACACTCTTCTTTTATTTCTGGAAGAATCCCATGTAAGTCTGATAATGCGCCAAATTTCATTTATGTTTCCTAGTTTTTATGTATTTCTTACTCTCTAATTGTTGGGAAGGAGGAACAAGAGTAACATCTATTTCTATGATTTCTCTTTCTTTGGGGAGGTCTGAATAGTCAGTAAGGAAGTAGTAGATGTAAGAATTAATTCCTTCATATTCTTCATCATCTTCCCACCAAACTCCGTCTTCATTAAGAGTGGGCTTTGCTCTCCACAAACACAGTCCTTCTTCGTCTTTTGTTATCCAAAGTCTCATTCTGTTACTTTCTTTTTAAATTCTTCAAACGACTTTATCTCTGGAACCTCGTCTCTGTTAATTATCCAATATTTACTTGGAGCTTTACCTTTATGATTGGCTCTATATTGGTTATACATATCGGCAATTTCAAAGAATACTTCAATGTTCTCTCCCATAGCGTCTGCCAAATCCTCTATTTTAAATATAAAGTATTTGAACTGATTTCCATTTTCATCTTTCCTTGAATACAAGTCTTTTATAAATGTACTCATGGGTGGTATTTCCACTGGCTCGTCTTCCCATGTCTGATTTCCAGCATAGAAATAAAACATCTCTTTATATATTGGCATCAAGTCTGGAACAAAATCGAATGATATAACATCGTCATCCTCTACCCATTCTTTTTCTCCTTCTCCACGTTTGGGATAACCACACGTATCAATAAGCCATTGCTTACCGCTTTTATCGGTTACTGCATATGTTTTTCTCATATTTCAATTTCAAATTTTATAGGTTCATCCATATACTTGGTTTTGCCATTAACAAAGCCAGCACACATTTGGGCACGGTAACGATGAGCACCATCGTCTGGAATTACTTCAATGGTTGGTTCAAGACTTGGATAAACCAATAATTCCTCTATTGTTTGATATTTCTTTTTTAAAGCCATGATTTTATTGTTTAATCATTATATGATATTATCTTGTAATATACGGTACTACCTACCCAACGCCAACCCAGATAATTTACTGGAACCCATGCAGGTTTACTGAGTAAATCTCTAAATTCTAATGGTGTTAGATTACATACTATATCTGTTTGTGGTGATGCTCTCTCAAGACTTATTAATACCTTCATGTTTTAACCAGTCTTGGAAGTACCACAATTGTCCACATCCTCCACCAATATCATCCTGACCAGCAGGATTGAATACTCTTGTGGAGAAACCTAGTTCGCAGAGTCTTCTGTTAAAGTCTCTAATAAGACGAATTTGTCTATCAATAGAATTCTTTACAGTTTCATCCTTTTCACAAATTACAGAAAGAGTAGTTTCCCAAACATCGGTTCGAAAGAGTTTGTACAGTCTCCTTGCGTCTTCTTCTGTATCGTTTCCTTCATGTACACAGTAATTGAAGAATGGTTTTCTTCCTGTGTTCGCTGCCCAAAATTCTCCCGCAGCAGCAATCTGGCGGAGAGTACAAGTCTTAGTCGGAATTAATTTTGCTCTAGCTTCATCAGTTGATTCATGTACAGAAAACTGCAATCCGACTTGAGGTATTCTCTTGGAGAGTTCAATAAACTCTGACATAGCATGATACAATGTAGACGGAGCAGATGTTGACACTAACAATTGAGCATTAGGATATTTATCATGTAATGCTTCAATTGCAAACTCCAAATTGGTATAGTTTAGAAATGGCTCTCCCATACTCATGAACATAATTTGGAACTTTTCAATGTCTTTAGTATCACAATCAATAGTACTTAAAACAGTAGTTACTTGTTCTACTATTTCATGCCAATCAAGATTCCTTACAAAGAACTTTCCTGTTCCACAGAATGTACAGCCAACCGGACATCCAGACTGTACAGAACAGCAAATTACTGTTCTCTTCGCGTATTCTCCATAACGATAAAGGACTGCTTCTGCAATTCCTTTTTTCGTTACTGCACTAGCTCCCCATTCAAATACAAACTTCTTGACATTAGTGTCAGAAGATTCAAAAATCTTATATTCCATTTTTAACCTCTTAAATTTCTTTTAGTGATTATTTCCTTTAATTGCTGCCAAGATACTGGTGTGTAATCATTATTATCTACACCAACATCATATTGATTTGGGACTAATTTATCTTCAAAAGGAGTTTTCTTTCCTTTTTCAGTATGAATGTGTCCATACAATTGCCAACTTCCCCTGTGAGAGCCATCCCATGTAATCATAGGATAGTGACTCATAAAGAGTTGTTGGTTATTACATTCTTCATCACCTGTTATAGTAATCATCATCTGTCTTTCAACAGCTTCGAACCCATTTTCTGGGATGTATTTCAGCTTATCATGATTACCTAATACGAGGTATTTATAGCCGTTTAGTTGAGGTAAAATTTTCTCCCAACGTGTCTTTTGACCAAAGCAAAAATCGCCCAATATGAAGACTGTATCGTCCCACTGGACTACCTTATTCCAATTTAGTATGAGTTGTCGATTCATTTCGTCAGCAGACTCAAACGGACGACTACAATACTTAATTATATTTGCGTGGTCAAAGTGACAATCAGAAGTGAAAAATACCTTATTACAGTCAAATTTATTTGTCAGATTTGCCATGTATTTTCTTATTGTCGATTTTTAAATAACAAGAATCTGGCAGTTCTTGTCCATCCAACTTTACAGAGGGAATATCCATAGACACCAGATTCTCAAACAATTTAGACTCCGTGGATATTTTGACATATCCCTCTGGAGCCATCAATTCTTTAGCTTGTTCGTTAGTTAGCCAAACCTCAAATATTTGCTTGACTTCCGCCCGTAATAAATGGGTCGGTTTTGTACCTTTCATAACATTCGCACTTTTTAAATTTCTTTCCTGACGTACAGTAAGGACAGATTTCATTTCTTCCGGTCTTGTGACCATGAGTTCCTGTTCTAATTTTACTTTTCCAGGGAGTGTGCATCTTTATCCACATATTTCTGAACTCTTCATTCTGAAACATTTCTTGCATAAATTCCGCACCGTTGTTTTCCTTTTTATCCTTCTTTTCATCTACTTCTTCAACACCTAAAGTTGTGTCGATGTCATACGGAGTTACTATTAAGTCTTCCATTTTTTATAAGATATAAATTATAATATACTTTCTTTTAAAACACACACTACAAGTTCAGATAATTGGGCTATCCATTCTTCTTCGGCAATCTCTTTAAGCTCCCCGTAAGCTACATCAGTAAACCAATTAGGAAACTCTCGATTATAGAATTGCAAATTTTTGCATTGGTAGTCCCACTCTGCGCCGCAACCATAGAAATCAAGTCTATCTTCATCACAATCTTCGTCAAGAACATACATAAATCGCAGCCCTGATTCGTATCTGTTCTGTATGAAAAACTTTCCTACATACTCGGACTCACTATTATCAACACAATTTTTAAGTTGTTCTTTTAGTGATATTAATTTTTCCTTATAGAGAGCAATCTCTCTCATTATTTGGTCTCTTTTCATTTGTTAAAACTCAGAATTAATAATCTGTGTTATAATCTTCAAATAAGGAACACTTGTTAAAAGCATTAGTAATCCGTATGGTTCTACCAATGCTTTTCTCACTCCATTTAAATGTTATTTTATCCATCCTCTTTTAATAAATTCTTCGTGTAAAGGATGTGCCAACTCATAAGCCTGTGGGTGCGCACTTCCTGCATCTCTTAACTTAAAGAAGCCTTTCCATTGTTCAATAGTGCCTGTCATAATTAACTCAGTCTTCAAACTATTAGGAAGTACTGCTCTTGCTTGCTGAGGTTTCCAACCTTGATTTAATAGCTCTAAGTAAAGTTGCTCTGCCACTTGTAGAGATGCTACAAAGTTTCGCTCTGGAGTTATTTCCCAAGTCTTAAAGTATGGGGTCTCCTTACCATTGAGATGATAATAGTACTCTCCAATAAGATTACCAAAATCATCTGAAGTAATAACAGTTCCTTTGACTTCTTGAAGAGCTAAACTGTCCGCCCAACATGGTAAAATGAAAGTAACCTCGTTATTGAACTTATCCTTAGAGTAGTTACAATATCTGGTACTTTCTTGGGCAAAGCTAAATACACGGTGGCGTACAAATTCATGGGATACGCCTCTATCGCATACAAACTTAACAGTGATTCTCTTCTCGTGATATTCTGTAGGTTCACACAGATATTCAAGAACTCCTTGTAGGTCATGCTCTATTATTACCCTATAGTTAGTAGTATAGTAGTAATAATCTCCATCACTAATATATCTTGTATAGGGATTAAGGCATAAAGTACTCCAGTTAGTTCCAAACTGGAATCCCTCATCTACTACACTATTAGGAACTTTAAGATACACAGTACCATGCTCTAACATAGCACCGTGTCCTGACTTAACCATTCTATCCACAAACTCCTTCGCAGAAGTTTCTGTTATTTTATCCTCTGATTTGTAACAAGTTCTTCCAGCTATCTCTATTTGTCTATATACAGAGTTTATAAGCTCATCTTTCCACATTCGAGGGCCAATTTCCATATCTGCTGGAATAACTATATCTCTTGGTTTTTGTTCTATTATTTCAAAACTTGGTTTTATTAATTTCATTTTGCTTTCGCGAATAATGGACTACGTAACATAATCTCTTTTACTGACAATTCTTCAAGGACTCTTGCATAATTGTTTATCATCTCTAATCCATATTCTTTATTGTAACCTTCGTCATGTCCTAATGTATTAGAAACCAATTGAATCGCAGAAGAGATTAACCCTATGTCTGTTGTATCAACTGGAGCTAATGTGTAGGTTTCATCAATTCTATCATTACAGCTAAATCTAAAACTAGAAGCACGGCATTGCTTCTTTATAAAAGTTACATTTTTCAGGATGCAGATACTACTTTCGAGAGTTTTCATTACAACCCCATCATAGAATCCCATCCCTATTAAAAATCCTCCTCTGTATACTCTATAAAGTATCTCGTTACTATAACTATTATTATACCAATTATAAAATTGCTCGTAGCTTAACATATTAATGAATCCAATGGTCTCCAATTGATATATCTGCTGTTAATGGCGCTCTTGTACAAAATGGCTTACCTCCAGATTCCATACATTGAACTAGTATCTTAGCTACTTCTTCTGCTATTTCTTCGGGAGCTTCAAGATTGATTTCATCATGCACAGGAATACAATACTTAACTTTAAAAAGTAAATTGTTTTCCTTTAACCAATTGAATAGCTTTATAGAAGCTAGCTTGAAGCACAGTGCCCCTGCTCCCTGAATCGGATAATTCACCGATTGCTTCATAGAATCAGATAATCTTCTTCTTAAGAAGTCTGCTTCTTGAACCAATGGATTACTTTCATCACGAGTTTGCATAGCATACTGCCCATCTACTGTTCCTAAATCATCATTTATTCTATTCAGATTATCCCAATCATAAATAAATGCTTTATGTCCTGTCACAGGACTTAATAGAATATATCCATGCTGTACAACAAATGACTTTTGACGTTCTTGATAAGCCTTCAATCCAGCGAAACCATTCATATAGTTATCCTCAATTTCTTGAGCTCTCTTTTTCGGGATACCATAGTTTCTTACTAAAGTAGAAGCATTACCTGCATAATTAAAGCAGAACTCATATCCTTTTGCCTCTTGTCTAAGTTCTGGAAATTGTTTTTTTACTTTTTCAGTAGGCATATTTTGAGGAATTTTGTCCTTAAATACCATCTTGGCTGTCAGGGAATGCATGTCTTTAGAACCATTAATAAGTTCATCAAGCATAGCTTTATCGTTAGCAACAGATGCCATTAAGAAGGATTCTTGGCCACTATAATCTACCGATATCCATTTATTTCCAGGCTCTGAAACGAAACAGGCTCTAGTAATTGCAGTATGTGGAAGATTCTGAAGATTCGGGTTACTTGAACTTAATCGTCCCGTATCCGTTCCAAGCTGATAAAAATCGGCATGGATACGTCCGCTTACTGGATTTATAAGCTTTAAGAATTTTTCTCCAAAAGCCTTCACTAACTGCCCTGTTTTCTTAAACTCTATATAAGGTTCAATGATAGAACATTTAGCTTTCTGTGGCTCAATAATATCAATTCCAGCAGATTTAGTTTTCTGTTTAGTTTTCTTGTCTACTGTTGTACAATTTATTCCGAGCAATTCAAATAATGGAACAACTTGTTTACTACTATTCCAGTTTATATTACACCTATATGCGTTATCAAATCCAGAGAATAAATCTCCTTGTAGATTCATTTCTACATAATCGAAAGGTATTCCAAATGAATATTCTATTCCTTCATCAACGACTTTCCTCTTTACCCCAAATGCAGTAGGAGGAATCTTCATCAAGTCTTTCATTTCCTTTCTAAGTGTAGTCATAATACTCGTCTTTACGAATGGACGATTCTTAAGCTGTGGGTCTGGATGAACCATTTTATGTTCTTCATAAAGATCTTCCACCCATTTATTGATGCTTGCTTCTGCGTCTTTCATTTGCCTAATATCGTCCTTCATCTTAGCTCTCCATTTTTCTACATCAATCTTAGCACCGCAATATTCAATATAGGCAATAACAGGAACAAAATGATTCTCGAAGTCAACAGCTTTAAGAAGGTCTTTCTTTACCAACTCAACTGTTTGCTTCTCTTTAATCTTAGTAAGATAAATAACATCATGTGCAGCATAAACTATGACATCTTCTGTTAATCCAGTATTAACAATTTTACCTCGAATACTCTTATCCAAATCCAAGCCTAAATAATGATGTGCTGCGGATTGTAAAGACAGACTATGAAATTGGGCTGGATATCCCAAATACAATAGCTTCTCAGCTATCATTCCGTCCCATACATTTACAGGGACTATTCTATGATGATATAAAAATTTTAAATCAAATGAAAGATTCCATCCTAGTAATGTAATATCAGGATTCTCAAACACTGGTCTAAAATAATTAACATCAATTGTTGTGGTATCTACTATTATTTGGTCCTCACCTAAGCCAAATTGAATACACAATAAGGCTTTTGTATAAGGGTCTAATCCTTCAGTTTCACTATCATATTCAATCCATGTATGTTCAAGGATGCGCTTTAATGCTTCTTCTTTAGACATGATTTCATATGCATCGGACTTAAAGAATCTTTGTTGTTCAGTAACAAGATAAATCATTAATCGACGTATACATCAAGTTTGGTTATGTCTATATCTCCTCTTAATGCTAAATCATCTGCAAATCTCTGCTTCAACAACTCTGCGATTTCAAATTCATCTTTATCCAATGTTCCAAAATACTCATAGAAAAAGTCTCCTGTAATCTCTACAGAAAACTTAAACACTTTCTCATTTATGTTGTATGGAGCGCTTTCGTCCATTTCCGCTCCTAGTGGTAGGTTTGACATCCTCTTTTTCAGATAAAATGTTACAAATGTCTTTCATCTCACTTATTTCGTAGCCCAACATAGTTCCTAAATGACTTCCTAATTCCGGAGGAAGATACGGTAAACATAAACTTACCGCTTCAAAGAACGGAACTAGGTTACTAATCTTAGTAATTAACAATTCTCGGTTCATGGTAGTATAATAATGTTGGACTGTCTCTGTGGATATCAAGAGCATCAAACCCGTTAAGTGCCAATTCTTGTTGACATTGTTCTACATCAAATTTAGATGTGATAAGATGATAACCATGTAAAGTAGGAACAACGAGCTTCACTCTATCTTCCTCATTACCTCTACACTTCGAAATAATGTCTACTATACTATGCAGCTTCCATTTATCATATACATCAACATCTACCAGTCTCAGTAGGTTCTTTCCGCTAAGGGAAGGTAATTCTCCACAAACATGGTCCCAAACTCTTGGAGCTTGGAAGGTATTTCCTTCCATAAGCATCCTTGCAAGTTTCTCTTGTGCTCCACAAGCTGTTTTGAAATAGCTTCTCTTGTTGAGATGAATGTATGCTCTTGCATTGTTATTTTGACACAGCTCGATTATTTTTTGTTTCTTTTCCTCAAGGTGTTCGATACTGTGAATATAATAGGCTTTAATGAGTCTTGCTCCATTATTACCTCTTCCTGTTTCATTTCCGTCCTTTTTGCGCTGAATCACTTGAAGGAAATAAAAATCATCTTCAGATTCAAACTTTAAGAACTCCTCAATTAAATCAAAGTTATCTACTGTCATAATTCTTTTTTTGCTACACAATTACCGTAATAATGACTGCCACTTATTGAATATGTCAAGTTACCTTTCACAAAAGTAGCCCAATAATCCAATTCCCAACCGTTTGTTTCATGTTCAAGCTCCTCGAATCCTAGCTGTTCCATTACTTCTAGAACTATATCAAAAGGACATTTACCAACAAAACACTCCGGTAATGTCTCCATGATAGCTAGGAAATTAGCTTTAACATCTCTAAGAGATTGAGTTAACAATTCTCCGTGATTTATAATATTTGTTTCAGTCATTCGGAATTACATTTAAGTCTGTCAAATAAAATCCATTATCATCTAAGTCTTTCTGTACGAAGTATCCATTAACTCCAACAGTCTCTCCTCCAAGAGTATGTATCATGACTTCTCTGTCTTGGTCATATCTTTCAAGGATTTTAATTAATTGCCCCACAAGTATTGCCATTTGTCATAATGTAAAGAAAACTTATATAATCTGTTAGCTGCCTCAACTGGAGTATGGCCATCCCATTCATCAGCTTTCCATCTTTCAGGAACATTGAACAGATTCCATTCTTCAGCCCTATAATGATTGCTCACTTGACCAGTAGGAAGGTTAGCCATAACAATAAACCATCCTCCTCCAAAGCATAGTTCACCATCTGCATGTCTGTAAGATTTATGGACCTCATATTTACCTTCCAAGCTGTTAAAGAATGCTGCATTGTACAGCATTCTGTAGTGATATAACTCATCAAAGGTATGAAATCCGTCTGAGATTTGTCCTTCTGGCAAAAATAAATTTTTAAGTCTTTGTAATAGTTTCATTAGAATTTTCCCTCATTAGGTTGTAAACAAGTTAAACCTTGTTCTCTCCACATCTCGACACATTTACAATTGTCTTCAAGAACGAATTGAACATTATATTTTCCCTTAATATTGTCCTCGTAGATTTTTTTCTTACATTCAGCTCCGGGACTGTAGTCTTTAACTGGACGGAAGAACAGCTCATCAACTTTAATATCATGCTTAGCCAACCATTCTTTAGTAGCTGCTACAATTTCTGGAGTGCCTTCTCTACCAGTAACAATAAATACTTTACACTTTTCATACATGCGCCTAACAAGCGTACAGGTACCTTCAATGGCAATATCATTCAACATGCCTTCAGCTGCACCTTCTCCAAAGTAAGGTCTGCCAGTGGTATTCAAACACAAGGTGGCGTCCATATCCACTAATATAACAGGGTGACCTCCGTCTACATGCTTGGCACTTTTACTTAACATATTTTTAATATCCTCTTGGATAATAAAGTCACGGTATCTTCTCCAAGTGTCTTTAATTACCTTAGCTCCCATTGGCTGCTCACGCATTGCATCACGACGAATACATTCATCAACTGAAATGAAGAAATCCTTAAATTCCAGTTCATATTCAAATTCTGTGGTGGCGTTAGCAACTTTAATAACGTCTTCCCACCACTTTACTTCTTTAGGATTGAGATTCATATTGTCTACAACAATATTATATCCTTTCCTCGTTGCTTCACAAGCAAAAGAACGCTTAAGTTCAGTAACCATTCCTTCTCTGTTCGGAACCCAATATTCTCCAAGCATGTTACGAATATCGTCATTATTGAAACGTACTCTATGTTCAGGGTCTTCTTTAGCCCATGCTTTTGCCCAAGTTGATTTACCAGAGGCTTGAATTCCTCTACACAATATTAGTTTTCGCTTTTCCATTCTTTAATTTTAAGTTTTATGTATTCAATTTTCTCTTCAGCAGAAGGCCAACCCCTTCGCAATTCTCCGTTCTCAATATAGAAAACTTCTGGATGCGATATATAGGCTTCGTCCCAGTCTTTGAAAGTTTCTTCTTGAATTTTATTATAACAAACCAAAAGGTCTCCATCAGAAATGTTACCATTTAGCACTTCTGGATAACGTCTTATATCAGGGCAATAAATTAGGTCAAACAAATCTTCAACGGTTAAGTTAAGATAACTACTACCTCCTTCACTATCCGCCATAAATGCATGGTATAGTTTACTCATAATATACTACTTGTTTAATTACTTTTTCCTCACCTTCATAAGTAGCACCTACTATTTGTTCTAGATTATATTCAGGATATTCTGGACCATGAGGATACTCCTTTATAATTTCCATAGCTCGAAAGGCATTACGGGCAGCAACTACAATCAGTCCTGCCGCATAATGTCCATGAAATTCATTTGTATATAAATACATTATTTAACGGCTTTATACAAATCCATTACACTGTGTACAGCATAAGTACGATATGCTTCTTCGATAAGCTCTTGTGCTTTAACAGTTTCGGTTCTTGACAATTCTGGAACTATAAATACCCCATCTTTAGTTTCAATAACGAATGTAATTCCCTCTACAATTGGGTTTTTATCTGTGTTTGGAAATCCAGCATACATGTAGTCATTAAACGACACCATACCAAATCTGTGTAGGTAGTCCTTGATTTTATCGAATGGTTTGCCTGTTAAGTTTCTAGGAAGAAGAGTTTCACAGTCACGTTTGTATTTTCTTCTCCACATGATTTTTACGTAAGATTCATTTACTTTGTATTCAAGGAAATCCTCTCCTACTGCAACTGGAGTTTTAGGCAGTAAAGCCCAGAATAATTTACTTATGTTCTCGTCTACGATTTGTTTTACTTCTTTGTCAGTCATTTTTATTTAATTTTTAAGATTCTGATTCAATATCTACCTCACCTTTGTCAAGAGCTTTACCTTCTCCGTCAAGGAACTTAAAGCACTTCAATTTAAAGGCTTCCGATTTCATATTCTCAATCTTGATTACAATTCCTTCATGAGGAACTTTATTATCACAAATTGGAGAATTACATTCCATATAGAACTTCTTCTCATTAGCTAATCTAGCCAAGAAGTTCTCATTCCAATGGTCAGACGGAGCCAAGTCAGGATATAAATCCTTCGCATATCCATAATAGAACTCTTCTACTGGATTAAGTCCAACCATTTTACACCACAATTGTACTTCACGAGCAGAGAACTCATGTACTTTACCGTCTACGTTAGTAATAGTTACACGATAAATCTGAACTCCGAAATGCTTTCCATACTCATATTTCTCGTCTCCGACTGGTGGAAGGAAGCCATAATCGTAATTCTTTTGGATATACCCACCATTGGGCAAGAATCCAATGGTTTCATAGTATGCAGTCATACCTTTAGACAGACACGGACGAACAATGTCATCAGCATATTTCCATACATCGACTCCATAGAATCCTCCCTGAACATTTCTGTTGTAATACTGGTTTTTGATTACAGAACGAGAAGAATACAAATAGTCGTACTTGTCAAACTCCTCTCCGGTCAACCAACGAGCAATTTTCTGTTTCCAGTTTAGTTCTTGCTTACACAATACATAAGCAGATATTCCAGAAGTTCCGTGAACTTTAGAAGTTATGCTGATAAGGTCGTTGGGATGTAAAACATGCGGACACTTTTTGATAAGGACGGTATCATAGTGGAATCTGAACTGATTTTCGATGATTTTATCAAGTCCCTTAGGCTGCTTTCCTTTACCCGAATTGCCTGAGCCTGGCTCTCCCGGAGTGCGAGTATTTTTAGGGATATACTTCTTATTAACCCAAAATTGTTTTCCATCGTGTTCAACTGAATCAAATTCAACTCCTTCTTCCACATTAAGTTCTACATTTACAGTAGACATTACCCAATTCTGCAAAACCACAATAGGGATAATGAATCCCTCAGACAGCTCACCACGCAATCTAATAGCCTTCACGCGACCATTGTCCTCAAACATTCCATTCTTCGTCGGGTCGTCATTAAGGTTCTCATGACGGTATAAATTAGCGTAGCTAAGGAATTTGGGATTGATGCAACAGGCTGTCGGGAAATATACATACAATCCCGGTTCGGAGTCAATACCAGTAATAATATTAAAGCCGTCAATACAGCAACATTTTAACTTAGTTACCTCTGGGTCAGAGTGTTTGTGGAAGTTTTCGATTTTTACAATCTTTGCCAAATAGTTCACATTGGCATTTTTACTTTGTACTAATTTCATAATTCAACTACTTGTTCTGGTGTTACAAATTCAAAATTACTTTCTTCATAAGTTTGATGGATTTTATAGGCCTCAAAATACTTTATTGCGGAGACATATTCTTGTACAGTGTCTCCTTCAAGTATTTCTGAACTCCATACATGTACCTCTCCGTTTGCCTTAAAGTAACAGGTAATTTTACCGTTCTCGGGATTAATTCCGAAACAGGAGTTTCCAACAGGCTTTAAATAACGATTTTCAACTCTTCTATAACCCATAAAAAGAGCTGCGTTCTGTAAATCCTTACTGTTCATATATACTCCATTCCTTAGACAAAACGGCATCAGTATAGAATTTAGTTACCACATAATTCACATGTGAACCTTTAATTCCACAGATGATTTTTCCATCTTCCATGTAATACATACGAGTTTTATCACCAATAGTCAAACAAACTGTAAGACCACTTTCCATAAAGGAGATTGCATCTCCAAATCCAAAATTTTCCATATTTATCTTTCTTTTATTAATTCTAAAAATTCATCCCAGTTTTCTGTGCTGTCATACATAGCTTCAATAACATCACTAGTAAAACGGCTCATTAGTCTGAGAGTTTGTTCAAATACGTCTTTAAACATATCGTCTTGTTCATCCTTACTAAGCGTCTTACCAGTCATTCCGACTAGTAATTCGCCTACTTTGGATGCAATGTCTATTTGTTTCTTATAGCTCATAGGCTCGTGTGGCTCTGTATTCACACATAAAGTTTGCAAATGATTGTGCTAATGCTTCATCTTGCTTATTGTTGTAGAAGAACTGGAAGCAATGAAATAACTCATGCCAGAAAGTATTTTCTATTTGCTGTTCAGTTAATTGCACTATTTTTCCTTCATCATCCATGCTTTTGGCTACGACTATTTTTCTCCTTATATCATTGTGGTAGCCGTAATTTCCATCATCGGACTTATCTACAACTTGTACCTCATACTCGGTATTTGCTATTTTAAACCTTTTAGGGATTTCCATTCGTTTAAGAAGTCTTCCATTATAAGTTCAGATTCTGATTCATCTATCCGCACATCACCAGTGTCTATTTCCATACTGATTATATCATATATGGCGTCCGTTAATTCACCCTCGTCCTTACATTCCAAAAAATCTTCTGGATTCAGTTTGAGTTCAGAATAAATAAAACCTTTCCAAATGTACCTATTAAACTCTACCCAATGCTCACTCATAGTCTCTTATACATTTTAATACAGGTTGTAAAGGAGTTCCTTCTTCTGAATAATAGAAGAACTTAACAGTAGCCATTTTACCGATAATATCATCTAGATTGTCTCGATATTCTTGTTTCAATTCCCTACTTCCCATTGGTTTAGCCTTAAATTCTATTCCATCTTCGGTTATGCAAGTAAAACACATATCTTCATCACGAAGACCCTCCGAAATACCAGTGATTTCAAATTCCGCATCCTGATATTCTTTGATTTTAATCATATCATTAGTTCGTTTACCAAAACCATACAGTTTACTTGGATTACGAATAACAACACCTTCAAAACCTTCACCTACATACTTGTCATGTAACTTTTTAATATTTGTCCAACCACTAACTTCTTCTTGAGGAACAAGTCTTATTTGTAAATCCTTAGTAAGAATAGGGGCAAACAAATCAGAAGTAATATTCAACTCTTCTGCCATTTCAAGCATTTGCTCATTTCTTTGAGTAAAGTCAGCTTCTGCATCCATAATGTCATACATCCAAAACTCTAATTCAAGAGTTCTAGGGTCGTCTTGCTCTAACCTTGCGGTACCAGAAATCCATTGAAGTGGTCTACCATGAGAATATAGTTCTCCGTCAATAGATACATCTGGATGATTCTTAAACCACTCTACCAAAGCTGGATTATTTCTTATGTGAGCAGTAGCAGGGTCATAATCTCCCCCACCTCTGCTTGAAGAACGAACTTCTCCATCTTTGAAGTAAAAAGAACAACGAACTCCATCAATTTTACGAGATGCTAACCACACTTTGACCTTATCATATACACTTGTTGCAACCTTATTAAAGTCTTTAGCAAGCATATGTTTCTTACATCCATTAGCATCGGTCTTATGCTCTGGAAGAATTTCATCAAGTTGAGCTTTAGTATAGTCGTTGATGCTCCCTTCGATTAACTTATATCCTTTATCTTGATACTTTTTAAGGTGAGAGTTATATTCAAGTTCTGCTTGTTGTGTAACAGTTCTTTTAACCTTCCCTTTAGTAATTGTAATATCTGGCTGTGCTGTAACCTTACCTTGATATTGGTAAGTGTTTCTTTTAATAGTGAAACCAGAGAGTTCACTTCCTTCACAGGAAATCTCAACTACTCTAATTTTTCCTTTTGAGTCTTTACTTATTAATGTATTATTCATTCTTTATAAAGCTTTAACTGCCTTATATTTAGAGCTTTTGTTTTTAGATACATAATCTATAGCTGCCTCTTTACTATGAGTCCATTTTGTGGGCCCGCTTTTTGACGTATATATTACATACATCGTTTTAGGAAGTGGAGATTCCTCTATCACTTCATATTCGGCATCTTCTATAACTACTTCTCTATACTGTTTCAGTTTTTCTTCTAACCCCATACGTAATTATCTAATTGGTGAGTTTCCATAAATTCTCCTCTTAAGTCACGAACACATTTCATATCCCATCGTGTTCCAGCATGTCTAAGTGCAGCAGCCAGATTACTGTTGTATTCTAGGCTACTTGAAGGAACAAATAAATCCTTAGATTCCCATACGGTGGATAAATTTGCTTCTTCATATCTTATTATGCACCATAGATGTCTTCTGTGGTCATAAGAAGATTCTATAGTCTCAAACACAATTTTCCCTGAATCAGGATTAACTGCAACTATCCTAGCATTGGTAATGCCTTTGATTTTAAAGCACTTCCCAATAACTTTACTTGCTAAATCGTCCTGTACTGATGTTAATGCATTTTTTAGTTTAGATGTGGCTGTAATTAATCCTTCAATCTCTGCCGGTACCATATTACTCATTTTTATAAAAACTTGATTATATTATTTTTCTCCAGTATGTCCAAATCCGCCCTTGCGGTCAGTTTCATTCAATCTTGCAACTTCTTCCCATTCTGCCACACAAGCCCATCCAAATACTAATTGGGCAATACGTTCTCCATCTTCAATGTACACTGCTTCGTGTCCTTGATTGATTAGAATTACATGTATTTCTTCTCTATAGTCAGCATCGACAGTTCCGGGAGTATTGAGTACTGTAATTCCTTTCTTTAAGGCCAATCCGCTTCTAGGTCTTACTTGACATTCCGCCACATATCCGTCTGTAAGATTGTCAGGAAGAGCAATCTTCAATCCTGTTGGGATGAGTGCTCTAGCACCTGGGTCTAAACGCAGCATTGTGACTTTATTAACATCAGACTTAAAGAGAATTTCACAATCTCCAAATGCCTTAATGGGTTTATCAACTGTTACTCTACTGAAGTCTGCACGTATATCCATACCTGCGGACATAGGAGTTTCATACTGGGGAAGTTTGTTATTCGATAGATTAATTACTTGTACCTTCATTTAAATAGTTTATTAGAGAGTTCAATACGTCTTTATCTGCTTCTGAATAGAAAGCCTTAATCAATTCATCTCCTTCATAAACTGCAACAAACGGAGTCATTCTGGCTCCGCATGATGCTTTTAGTTTATATGCTTGCTTCTTTTCTTTATAGCTTTCTTCATCGAACATTTCCAGAAAGATTCCAGACAAATTTGCGTCTAGTATCCTATCTGCATCAGAAGGATTACTATAAACAAATTTTACTGTTACCATTCTTCGTCTATTATTACAAGCTCAACACTAGTATAATCCCCAGTTGAACAATAGAACTCAAACACATCGCTATTATCATAAAGGTCGTAAATACTACCGAAACGGTCATCAGCCATTGTATCCCAATCAACATAGCATCTTACATGTTCGGGAACTGTACGTTTTTCTTCCCAGAGATAATCATCTTTAGCGTTCTCTAACATAGTGTCTATATCATCACTGTTACAAACTTTATATGTTTTTGAAATTCCCTCTTCTTCATTTTCATAACAAACCTCACGGTCGTCATAATCATCAGTTGTAATCATTTGAAGAATATCTTTGATGTCCTCTTCTGGAGTTTCTTCGTTGAATCTTTTGTCATGTAGGTCTAGTACTGCAACAACTCTCCAAGGTTCGTCAAAAAGTTCTCTATCTTCAATATAATTAGCCATAAACACGAGGGTCTGTTCTCTTTCAGTCATCATTTTCGTAAATTTTTATTGTAATAAATGAGCATCTTTTCTTGTTCTAGACAGAGCAACATATTGCAACTGCCGTCTTTCATCTTCATCTTTACAAAGGTTGATATTCTTCATATCAACAAAAACCTCACCATAAGAACTTCCTTGAGACTTATGCGTTGAGCAAGCATAGCCATAGTCGAACGATTTTTTCCTAATCAATCTTCCATCATAGTATAAATCGACTGGAGTAGTGAAACTTCCAATAAGTTTATAATATTCACTCCAAGCGGATTTAGATTGTTGCATCCGCCCTGCTTCTTTAAGATTGATAGCTTGTAATCGTAATCCTTCAATACGTGATGCAAGAGCTTGTTTATAATCAGAATCAAGGTCTCTTGCAATCATTGATATTGTAGTTCTATCGTCTGTGGTAGAATCATACATATTCAGTTCATACCCAGGAACTTTCATAAATCCGGGTATATAAATGTCACGCTTTACTGGCTCGTCTACTATAATATAATCCATAGAGTTCCAGAATTTAACTCCGTTAAACTCGAGATTCTCATATCCAGTTAAGAACTCAAACTGATGATATTCAACAGTTCTTGCATCTTCCCAGATTACTCGTCTGATACAGTTGTTATAACTGGCAACCATAGCATTTGTATACGCTAATATCTTAGTTGCCAATATATCTCCATTTCTCATAGCCTTCTTGTAAGCTGGCACTGCGGCCTTTAAGAATGGAACAACATCAGAATGACAATATAGAGAACCCTCCTCTGATTCTACAGAGTGAAACCAATCAATGGTTTTGCTCCTCAAGGTAGTTAATATAGGCATCAAGGCATTATTCTCTGCCTGCCTATAAACCTTAGTAAGAGTGTATTTGTCTTCCAAGTTAAATACTTTGGAAGTGGTAAGTGAATTAACCGGACGTAACTGACATTTATCTCCTACAAAGATAACCTTACAATTAAATGCGGCACATTTCTCAATCAACAAATCAAATAAATCATCATTTATCATTGAAGATTCATCGCATATAACTACTCCACCTCTCGGCATTTGTATTCGTCTATCACTTACTCTAAACTTTAAATCTTTGAAATCCAAGGCAAGGATTTCTATGTTTGGAGATAATTGTAGCAATTGATGTAGAGTAATTGCATTTCTGTCGGCAAACCTGGATAGTACCAGTTTAGCTTTATGAGTTGGAGCACATAAAGCATAATCCATTTCCAATTCTGAATCCATATATTCAATAAGGTTTCTCATTAGAAAACTTTTACCTGTACCTGCTGCCCCAATTAATGAAAATGCTCTCTTAGATTTATCTAATAAGAACCTTTCCATTAAATCCAATGCTTCTCTTTGCTGTTCTCCTAATTGAGGTTTCTCTGTTTCTACTCCTATGTTTGATAGTGTGAAATTAAACATACTATGCAAACAATAGTGTTAACAATACTATCACATTAATGACAGTTTTATACGGATATATGTCCATATCTCTCTCCAAGTCATAGTATTTCCTCAAATAATCTCTCCCTACTGGATTAAGTACAAATATAGAAGTTAATACCATATTCGCAATCCATATCCATACAATGATTTGTGCTATTAAAACCATAATGCTATATAATAAAAAAGAGCGGTTCTACACGAACCACTCTCTCCAAAATAAATTAGTAATATCTTCTAATTCATAGACCCAATTTCCATAGATGTCTGTTGCACCTCTAACCTTTACTTGATAGAGCCTTTGATTGGTATTAGGATTATCTAACGGACCATGTTCCTCAATGTAAGGGCCTAGCTTAATATAATTGAAGTTTTTTAATTTAATTTCCTCTGACAATTCTGCTTTGCCACTATACCAAGCCACCATTAAACTATACCCTTTTTCCTTGATATATGAAGCCAATTCATTTATATATCCAGGGTCTGAATCACCTCCCATAAAGCATATACAAGTAATTCCATCGTTGGATTCTATTAACTTATCAAGGGTATGATGATACAATCTTTCTCCAATATCCTCAGCCAAGTAAGGGCTATGGCAGCCTTTACAATGACATGGACAATTAGAAATGTTTATACAGAGAGTTACCTCAAGAGGAATCTCTCGTAGTGTTACTGCTGTGTCTGTATATTTAAGCATTTGTATATCCTAATTTAGAATTGTCTACTGTGTAAGTAAGAGAATTGTACACTCTATGTGTTTGCTCTTCTTGTCTGCCTGCTGACCAATTCTTTATCTTAGTAAGATAACCAATGATTCTGTCATACATATCTATGTGAGTGCTTCCACACTTAGGACAAGTAGTAACAGGAACCTTAGTAATGAACCCACAGTCTTGACATTCAGAGTTTGGAACATTGAATGTTAGATAACTACATCCAACAGTGGCAGCATAGTTGAGTAACAGACTTGCCTGATTCTTAGTGGGATGTTCGGACAGATTGATATGAGCTGCACTACCTCCGTCTAGCCAATCACCAACATATTCACTTCCATGAAGTTTAATTTTCTCCAAGATTGAATTATTAGATTCTGGTAAGAACACATAGGAAGTATATAAGTTTCTTTCTTTAGGAACCCAATACCCATCAGCTTTATCCCAGTTGTAATTCTTCACAGCTAAAGATTCAGCAGGAACCAGTTCAGTGTTGAACATAGTTTTCTTAGTATTATGGAGTTGATTTTGCTCTTTGATAGTTCCGAAAATAAGATTACAGAACTCTTTGTACTCATCATTGTCACTACATTCAATTCCCAAGAACATTGCAGCTTCATTCAATCCATTTAAGCCAATGGTTAAATACTGATTATTCAGGTTGATAAATCCAGCTTCATATACAGGCAACAAATGTGCATTATATAAGTCCCAAAGTAGCTCATTGTAAGCTGTATGATACTTATAGACTCTGTCTAAAATATTGGTTAGATACTCTTTTACCTCTGGATAGCAATGCTTGCTGAGTTGTGTTCCCGGAATAGGACATTCATCTTTAGTTTCTCTTATAAAATTCTGAATGATTCTATTCAGGTTAAGAGTAATTACAGATTTAGAACCAGTTTGTTCTCCAACCAATCCATTAGTAAATGTAAATTCATTAGATTGGAGTTTATTCTTTAATCGGCAGCAACTTGATAAAGAGTCCACACTATCACTTATATAAGTAAAGAATGAATGTCCTTCTGCATACTCTTCTGAAACAAATTGTTCCCATTCCTTATCTTGAAACTCTCCGTCCTTATAAAGAAGAGATACTGTTTCTACTGGGAATGTGAGCATACAACGAAGTCTCTCTTGATTAAACCACTTCATAAATTTCTTTTGAAGCCAGTTAAGAGAATTCCATTTTGGAGTATCTCCATCAGGGAATACAAAATGTCCATACATTCCTTCAAAGTAAGGTTTATCAAAATAACTTACATTCCAGAAAGCTGATTGAAAACCTCTTGCTGCTGCCGGCTGATTCACAGAATATACGATTTGTTGGAAGTACTGTTCTATTTGCTTACCGATAGTACCTTCGTCAATCTTATTTCCATTTTCGTCTTCGTGCCACCTACGCTTAGCGTTATCACCATCAGCATATTTAAAATAATAATCACCCCATTTCTTACGAGCAAAGTGGTCAAACATTACTAAGAAACTTGCAGTTGCAACAGCTCCCGCAAATTGGGAAGATACAGCAAATATCATATTTACAAACATTCCACAAAATGAATCAAGGTTCTTTGGAGATGCAGATAAACCACCAATTCCCTTAATTCCGCCTTGCAGGAATGGATAACAGGATAAAGCTACACAATATGGGAATCCAAATGTAGAATTTTCATCATGTTTATAGATGATATGGCTCTTTAAATCTCTTTCATACTGTTTGTAGTCGAAATCAGGATATAGTACTTGAAGTTTCTCCTTCACTCTGTACCTATTAAGGTCTATGTTATTACTTTTATACAGCTCATTGTTAAGTACAGCAATATTCTTATTGGCAACATTTGAGTTATCATCAACTTCTGAGCCTTCCGCTGCATTAGAAGCCTTCATAAATTCTTTTATAAATTCTTCTCTTTCTCTCACATTCTCACGAACACGAGCTCTGTTTTCTCTATATAAGATATAAGCTTTAGCAACATCAGGGAAATCAAAGTCCATAAGAATCTCCTCTATCTGGTCTTGTATGTCCTCAATCGTTATTTCATCCCATACTTCAATAGAATCTAAAATATCCTCGACAGTATCTTCTTGTGGTGTGTATCCGCAAGCACTAAATGCTTTCAGGACTGCAATTTTGATTTTTGAGGCATTGAAAGCCTCGCTTGTTCCGTCTCTTTTTATTACGTTCATAGATATATAATTGTTTATATTGTGCCGAAATGCTTTACAAAGATAGTAAAAAATTTCGACACTTCAAAACAAATTGCTATACTGTTAAGATGTCCTTTAGTAGTAAAGTTTTCTCAACTTTATTCATTATATCTTTTCCTCCATCATTGCTGATTAATTGAGTAAATGCATTATATACAGTGAACATATTTACTGGCTGGTCTTCTGGAACATAATATTCGGATTTCTTGTCAAACAATAGTTTATAAGCATCTATTGGAGTACTAGTTGCTAGTTTGACTTTACCATATCCAGAGTCATATGCCATGTTAATAGAGTTTCTCACCCACATTCCAAGATTTCTCTCGATTTGTTCATCAGTTCTTTCAAACTCTGTTTTATGCAGTTTCTCTAGCCAGACTTTCATATCATTAGTCTGTTCCATTAAAGTGGTTACAGGTCTATAATTGATAGCTTTCTCTGGCGACAATTCCTGAATACTTAAGAAAGAAGGATTAAACACGCAGAGGTTAGTACAAGCTCTGTTAAGTCCACCTCTATATATCTTTACAACTGGTTTGCGTACATCTAATCCATATATAAAACCAACTACTTCATCGTGATTGTCAAATGAATATTCTTCTGGCATTACTGCCTGTATCCATACACGATTGTAAGTAACATCATCTACATCTATTCCTCCGTCTTTGGTTTTAGTTATCTGGTCTGGTAGTTTTACTTGAATTCTAAAATCATCAGTAAACTTTGACATTCTTTCTAAGAAAGGTGTTACGTATGCTTCGGTTTTAAAGTACTCATTGTCTTTAATAACAGTAGCTTTACCTTTCAGTAATTCAGGCAGTGTGATTTCCACTTATATTTAATACTTTCAATGTTGTTCCACGATTTATCATATCTATGAACTGATTGAGGGAATCCTCATAATCTTTAATTAAATCTTCCCCGAAGATTGTCTGTATCATGTCTTCATCAAACCTGAAACCTCGATTGTAGGGGTCATACTCAAGATAAATGTAATCGGTTATTTCTGAGTACTCTTCCTCAGCTTTTTCCTCTCCAACTAAATAATCCAGAAGAGAATAGGCTGCTTCAAACTTTTGTTGAACGGCCCATAAAAATTCGCTTTCAATTTCACCTTCCTCTAAATAACATATGTTTACATCTTCCGGATGGATAAAACCGCGGGTTGCTTCACATAGAGAAAAAAGGCAATCAATTGCCTCTTCTCCTGCGTGATTTTCTAATATTTCTCTAAACAAATAATTCATTGTAATACAATTCTTCCATCAATAATTTTTGTGCCATCTATGATTGAATAATCAGTACAAGCCGGAGTGTTTCCAAAGTTCTTATGAATCCATTCGGAACTTCCAAATAGAGAACCTACTGATTTATATGTAAACCTACGTCCGTAGGTTGTTGCAGATTGATGTAAATCTCCCTTTACAAATACAACCTTATTTCCGAATATCTGTTTATTATCGAGGTATTCATTAATAAAGTTCTCTGTCTTTACATCTAAAGTCAGAGGAAGATTCTTAAACATATCCTTATTATCCTTTCCATGGCAAAGTACAAATGTTGTGTCTCCTACATTAAATTCTCCAATAAATTTATCGAAGATTGTACAGTCTACACCTTTATGAGTAAGGATTGCTTCTAATGCTACATTGGCCGCATATCCAAAGTCTCCATCATGATTCGATTCTCCGACACAAATGTACTTCATTTCGTTATAGTTCAAGTGATTTAAGGTATCGAAGAACTCTACCATACACTCGATAAATGTGTGAATTTGTTCTTTGTTACACATATTTTGCGGAAGAGAATGTCCACCACGAGTGGTTTGCCCATCATATCCGTCAAGAGAATCTCCAAGATTACAAACATAGATGTTATTAAATCCGCCATATAAGGCGTTAAGTCTAAACAATTCGTCTGCAATCAATCTCAATCTTCTTCCTACTTCTTCCTTGTTGTAAGGATTAGAATAAATCGAAAGAGGAGAAACATACGCTCCAATGTGCATATCTGACAAATAAATGATAATGTCCTGTTTACCACAAGATTTCTTCGGAGAATACTTGGAGAGATTAGTCAAATTCAATCCATCCAAATCAATATGGATTCCTTCTTCAAGCTTTCTCTTTAACTCAATGTTTTCGAGAGCATACTTTTTAAGAAGTAATCTATCGTTCTTTACAGATTGTTCTTCGATTGTTCGTAAGAAGTCATTCTCCTTTTCACGCATTTGCATATCTGCCAATTCCTCTTGGGTATGTTCCTCAATAATGTGAGGGGCAAATGGAGATACGGCTTTAGTAATGCTGAATACACGAAGAATACGTTTGAAGTCAATAAGAGAATATTCAGGGAAATATCTACTTATCTCTCTTTGAGTAATAGACATTCCATAATATGAATACATTCGGTGAATGTTGTTCATTTCATCTCTTGTAAGTCTTCCAGTAAGAGGAGCTTTGTCTTTTCTTAAGACTTTAAATTCATAGAACTTAATCTTCCCATCTTCGTCACGGATAAGATTAACACTATTTCTATCGTCGTCTGCTTCAAGTTGCACTTGTTCCAGAGTAGTATCATCTGACGTGGATTCTTCCATTGGAGCTGCCGTTTCTTGAGTGAAAGGAAGTTCCGGACATGAAGTTTTACTCCACAATTCATTGATTTTATCCATATCTTCTTTATTAATCATACCTTCCTTGTAATGATTACTTATGTTTTCATAAGTGTCTTCAAAATACCTTTTCGGAAGTTTGTTTGATTTAGTAAAATCTGACTTAGATGCTCCAAGTTCAACCAGTTGTGATAAACGCGCGATAAAATTAGTAATTGTTTTTTTGTAAATCATTTTTCAATGTTTTAAGTTAAGCTGTTACGCCTTTAAAGTTTATTAAAATAAAAAAGGAGTCCGCCTAAATTAATAGACGAACTCCTCTGGGGCTGTATTGATACATAGAAGTTATGCTACAATACCAAAGCAAAGGTATGTTCCTTTCTTAGCACTCTTAGATGGAGTATATTCTACCTCAAATGCGATAGGTTCTCCTTCAAGTACTTGTTTTGTGTAAGTGCAAACGATGTCACCTTTATAACCTTTGTCAGTGTAAAGGGATTTTGCGATTTCTTTAGCCTTAGCTTTTGTTTCGCTAGTTTCAGCGATAACAGAGCCAGTTTTCTTATCAATCAACTGATAAGTAGTTTTGTATTTACGTTTACCTTTTTCGTTCTTTACGTCATTTACTTTGTAAGGACGTTCACGAGTGTCAGCAGCTCCGGCTTCGATTGTAATCATACAACCTGCGTTCTTTACATTCTTAGTGTGTTTTGCAAGATAATCCAGACAGAACTCTTTGATGTCCTTTTCTGTGATTCCACCTTCGTGGTTTTTCTTCCAATTCTTGTACGCTTGAGTTGCGTCTTTCATTACTTCAAATGGTAATTGAGCCTTTGCTTCTTCTTTAGTAAATGCACATACTTCTAATTTCTGGAAATTCAATACTTGTGTTGCCATAATTCAAAAAATTTTTTAAACATTATTCTTATTAATCATCTTCTATTTATTGTTACAAAGATAGTCATTTTTCTGTAACTCACCAAACTAATTTGGTAAATAAATCTTAATAAAGTATAATCTAATTCTTGAATTATCTATAATGTTCTTCCGAAGAAGTGATACAAAGATACTACATTTTTTCGAGGTTGCAAAACCTCACTTGTTAAAAAGTGTGAAAATAAATTTATATCAAATTTCTTCAATAGGATTTGGAGGAAAGCAAAAGCTGTTATTACACATTTGTTTCCATGTGATTTCGCTCTCCTCATAGAATTTATCCACTATTTCATCATTACGCTTTTCTATAAGACCCGCAGCCCATAAAAGCTGATGAAATCTTAGTTCGGGATGTTGTGCCATTAACTCTGTTAATCTACAGATAATAGCTTTATTATACATCAACGTTCGCGTCATAATTAAAAGGGTAAATATTCGTGAAGTATCTTTCCAATCTGTGTCGCCATTTCAGCCGGAGTTTTAATTCCGAATGTGGGGAACTCTGTACAGCCATACATAAAGTCCTCACACATAATAGCTAGCCCCTTTATAAACTTCTCTGGAAGGGGGTCTTTGGCAGTAATCTGCATTAGTATTTTATAAGGAGTGATATCTGGTCTCTGCTGTTTGGCTTTCATAGTCAAATGGCAAGTCAGAGCAATCACCGCAAATTTATTACTGACGTCAACATTCAGGTAGCCGAGCGAGAAGTTGTCGGCATAAAGCTGTTTCATTTCATCATACGTCATATCGTAATATTCCATTAAATAGGTGTCTCCCATGGATTTACAGTATAAAATGCAACCATTCGCAATAGCTTTACAAACTCTGCGAATCCTCTTATTAGTTCTTTCTTACTGACTTTATATACTCCAGCAAAATAATTGGGAACAGTAGATACCAATAGCATGTTTGCTTTCATGTCGGGCTCTTTAAGCCCGTATATATGTTCAGCAGCTAGCATTAGTAACCAACCATACATACCCATTTGCCGATAATAATGATATTGTTCCCAACTTTCATTAAATCGAGTCAAATAATGACCAGTAGTTTTTAAGTCATTTAATGTGATAAGGTTCTCATCTGGACAAATAGTATAATTATCCAGTTTAGCTTTTAGCTTTAATATGAAAGGCTCGTGGTCTGGAACTGTCACTTCGACGTCCAGTATAACGGCTTGCTCATTTAAAGACAATGGTGGAGTCATTATAAATTGAGGATTTAATAGAGACTGTATCTCCTTATTCCTATTTACTGACTGCAAACAAAGCTGTAATTTCTCCCTTGATTTGGAATCCAGATAGATTGGAACCTTGGATGTATTATTTCCAAATTCATATTTCTTTCTGTCAATCCAATATTCTGTGCACTTATTACGTATGGATAAGATTTTCTTATCGTCCATTTTACCCTTGTAATAATCTATCTTGTCAGAAGCGGCTATAATATCTTCATCAGATACTTCACCTTTTATTAAAAAGACAGAATATAGTTCATCTGCCATGAATCCAGCTTTTGCTGTTGGTCTATCGACCGAGTCCACTAAAGTAAATTCATTTGGCTGTAAAACTAATTCATGCACTGCAGAACCAAATACTAACGAATCGGAGTAAGCGGTTTTCAATCCTTCAAAATACTGCTCTGGAGACCCTCCTTGCTCAGGGTTTATATATTTAAGTCTCGAGTTACTGATATAATCTCTATATCCATTCCCAAAATACTCTTCATCAGTAATGTTAAGTACCTTGAGTGTTTCTACTAGGGGATTGAGCTTGATGTCATTCAAGCTCATAGGCATGTAATTCTAATTTAAATGTTGCACTCGGAGTATCTAAATCATCAGCTGATTCATATACACTCATTGTCCCATTCTCATAGTCCATATCAATACAATATGCTTTGTCTCCCGCTTTATATTTACCAACGTCCTTGATAAATACACAATTCATAAAAGTTATAAAAAGAGTATCGCATAGGTCCCAACTTCCCCAAGTGAATAATTGTTTTTCCATTAACCGTAGGTTTTCATAAAGCAATAGGCATCCATAATTTCGTCCTTACAAAGAGAGAAAACCTTATACATAGGAAAGTCAGAAGTTCTTTCGGTGTGATATACCAATGCAGGTAAGCCTGAATTGTGACATTTCAATACATTGCTGACTGAATCATCAATAAATACATCGACCTTACCTTTAATCATATCAGCTTTATTGCCGTGCTGATAGACCATTTGATAGATAGGAGCTTTCGGGAATCCGTTCATCTCCAGCCACTTCTTAGTCCATTCCTTATTGTTTACTCTTTTTGTGCAATACAGAGCTGGCTGGAAATCTGGCATATTAATAACCTTCAGACCAAGCCAAAAATCTCTGTCTTTAGATAATACCTGCTGCACGTTTTTAGTAATTATACTATCTTCGAGCATACGTGGATTGTTTTTTGTATCAAAATACTCACAATATGCTCCCCAAAAGTCGGCTAGACAATCGTCTATGTCTAATCCAATTCTAAATCTCTTCATTTAATAAAATTTTATTCTTTATAAAGCGTCTATATCAATGACATCACCTACTTGGGCATTTGCGGCTTCGATGATGTCAACAAACTCACTCCAATCCCCAGGATAGTCTAAATCCCAGAGATTTACATAAGTTTCAATGATTTTATCCTTAGCTTCTTGAAGGCTTCTGGCTGTAATTTTCTCAACCCAGACGCTATCACTGGTGCTAAAAGGAACTACGTATGTGTTCATTCACAAACTTCGTCAAAGTTTTCAACAATGTCAATCATCTCATTATCGAGAACATCCCAGACTTGGTCGAATATGGTTTGTGGCATCTTTTCGTAATAGGCATAAGCAATACTGCCGGCCATAGCTGCAATAGTATCACTATCTCCACCCATAGAAATAGCTAGTTTTAAACAATCCTCGTAGTCTTTAGACTCAAGAAATGCAAGTAAAGCAATAGGAACACTGCCTTGACAAGTAGAATCGAAATGATATTCTGGACGAATCTCATCCAAAGTCTTAGATGCATACTCTGGATAATATTTATTGAGAATGTCTCTCACAGAATTTTTAGTCCGAAGTTTCTGTTTCATTACGTATATTGCCAATGCAATAGCTTGAGCACCTTTCACTCCCTCTGGGTCATTATGAGAACACAGAGCAGAGTTCTTAGCGAGTTCAAGACACTCCTCAGCACTTTTAGCTGCATAGCCACAAGGACTTACACGCATTGCCGAACCATTACCATAGCTTCCATAAGGAACAGGATTATCAATCCATTTACGGAACATTCCACCATATCCTCTGTTGGGATATTTCTTACACATTTCTTGGATGCACTCTCCAAATTGCTCTGGAGTAGGATTTCCGTACTTTAGAATAGCATTTGCTACTCCAATAGTACATACAGTATCGTCTGTAAAACCATTACCTGTTCTTACTAAACGAACCACTTCATACAGTTTAGTTCTTCCGAACTTTGCTTCATAGGAGGAACCGCAGACATCACCTGCAATTGCTCCAAATAGTACATAGTCTATTATCATTGGTAGCTGACTGAGTTTTTAATAGTTATTTCTTCGTTGTAAAAGTTGAATCCTTCTGGAGTTCCAAAACTTGCCACTGAAAATGACCTGTCTATTGCTCCTTCGTAGATTTCATCATCTTCAGCTTCTTTAGATACCTTGACAATCATTCCTTTAAAACCTCCACCTACTGGCTCTATTGCAAGAACGATATAGTCATAGCCATTGCTTGCGTATCTGAGAAGGCACGGATAAGGGAGTGTCTCAGACGTCATAGGAAACATGATTTTCTCTCTTTCTGTTTTAGGAGTATGCTTAATCATAATTCAATTATTTTAATTGGATTTAAGTTAAATGAACTTGGGGTTATTTGTACTTTATCTTTTGTAAGAATCACGTTCTTACTTAAAGATTCGGGTGGATAAAGATAAGTAGGAATCTTAGAAGTTTCCAGATACTTAGAGAAATGGGCTCCGAAAGCAATGTTTTCCATACCTTCTGTGAGTACTTTCTCTTCAAGATACTCGAATACTCCCTCATCAATTCCACTATCACTACGTCCAGAAGGCATCAACGGCAACAGAACATGATATTTTACATCACTTCCATAGCGTTTCCATTCATTAACAAAATAGTCAACGGATTCCTTGTTGGAAATAATATGGTGAATATTTACATTTGTGTCACCCATCGTAATGAGATTGCAAATAGCCATATCAGCATATTTACGCAACTCTCTATTTCCTAAACTTACAGCAACTCCGCCTACGAAGTTACGAGTATATTCAAGCAACTCTCGATTAGTGGCCCTAGACAACGTAATGCCATTAGTAGTATAATTAGGAACTACTCCTGTATTATACACTGTCTCTAAGAACTTACAAAAGTCTGGATGAATAGTAGGCTCGCCAGTAGAACCAATAGCAATTTGAAATGGCTTATCAGTAATAGTGACGTGATTAGCCTTTTCTTCTTTATAAAGACTCATCCACTTTACCCATGTTTCGCATATATCAGGATAGTTAATTCCTTTATGTGAAGCACTTACGTAACAGAATGGACATTCTGCATTACAAAGAGTGTTAATACCCACATCGTAGAACTCTGCTTTATCAGCCGGAAGTTCTTTTGCAACTCCTTCACCAAGTCTAATAGTCTTTAAATTTGGAGACCAAATTGCATTATAATTGTAGTCTGGAAACACTCTTCTTTTCAAACCCCAATGGTTAAAATCTTTCATCTTTTAATTGTTTTTTAGTTTCTTTCGTTTTCTGGAAGTTCTTTCCATTCAGAATAAGATACAACTTCTATCACTCTTTTGGTTTCTGGGTCAATGCGACAATAACTGTCACAAGTTACCACTTCAAGGTTATTAAGTAACCAATTGATTGTGGCTCTTCTGCTGTGGTCTATATCAACCCACACGAATTTTTCCAACTCTTCAAGAGATTCTTTAAATTGTAAAGAGAAGACTTCCTTGGTGAATAAATCCCGCTTGTTTTCAGGTATATATTCATTCTTATCTTCGTTGTAATAATCATCAAAAGTCTTTATCTCCAATTCCCCGCCCATACCGGATGAAGAATCGTACTTGGCTCTTTCTTCGTCAGATAGTTTCTCCCACTCATCCCAATCGCCATCAAAATAGTTCTTGTTTGCAACTTGCTCAATTAGATTTACTAAATCATTGACTGGAGTAGTTGCCTTAACTACGAATACCTCTGAACTAGAGTTCGTAATAATGTCTGAAACAGACTGTAATTTAATTCCTAATCGCATCTTTCTACTGTATAATTTTCTTCTCCGAACTTATCTTTGAGAATAGCCTTAACTCCTACTTCAAAGAATGTATCACATTCTATTCCATAAGGAAGACTTAATTCACAGACAAATCCTTCAAATCCTTCTTCATTCTCATGATAATATTCAGTCTCGTCACTAATAACAGGACTTAGTTCCCAGTCACGAGAAGGGAATAAATCCTTCAATGCATTGTATATTTCATCATGTAGGACTTTGTCCTTAGTATCTATTCTAAGAAATGTTTCAGAACTTGAATTTGTAATGAGGTCGGAAATTGATTGAATTTTAAGTGTAATTTTTAATTTCATATTAGTGTCGGCTTTCTTGCCACAAACAGTCACCTCTCGCATCGCCTAATACGTCTTCGCAGCCACTGAAATGGTCTTCAATGTCAACAACATATAGTCCTTCAAGTTCATCCATACGAGGAAGAATATACAAGTCAACAAATGCTTGCCAATCCTCGTAACTGAGACAGTCGTATGGTTCCTCTATATCAAGGTAGCCACATATAAGGTCAGCTTCCCAATAGTTATTGCGAATCCATTTCTCAGTTACCATATATACACTGATACACCCATCAGCATCTAATGAATCATAGTGATTAGCATCACGTTCGTTCATTAAGAAGGTTTCAGAAGATGAATTAGTGATAATATCAGAGATGCTCTGTATTTTTGTTAAAAATTTCATACTCTAATCTTTTTGAATTTACCACATTTTTTACATAAAAAAGTGATTTCTACCCAAGTGGGACATTTATCAGTCCCGCTCCAGTATAATTCACTCTGTTTTACTTGTTCCCATTCATGGCAGCATAGGAATTTCTTTTTAAACGCTTCTACTAAGTCTTTAAACATATCAATAACGATAGTCAGCACTGTATAGAGTATCTAAGGAGTTCAGAGCTTTGGCAGCCATTTCAGCGTCCTTATTGTCTAATCCGTCCTTAACTCTAATGTTCAATTCTTCAAGAGCTGGGAAAGAGTCCCAGGCATCGCCATTTTGTTCTACACAATATTCTTCGTATGTCTGTGCTCCATTCTCAATTGCAACTCTTTTTACTTCATCAAAAATATATTCAAGTGCTTTAGACTTACTTTCACTCCAATCTCCTGCATCCCAGCCGTCAGAGTAAATTTTTTCAAGAGATTTAGCATAATCATTATCCCCGTCCTTGATATAATTTTTGATGTAGTCATAGTATGCGTCCTCCCATTTATCATCGAACTTAGTGTCGAATACAAATAGGTCAGAGAACATAAGAGTACTTCCTACCGATGCAAGTAAAGAATCCACAATATTCCTGATAATACATTCTGCATTGTCATTCAATACTGTAAATGTTTCAGTGGAACTGTTAGTAATTAAATCTGTAATAGATTGAATTTTGATTTTCATTTTATCCTAAATGATAACGGTTAATATTTGAATAATCTAGACTTTCTATAAACTCCATTACCCATCCCGGTATGCTGTTATCTGTTACTGACTCGATGACTAAGTCTCCTCTTTTTATTTTAATGTGTCTGTAAAAATCATAGGTCATATCATTTGATGCTACCCAAGTTTTGTATAATTCGCTCGGAACTAATCCGGCAGCGGTTACTACTTTATCAATCAATTCTTCTATTTCCTGATTTTTACTTTTTTGATTGTGAACTACAAACAACTCACTCGAGCTATTTGTTATCACATCTGATATTGACTGCGTCCTCAAGATTACTATCATCATCTAAAAGTGTTTGTAAGTTATTAATTTCTCTTTGGTGATAGTCTATTTCGTCCTCTAAATCCATAATTATAAGATTATGTTCAAGGATTTGGCTCTCTATCACTTCTCTCTGTTCATTTGTCATAACAATAAAAAAGGCGACTATTGTTTAGTCGCCTTAATTAGTTCATAGAAATATTCTTTTGTCATAATGACATATTCTCCAATAGAGCCCATGTTGACTTCTTTATTTACCTGATAGTTATGAAACACTACCAATGGTCTGTCTTTACGAGGGCATCCGGGAATAATGTCTTGATACGAGGGCTTATTCTTAGTACATTTGCATTGCACATAGAATGGTAACGTGTTTGGAATTGTCTCTGCTATATCTATTTTATCAGCATCAAGGTTTTTCGATTCAGAACGAGAGGACTTCAATCCTTCAAATCCAAGTGCCGTTAATTCCTTGATAATCTTTAACTCATAATTGTTACCCTTCCTCTTTGCATACGCTCCTGTGTGTTTCTTCTTTGGTTTCTCTTGTTCTTCTGCCATAATAATTTACTCCTTCTTGGATTAGTTCCAAGGTCTTTTTGTGTCCATACTTTTTGTGAAAATCTGAAATATCCTTAGCACCATAGCTACGAGGTATCATAAGACAGATTAGACCAGTGTCTTTTCTAATTTTTTTCATATTAGAAACACCGGCTAAATCATTATCATATAATACACATATGTGCTCAAATCTACTTTTCAATTCATCAAAAAGAGTTTGCGGAATAAATAAATTCTCAGAGTTAGGCGCTATGGCAGGTATTCCACACGAATAAAAAGTCATTACGTCTTTCAGAGACTTAGTAATAACCAGAACTTTACCCTTTTTAGGTAACTGGTCTAGTCCCTGTATCATTTTAGCAGACCAATTAGAAAGGAATCTATACGACTTTCGTTTAGGAAAATAAATTCTCCATAACTCTAGTCCATCCTTTTTACCTTTATAATAACCATAAATGGGACTTTGTTCGTTGGAAGAAGCAAAATAATTTCCATTTAAAAAAATGGATTTACAAGAATATACCCTAAACTTTTTCAGTATAGGGGGCGTGATACCATAAGAAGCCCACCACTCAAGCTCTTTTTGAGAGAAATCTTGCATCTCAATTTGAATACTGGCTGGCCCAGTTTCCTCAAATTTCTCAGCTCGTTCATTAATTTTGCCTTTGTTCTTTTTAAGATGTGGGGAAGATATTAGTCCGAAATCATTGGCGATGATTTTCAAGGCCTGATGATAAGTACAACTAAATTTCCGCATTACAACGCTAATGAAGTTTCCGTAGAAATCTCCCTTAAAGTCATTAAAGATAACATCGCCCGATTTATTCACATAAAATGAACAAGTTGGGTGGTCATCAATCCTTAGAGGTGATTTAAATAATCCCTTCTTTACAGGAATACCCAAATAGTATTCCATGTAAGTTTCTTGGGAGTATTTAGATAACAAATAGTCTTTTGTGATTGTAGGTTCAATCGTGAATTGCATATTAACATACTATTTTATTGAACCACAAAGATAACAGTTTTAAATCTCAATTCCAAATAACTCTTAATGAGATTAGTAAGAGCTAAGGGATATTAGCTTTTACTTCAAAGAGTTAAAGTCAATAGCATCAACAGATGCAGTATCAGAGGCTGCGTCAGCTGCACTATTCTTTTTCTCAATAGCATCAACGTCAGTCGGCTTCTTAGCCTTTAAATCTTCTTTTCTCTTTAAATCATATTCAGTAAAGAATAAATTTTCTCCAATGAAGTTATCAGAAACGAATACTTCACCTTGTTTGTTAAGAGCCAAGAAATAAGGAAGACGAGGTACGAAATTTCCGTCTTTGTCTGTTGCCCCTATAAGTTTCAAGTTAGTCTCTGTACCAAATTTTGGTTTAAGGATGTTGATGAAATTTTCACAAAGTTCACCGAATGTCTTAAAGGGAATACCCTTTAGTCTTTCGAACTCTTTCGGAGCTATCACAGTTCCTAATTGAGCAATAAAGGACATTGTTCTTTCAAAGTTGCTAGGGCTTTCAACTTCGTGTCCTTCTTTGTTTTGGCGAGTTGGTCTCTTGTCGTCTCCTTCTTTTGGGAAGAAGATGCTTTCTTCATAGTAACCGTCGTTGTTCTCAAATCTCACTTTCAAAATTTCATATACAGCATCAGGGTCTTTCTTTCCCTTTAATGTCTCTACCTTAACGTCTGCGAGCTTAACTCTGTGAATCTCATAAGGTTTCAATCTTGGTTTAGATGTTGATACTGCGGGTGCTGCTGAAAGGTTAAAATTTAATTCCATATTGTAGATTATTTTAATGTAAAGTCGAATTTTGTTATAGTATCTTCTTCTACTGAATCATCTTGTACCATATTTGCAAGTTGAATATCCAATGGAATATCTTCACTTGGCTCTTCATCTACTTCATTTACATCAATCTTATCATCTACTACTTCTGATTCCTCTGGCATACTGTCCCCTATAAGCATGAATAGTCCATCCTTATGTGCATGGGGTATAAGTGTAAATTGGGAACCATATTCACTAAGAGTTTCATTAGCTTTACCTCTACAACTTACAGTTAAAGAGTTAGTTAGCTTATTTCCTCCCTTAGTTCCAAATGCTTCATTAGAACCTATCACAGGCTTTAGAAGCTTTCCGTGCTTTTCGTACTTAATATCGATTCTATCATCAGGACTAACACCAAGTGCTTCTGCAGCGGCTTCATTTAATATATATTTATTGTCTTCGAGAACAATTAAAGGTTCTTTGCTATCTGGAAGTGTAGACTTACCTTTACCCTTTTTAGGAGTTTCAGCTTTAGTCTTCTTTGCACCAGTTTCTCCTTCGTTCAAGATTTCGCGAGACACAGGAGTGTATTCCCCTGTCTCTGGGTCGAAATCGAACACAATCAGCATTTTAATCCTCACCATTATATTCCTTAATACGTTGAATTACCATGTTCAAATCATTATCTATCAATAGTTCATCAAACAATCCCATTGGAGACTTAGCAGTGCAAGTTCCGTCCGAGTTAGTCTTGAACATATAACGAGGTTTATTTTCTTCATCCTTCTCGATTGTAGTGAAAAGTACATAAGTGAACAAACCTTCTAGAGTAATAACTGAATCCAACATCTTACCAAGAGTTTTAATCTTTAGATATTGGTTAACTCTATCCCCAATATTCTCACTATGAGTAGATACTACAATATACAAATCATCACGAAGATTCATTGCATTTTTCAGCACTGAATAAGCATGTTGTGCCATTTCAGTAAACTTCTCATATCCCTTCTCTTTAGCTCTATCCATAGCTTCAAACGCCATGAAATACTGGAAGTCATCAATAATAACGTATTTAATCCACGCCATTTTGCTATTGATTAGTTTCAACATAGTTGCCACATTATCAACGCTAGTTGTTGTGTAGAAGTTACCCAACTCTTCTGGTGTTTTACCAGCTGTGTTTAAGTTACGATACTTCTTTTTTGCACCAGGAATACCCGGTCTTTTACCTGTTGTTGTGATGATAAAAGTTTCTTCTGGATTTAAATTTCTGATTGAAGTAGTCTTTCCAGAACCAGACTCTCCGCAAATACAAATCATTTCTGCCATTATAGTGTAATAGTTATTTGTAAAGGTTTATTTTCTTTGGCATCTATTTTCTTTGGCTGAATCTCTTCATACTTTTCCTTTACATAGTCGGAAGTTAAATACTTCCCGTAATCATAGATTTCGTCAGATTTTGGCAACTCTTTCCAGAGTCCGCACTTTCCATAGAAGGTAGTTCCTACCTCTATATCTGACTCACCATAACGATTCTTTAGAACAGTTATGCTTCTAAATCTAGATTGTAATGTTTTTATGTCGTAACCCTTATATTTATTCAGTCTTTCTCTGAACGGATTGAATATAGAAATAATGATTTCACTATCCTGAGCTGGAGAACCACTATCCTTTATATCTGAGATTTGCATATTATCAAATCCAGCTTTTTTTCTGTCCATTGAAGTAGAATCTCTATTTGCCTGCATAATAACTAGCGGACTAATTCCACATCTATTTCTCAAAGTTACCAAATAAGATGAAATTAAATCCATTTCTTCCTTTAGACTTCTTCCTTGAGATTTACGAACAAGACTCAAGTGGTCTATCACTACTAAATGAATCAGGTCTTCGTTGTCTGGCTCATAAATAGTTCTAGTTTCAGTCTCAATAAATTTACCTCTTCCTTCCAGTTCCTTCATTAGGGATGAATACAGAATCTCTGCATTTAAAGCCTTATCGTGAACTGTAATTACCTTTTCAACATCATGTAACCAAGGTAAAGATGCAAGAACTAAATTATAGTGCTCTTCGCTTAATGTATATCCCTTCTCTTTAGAAAGTAATTCTTTAGTAGATAATTCAACTCCATATTCCTCGAATATGTGCATACATAGTAGTTTAGCAAAGAGTAACTCACTACTCATTTCCAAACTATAATATGTAACTTTGAAGTTGTCGTCATGTAAATGTTCAACCAGTGGTCTGTAAATGTAAGAATACAAAGCTAATGAGGTCTTACCAGAACCAGTTCCACTAAATAACAGAGTGTAAGTTCCCTTAGTTACTCCATCTATTATACTCTCCAACTTGGGCATACCCATACTTAATCCCCAGTTCTTTCCACTTCTTCCTAATGTGATTTGATGTACTAACGAGTTTGTTATCATAAAGACCTAATTGCTGAAAAGTTTATACCATCATAATCTCCACTCATTAATAATTCTATGTCTTTCCATTTTTGCGAAATGACAAACTCACAAATGCCGAAGTTTATAAAGCTAGTATTTTCAAGTGCCCAGTTTAAGCACTCCAACACATGCTCATGTTCGGCTGGATTATGTCTTATAGATTTACCATAAAATCGGAAGAAATCCTCAAGACTGTCAAATTTCTTAGCAATATTACGTAATCCATACGTAACTCCATTAATGTTAGTAAATGCAGGATATGCTTCAAACAGCTCTTTTCCCATTTCAAACGAAGCTCTATAAAAAGTCTTTAAGAAATTAACAGCAAAATCAACCTTTTCAGGATGAAACTGTTCTCCTTTATTGGGAATCTTATAAGACTTCAATATTACTCCCTTATTCTGTAAAGAAACAAGTGTATCTCTCAAAGGACCTCTCATTTCTTCTGGAATTGCTAAAAATCTAAATACATATTCAGGGTTATATTCTTCTTTCGCAAAAAGTAAAATTCTAATTGTAAATAGCTCATTCGGAGAGATTTGATACTTCTCCAAAATTGCTAGCTCATTGTCTATTGTTAAACTTAATTTATCCAAACAGTTAAAAATTAAATAGTAAAATATTAATCTCTAACTGTAATCACTTTAATCTCCTCTCAGAGCGTTATCAATTACATACGGTTCTAAAAACTCTTCCAAAAGTTTGTCTACTCGGTTTTCTATAGCTACTGGGCTATATATCTTATCGTTAACCTCGAAAAAGTCCATCTCTTCTGTTGCGTCCAAAATTCTAGCCAACAACAGTAATTCTACTTGTTTCTCTAATATCATTTCGAATTGGATTACAAAGATAATAAAAATAATCGACATTTCCAAACCTAAGTGAGATTTAGGCAATTTTAACCTAAATCACTTGGTCGGTCCTTCCCATGTCTCTAAAAAGAATTCTAGGTTTCTCTGACATTCGGCAGGGTCTTTATATGTATATTTGCTATCCCAGCATTGATATCCACAGTTTAATGTCCAAGCCCATCCCCATAAGTCAGCTTCCTCATCGTACCAATAGTTCATTGATACGTCATAGTTTTTTCCTGCTTCCTGTATTGTCATATTATATTAAATATGTTGTCTATTGCCTTTTTGACAACCGCATTATTACAAATATCATATTTCTCACTCCAATTTGATTTTCTGTAGTAAGAAAATATCTGACTAGAGGTTAACTGTGTTGTTTTAATATGGGAATACTTAGAAAGTTTATTTATAAACAATTTACTAGGCATTATTTGCAAACAATAGTGCTTTCCCGAAACTCCGTCTATCGGACCATCATCTTGTATAATAAAACGATATTCAATATCATAAGCCTCTAACCACTCTGCTATCAAGTAAGCAAAATAACAGCAACCTCCAGAATTCATACTATATCTCCTATCTAGCTCGGATGCTAGATAGTTTAACTTTTTAATCAGAAATTCCATATGTTAATCATAGTATCCACTCATCCAACGTTGTCTTTCTATATACTGTTTAGCAGTTTTAGACACTGGAGCATTATACCAGTTTTTTAACTTCTTCATTTCGTTATCATAATCGCTTGACATAATTTTGTATTTTTAAATAAGTTAGTAAAATATCTCAATACCTAAACATGAAGGTCATTGGCTTTTTCTTTATCTCTTCAAAAGGTTCTCTTTTCAATACGTGCATTAATTGTTCTTCGTCTAAAGTTACATACTTTTTATTGGCATGTGACTTATTAAACCACTCTTCTTCAACAGTTCCTCTTACCACAAAGGTAAATATTTCTGCACGCTTGTTCGGAGCAAACCTAACTACTCTTCCAGTTCTTTGTATCATTTTGGTAGGACTTGAATCCATTCCTAGAATTATAGCTACAGATAATCCAGAAACATCCATTCCCTCATCTGCTTTTTTAACGGTATTTAATACCCCAGTATCCATTTTACTGAACTCTTCAAGAGTTATTCTGCTTTTCTTTTTTGAATCTTTTCCAGTATAAACAGACCCTCGTTTTATTTTTTCTGCAATTTTAGTAGTTGCAGAAAATGTGACTATTTTACAATCCTGCCTGTAATCACAAATTAATTGAGTAAGTCTGATTTTATCTGGGTGATTATAAATGAATTGTTTTCTTTGCTGCATAGTTCTTGCAAAACCAACAGCATGAAATGTGATATCCTTTAGAACTTCAGACTTTATTTTCCCATCCTTTATCTTGTCTCTTTCACATATAAAGTCTCTATAAGCCATTCTATATTTATAGCCCTCTTTACCAATCATTTGCATGGCTAAAGAGAAGTTATAATCAAAGTAAGAGAAGTGTTCAGTAAACTCTCTATTATATTTCTGGTACTCGGAGATGTCTGCATCAATATACACTTTATATTCAACATAATCAGAAACCCATCCATTCTGAAGAGCTTCTTCAAGAGAAATAGTATCAATAATTGGACAATATTTCTCAATAATTTTATGTCTTCCATCAAGTCTCTCAAGTGTTGCGGTTAGACCAAGTATCATTCGATACTTGACTCTTTCAAATACTTCACTAAATGTATCAGCTCCCATTCTATGAATTTCATCAATTATAAGTATATCGCAAGTCCATTCGTGTTTAACGACGGTATTGATTACTACAACCTCTGCGTTCATAAAGATTCCATGCTTAGTAAGTTGCATAATCCATTGCTCTTTAAGCAAGTCTGTCGGGACTACAACCAATATTCTAAACTGTGGATATTTATTCAAGACACTCTTTGCACATTTAATGGCAGTATAAGTTTTGCCTACACCAGTACCATATTCTAAAGTTCCTCTACATTTATTATCAATCCATTTAATTCTACCTTCTTCCTGTCTTTCATCACGAGTTGGCGGTGTAAATAAATCCAAAATTAGATTATAGATGCTAATATTACATAATTATCTACAGGAATAGTAGAAAGTTTCCCCAAAATTAATGAAACTTTAAAGAGAAACAACTCAATTTTAGAGGGTGTATCCATGATATTCAGCAACCTTTTCGATTTGCTCCATTCTAGTTTCCCACTGCTCGATATGATACTTCACTTCTTCTTCAAGTAAGAACAATACTTTATCTCTCAAAGTAGTCAGTTGTTCGGTAGTTAAATCGAAATACTTCTTACTCTTCAAGTTAATCATTGCTCTCAATTGTCCATATGTCAATCCTCTCGAATTTACATATAGTTTAGCAGTAGATTTTAAATTGAGACGTTCCCTTACTACTTCTAATCTGTCTCTGATATTACCGTTCTCGTCCTTTTCAGTCAAGTCTTTCATTTCCTGTGGAGTGAACCATAATCCCTGTTTCAGAATAAAGGTAAGGGTTATATGTTGTTTGTTAAATTTACCTAGTGCATCTAGGCATCCATCCAATACTAGCTCGATAGGTATGCTTGCAAATTCCAACGGGATTCCGTTTGTAAGGGTAGAGATAGGATATTCTTTTAGTTTATCCTTAGTAAGTTGTTCCTTGTTGGCTTCAATGACTTTACTCAAATCATTTCTATACAAGAATCTCGGATAACGCTTTCTGTCTTCTGTTTCTTTCTCAAGATAACGAAGATAAAGCTCAGTGTTACATTTGTCTCTCTGTTCCTTAATAATATCTAACAATACATATCTTCCCGGATGTGCTTTGTCAGTGTTATATAACATAGATTTACAGTGTTGATAAAAACTTCTCAACTGTTCTTCTGTACAGTCAACCAGACGATATTCTGATTGAACTTTTTCTCCACCAAACTCTTCTTTAGCACCTTTCCAAATGAAAGATTTAATATTATTATCCTTTGCTGCAAGCGCTTCTTCTAGCTTTTCTTTAACTATCATAACTTTTATAAACTTTTACTATTCTTAATTTTTCATCATCTCTTTGTTTTAAAAGTTATCTATTGTGTTCTTAGCCGTTACATATACATAACATACTCTTTCTTTTCTTCTGGTTTAGGTATAAACTTAATAAATTGTATGTTATTATAATTATAGGGAATCATTTTACTCCCATCGAACCATGTATCAATTCCGGCTCTAATCTCTTTATACTCTAGAAAGCCTACTTCTCCCAGACGTAGTGAGCGGTGTTCCCAATTCGGGAACTGCACACACATAAGATACTCTTTACTTTCTAAATCCTGAAATACATACGTGACATATTGCTCGGGGTCAGTACTACTCGCAACCAGTTTCGCAAGTATTGTTATCATCCTCTATGATGTAGTCACGAATAAGGTCTTCCTTATCTGTTTCCGTGTCTTCATCTGTGGGGATTGCACAATACTCAATCCAGTCTTCCATGTAGCTATCAAACACCTCATTGGCATATGCTACCAATTCCGGGTCTTCATCGTCTCTATCCCAACCGAGTTCTCCATGGGCTTCTTCTATTGCATCCGCATAAGTACCTAAGCCATTGGTACCTTCATAAGAATCATACTTTTCACAAGCTGCTTCCCATGCTTCATGTTCTGCATCTTCGTGAGATTCGAACATACCGGTGTATAAATATTTCTTTCCACCGAAACCTCCACCGAGTCCAGCATAAATGTTATATTCTTTCATTTTACTTCTATCAATTGTTTTTACTGCCATAATACGTCGTTTTCAGGAATTTCAATACCAATCTGTTTGCACTTATTATATTGAGCTTGAGAAATTCTACCTCTATATCCTGGAGTGTTTCTCATAACACGAATCCAGCCAGATGCTTCAAGTTGCTCTACTGATTTCTTAAAATAGTAATATGCAAGGTCATCATGTTGCATCCAGTCACAAGGATAGAGTTTTCCGTCTCTATCTATCCAACCATTACCATTCCATTCTTTACCAGTGGGGTCTAAATAAGTGTCTTTATAATCAAGCTCTTCGAAGCAGATTGCTTCTACTTCTTCTAATACATCGAAAGCACTTACTGGGCATCTCCCGTAATTCCCATTATAGCATAAAACATCCACTCCGTCACGGTAATCCTTAATATCTTTATCAAGGATTTGTCTCCAGCCAGGTTGTACACGTTCTAACCCAGCTTCTCTTATTTTTATAAACAAGCCCATATTGTAATAAGCATTAAGTAATATAAGTATGTTTTCATTTCTTAAATAACCAATATAAAAGTTTGTTTTCTTCCCAGCCTTTCCACTCAAATTGTATGAAGCTTATTGCAGTTACTAAAATGAACGCAAGAGCCACATTAAGAAATGGAATTATACAAACAGCATAAAGTAATATCTTTACAATGTTAGGAACTTTAATCTTTTTTTCATCCCAGTCATCGTAAGCATACTTATTTGCTATCTTTATCCACCAAGATATTACTATAATGGATATAATTATTGTTATTAAATATGTCATTTTATTTTTCTCTATAATCTACACAACCATACTTCGCAAAGTCACAAATCTTCTTTTCGATTCCTATAAAACAAGGATATTTTACACACTCTTTACAAGTTCGAGCCGGATATTTGTATTTAACTCCGTCCTTATCCTTATCTATTGCCTGCTTTTTTGCCATTAGTTTTTGGTTTATAATTCTCACAGAAATTTACAGCGGCATCTAATGCTTCGCTATATTTCAAATATCCAGCTCTCGGCAATCCATTATTGGAATCTGCCCAATGAGCTGTTGTGACATTGCCTACATAAACTCCAGCAGTCCACAACCATTGACCTTTATTTTGTTGTGGAAATATGCAGATTCGGAATCCTTTTGCTTCCCATTGTTCGATTGTTTCAATCATCGGCTAACCACGCTAAGAATATTGCCCAAGCTATACATGTAAGAGCCATAGCTATTACATTGCTTACTAAGGATGATATTACAGCAGCTCCGAGAATTAAACCAATCCAATACCTTACGTCTTTCATTTTACAAATAGTACTGCAAATAGTCCAGCTGCAACAGTAAATCCCCCTATGGATAAATTCCTAAGTTTCTTTACTCGTTTCTCCTTCTTGGTTAATTGTATATTCAAAGAATTAATGACTTGGTCATTAATATCTGCTTGCAACATACATCTATTTAATTGGGACAGCCTTAGAGAATCCATTGCAACAAGATTCTTATTAATAGTCTCAAGACCGTTTACTTGCTGAATTAATAAATCCACTTCCTTAGAAAGCTTTCTATGCTCTAAAAAGATTAGATTAGTGTGCTTCAACTGTTGGGGAGTTATTACCACCAAAGAATCTTCCGTAACTTTCGGATAGGTAGTCTGAGAAAAACTTGACATCGTCCCCAAGAGGCTGATTAGTAATATCAATATAATCTGCTTCATATTTTTCACGAATTTTTATTATTTTTACTTTAGTAGTATCAACAGCATTACGTAAACTATCGTTAATTTTATTGATACTGCTGATGTGATTATTTAAAGAGTCGATGTCTCGCACCAACTCTTTATAATCATCACTGGGAGATGCCGGAAGGTTTTTTCTGTAGACTCTATCCATAATAGTCATTGTACCTGCTATGCAGATTAATGCTATTAATAGATAAAGTGCCCAGTTATCCTTCATTATAATTCTCCTCTTCTTTGCAATTCGGCATCATATTGCAGACACTCGCTAAGGATTTCGAGTTCCCAATCCGGAGCAGTCAGCAGATAATCATGAACTTCCTTCATTCTTGGGCTCAGACTTTGACGTTTTTCTTCAAGTTCAAGTTCGAAGAAATATCTTTCTGCATCAGCTTTATAAGCTGCAAGATACTTACCCGGATTCTTTTCAAAGAACTCTGCTTCCTGTTCAAGAACAGCCTGTACCATAGTAGAATTGATAACACCACAAGTGTCAGCGCGAAGGATAGTGAATGGGTTTTCTTTTGCCTTTCTTTCAGCTTCGGTTATACCAATTCCACGAACATATTCATCACCATCACGTCTTACTGCAATACCCAGGCGAAGTTGTTTTACTTCTGTATCGCTTGCGTTATCGTCACCTTCCTCAATCGGGCAACTAAGTGCACAGATTGTATACTCACGTTCGTCACCTTTATAATCAATAAAAGTTCCTTCAATAAATTCAGCTACTTTTTTCATTTTGTTTATTTTTTAATGTTTATTAATCGTCATTTGGGTTTCTTCCTGGATAATCCAGATAGAAACTCAGGATAGTATCCTGTTTAGTTTGCCAGTCAGTGTCCTCATTTGCCATTTCAGCAATAGTACGACTGATTGACTCTTCTTCGATCTGTTCCAGAACAAGTTTACCATGTTCATCATCGTTGCCTTTCAACCATGCTTCTGTAGCCCAATCACCTTCCTGTATAGCCTGCTTTACAATCTTATTAATTGATTCTGTAGTTTCGATTTCTCTGTCTACAGTAGCTTCGAATGGATAAGCTCTATTAGGAATATCCACATTTATAGCTTCAATTCTTGGATACTGAAATTCGGCATCATTATAGTTTAGATACCAAAGAATCCAGTTGTGGTGATTATCTTCTTCGTCAGCTCTCAAGATAAAATATTCTTCAAGCTTGGGAAGTCCTTGACAACTAAAATAGTTGGCAAATGTTCTGTAAAGATTGTGATTGCTCAATTCTGCACCGAGTTGTTTTACCAACATTTCAATCATTGCATGACTAAGAGTACATACTCTTCTGCTCTTGTCGATTGTTTGCTCGGTCTTTGCCATTGTAGGAGCAACACTATCGTTTTTTACGACTGGTCTTTCGCTTTCCTTTTTCTCCATTTTTATCGTATAATTTAAATCCATTACTCTCAATATATGACATAGGAGCGCCAACCCATGCAACACATTTCATATAAGTACATGTCTTGGTCTTTACGGTTTCGCACTCCTTAAACTTGCCAATTGGTTTATCAGTTGAGTAGTGTTGAGAGCCTACACATTCAGCTCTATCCTTGAAGATTCTATAAAGATTCACTTCGTAGATAAAGCTGTCTGTCACTACTACTTTAACGTCCCCAGAATGGTAGACTGGTTCCGGTGTAGGTTTTGCCATTCCATGAATAGTTTACAAGGTTGTCTTTGTACTTTGCCAAGATTTTTGGAATATCACTTTGTCCACATTTAATGGATAAAGTGGTCTTTCCACCCTTCGGAACCTTGTGTAACCTTACTATGAGCTTGTCATAGAACGGAATACTCTTTTTCTTTCCTGCCCATCGGGTAAGAAACTCGGTCTTGTCACGAGCCCGCTCACGCTTCAGGATGAATTTTTCGGAAGGAGTCTTAGTCCAAACCGAAGGGTCTCTCGGCACAAGTGGTGGAACACGTAATCCCAACGCTACCATTTCTGCGTCGTTATATACATCAACTCTTAATTCTTCGTCACTCTGTTGTACTCTTTTTGGTTTTTCAATCTTTTTCATGATTATAATTATTTATTGATTTGAATTACTGATACTCCACCCTTATAGCCATTACTGACTATAATAAATTCATAACCTTTATAGGTAAAGGTATGTACAGTGCCGTCGTTTTTGAAGCTAGAACCGAATGTTCCTATACGATTAACAACTACACCATTATAACTCCTGTTTTCAGCCGGAGTTCCACTGCAACCTACCATGAGAGCTACTCCCAAGGCAAGCCCAAGTAATAATTTTTTCAAATTTTCCTGAATAGAATTTTAAAAACTATGCTATACTTAGCCAATGTAGTCCAATCATCACCAGACATATCCGCGACGGCTCGTATAACTAGAACTAAAAACACTAAATTAACAATAGGACAAAGTGCTAAGACTATTCCAATAATGGCATGGATTAACAGCACATCATCCTCTTCCTCTTCCTTCGCTATTTTATAGGTCGCTTGTAATAAGTCTACCCATAATAAAACGGGAAGTATATAAAAGAATATAATTACCCAAATCATATAGAACGCACTGTTTTACAAATGTTGCACTTATAGATTTTGTTCTCATAATCACATAAGGAGTGATTTGTCTGACCTTGACAACGGGCACAGAAGAGATTCTTCACTGGAGTGTACACTTCTTTCTTTTTTGTTTCTTTTTTGGATTGCTTTTTCATATTTATCAAATGCTTTAATTACCATACGTTCTACAGTGGGATTGTTTTTTCTTTTATAAAAGTCATTCCACCTTCCTGTTTTATAAATCCAGTTAATGTCTTCGGAGTTTACATAACTTATTAAAATTACTTCACTTCCCCAACTCGATTCATAGTTGACCAATTCCCCACCTACCATTAAGGTAAAATGGTTGCAATTAACCAAACTATTTCCGTCAACATAAGATTGTCTACTCTTAAGAGCTCTCCTTGCTTTTAGTCGATTGGTTTTACAGAATTTCTTTGAGAAAGTCCAATCCTCTATTGCAAGTTTATACTTTATCTTACGTTTATCAAGTTCACGGGCCACTAAATAAGCAAAATAACAGCAACCTCCAGAATTTATGTTAAATTTTTCTTCACAAGTAGCTGCCACTGCATTTATAGTCTCAATTAATTCGGTATACATATTTTTTCTATTTCCTTCTGAATCTGTTTATAGTCTTCCAAATACTTTTTTAAAGATATGGCACCATCTCCATGTTTGGACTGTATTCTATAGCTGATAATTCGTTTTATAGCAGCATCTAAAGGCAATCCATACCCAGCAATTTTAAATTCCTCTCTTGGTTCTCCACCTTTGGGCCTTACAATATGTAAAAGCTCAAGGTCGAACATTGGAGAAGATTCATTTACTGGGGTTAACTTAAAGTCTTTTTCTTTAATCGTCATTTATTATTTCATCAATTACAATGCTTTGTGAGACATAGTTTGGAGCTCCTCCCATATCTTCTCCCTGATAATAGTAACTTCCTTTAGGAATATGACAACGTACCATTACTACTTCGTCGTTTTCTTCGCGGATAGGACTAAAATCCTCGTGACAGTCACAGGAATGAATAAAACTGTGGAATCCTCCATGGTCTATCACGTTAAAGTAAATTCCTCCAACTGCAATATTCGAGAAATCTTCTTCCGTAGTATAACACTTACCTATTTCATAAGGAAATTTCAAGAAATAAGAGGTTAATTGTCCTTCCTTGAAATTTAGAAACTTGTAACAAGGGACATCGTGTTCCGCAAGTGTGGGCTTAAGAGCAGATGTTCCAGAGACAGTAATATACAGACACATAGCTAAACCTCCTCTACTTTATAGATAGAATTTTTAGTATATACCAAGTTATCTTCCATTTTCAATACTTCGGAAGTGTGGAAGTAATCCAGTATTCCTCTATCTCCACTCATTTCCAACATCCAGCCAACCTTTACTCCTAAAAGCCTTCCTTCCATTGTATAGCCTTCTTCGATACCGTTAGGATGCCCGTCTTTATATCTAACGGATTCCAGTTTGGTTAATCGAACTTTCTTTCCAATTAATTCTTCTACTTTATTCATTTGTGTTTTCTTTTTTAATCCAATTACAGGTTTAGAACTCGGCACAAATAGTTCCATAATTAAAACGGATAAATTAAACCTTGATTAACAAATTGTGTCATTAACATATCCTCTGTCAGTCTAGGTTCAAATTCTACTCTATTATCCAGAATGGCATTGAACTCTGCTGCTAAAGCCTTTACATTCAGAACTTTACATAAGTTCGGATTCTTGACAGCACCAGTGATTGCCTTTACCTCTATGGTGTTATTACTATAATGATATTTAATCCTAACTTTAATGACGTCAGAAAGGATTTTATACTTTAGTACGGCATGTACATACTGCCCATCCTTTGTGTCAGGAAGTAGGATGAACTTCTTAATTTTCTTTTTAGTCATGAATTAAGTCAAAAAAAAAAAATAAGCCCCACCCACATAGCTAAGTGTATATGGATAGGGCTTTTAAGATTAGTTTTAGATATTATACTGCTTATTTAGATTTGTTCAGTTTGTCGGCGATATCCATTACCATCTTCAAACCTACTGCATCCATTGCATTACCTCCATTGCTGCCACCCATCATGACATCAGGAACCCACTTAACCTCTGATTTAGACAATGCTTCTGCTACACCAACAGTTGTCTTATAGTCCCATTCAGCTTTCTCCTGTGGAGTTAAACCTGCTTGAACTTTAAGTTTATTAGCTTCTGCTTCTGCTCTACCTTCAGCGATAATTTTCTTAGCTTTCTCATTAGCTTCTTTAGCTTGCAACTCAGCCACTTCAAATGCTTGTTGTGCTTTAGTTACTTCTACAGCCTTAACTTTTTCCTGTTCCCATTTAGCCTGTGCTGCGGATGCTTTACCTTCTTCTTCAATCTGAATTGTTTTCTGAACAGCTTCCAACGCTTTAGCCTTTGCAGTTACAATAGACATATCAGCTTCTCTTTGCTTAGAAATCTGAGCCAAAGTTGCTGATTCATATTCCAAATCGTTGATTGATAATTGAGAAACTTTTAAACCATAGAAAGCAAACGGAGATTCTTCCTGTCTTTTCACACCATTAGGAGCAAGACTATCCGAAATTGCTTCTGCTACTTTCTGTAATTGTTTTTCACCAGTAAGAGGATTGATAGTTTCTACTGTCTTAACACGAGTCTTATAAACACCATAATTCAACTGGTCTGTAATAAGTGCAATTAAGTCAGTTCTTTTCTCACTTACTGATTCCAATGAAGACATAAGAGGGCCACATGATATAACTACTTTACCAAGAGTCGGTTTAACTAAGTCTTTAATAAGTCTCTCCTGTGAACCATAATGAGTTTGAATACGTTCAAGATACTTTTGCTCTAACGGCATTTCTACTCGAACTGAACCCAATACGAAACCTTTACCCTTATCATTGTAAGTAATAGCCATTGCCGGATTTTCCATACTTACATCCACAGATACGTTACCTTCTTGGTCTTTCTTTACTTCATTGAACCAAATCTGACTGGTTTTGTCATAAACGGATACATTGCCGAACTTCTGCCATTGGAAACCACCATTGGTCCAATATTCATACGTACCAGAGATAGGAATTTGATTGATACCAATCTTACTCTTATCCATGTCTTCCATCAACATCGGGAAACAAGCAATTAACACTACGGCAAAAATGCCAACAATAATACCTAAAAGTTTAAATCTTTTCATTGTTTTTAAATATTTAAAAATTATACAATCTTATTTATAGCTCTCTGGATTTGCTATCCAGTAATAGAATGGAATAATACACCTTACAAGTGTAATTTTCCTGTTAGTTAATTTGAACGCACCGAGCAAGTGGAACACTAACATACCGTAATATATTGCCAATAGCAACATAATTACGAAAACCATGACTTTAAATGCTATCATTCTTTCTTTTTACTTAGAGTTTCAACAATCCAATTACCAAAATCATCCTGAATCTTTGCGGCTTTCTCTGCTGAAAGATTCAATCCTCCAGTACCAATTAGATAACCCCAACCACGAACCACCATGATTTTAAACCATTTATCCTCCCTTTTAATGGAGATATACCCATCCTCATATTTCAAAGGATATTCAATACTCTGGCTGTCATCACCGTTAAGAATATTAATTATTTTCTTCTGTGATTCTTCCGCCACGTGCACTATGTCTTCATCTTCGCCCTTATATCTGCGAAGAAAGTCAAATGCCATGTGTCCATTTGCATGGAACACCTTATCCATACCTTCATATTTCTCTAAAGGTAGTTTATATACATCTTTAAAATTCATACTTATATTTTTGGTTGAGTAATGTAAAAGTTTTCAATTCCTTGTTCTATGGCTTTAATAAGAGCTTCCTTGTATTCATTAAATCCAAAAGGAGAAAATATTCTCTCGTAACAAGGTTTTCCTGCTGTTGATTTCTCGTGGTTCAACAAGAATGTTTCTGCTGTAAAATATCCAGTACTTCGTCTAATTCCTACTGATGCAAGAATATCAAGATTAATTAAGTTTTGCTGAATATCTACAAGTTGAGAGAGACTTAGAGAAGATTTGTGTGTTTCAAATAACTCTTTTAAATCTTCAAGTTCGTTCTGTAGTTTCATAATGTTCAATCAATTTATCAAATGCTTTAACTCTAGCATTGTGTCCTTCCTCGCTATCTGGAGTCCACCAAAATGCCTTACCGTTTCTATCCCTTGGAGCATTAAGAAAATTCCTGTTAAATTCAGGAAATAGTGCTACTATATCACGTTCATCGTATATAGTACTACCTCTTTCAGTCCCAGCCATAGCGTGCTCAATACAAAAACACATTCCCCAATATTCTGGGTGTTCTACAAACAGCTTTTTAGCTTGCTTGAGAATCTTAAGTTTTTCTGAATTTGTCATAAATTTACAATAATTTTATCCTCTTCTTTTAAAGGTTCTGCAGGAGTGTTATATCCGTGCAGTTTACCGCAACGAACACACCATACTACTCCATAAGAATTTTCTCTCGGTTTACATTTGCCTTTAGCACAAAACTTGGCAACTTTTTGATAGTTTTCTTTATCCATTGTAATTTAGATTATACAAAAAATCCCCGAACTTTAATAAGTCCGAGGATTATTTAGACGTTAAATGATAAGAGTTACATTCACTACAGTAGTAATACCTTTTTTCATTACGTAAAGGATTGTAGTTGCCAATTCTTTTACATTGGGATAATGCAAACATTGCTCCCAACTTATCATACTTTCTTTTCTTACACATTAGCTTAACCAAATAGTTAAAAATTCATCTTCAGAGATTTCAAGTAAATGCTTCTCATACCGCTACTTTTAGTACCCCGTGCTGGATTCAAACCAGCGACCCGCACATTAGAAGTGTGCTGCTCTATTCACTGAGCTAACGGGGCAAGTGTAGGTATTTATCTCGTTACACCTACGGGTCCGGCAATCCTGTCTTATATACCGCGTGAGCTAGCGGTCTATGCCCAGTACAAAGACCATAATCTATGTGTGGGACTTTTGTCCGTTTTAAAGTGCATTATGGTAGGATATACCTACCAAGTGCACTTGTACTCCTAACAGCACTCCTATGGAATTACCCAATGGTCTGTCACCTATTCTAATAGAGGTAAGGGTCGAAATACATCTTTCTTACTTATCAGTTTTAAGGTTCAAGGGCTCTGGTTTGAGTACTTTAATATAGCCCTTTATTATTTGGAGAGCAGCCGTTCTCTCCATGTCCGGTTCGTGCTCTACAGAGCATACAAGGTTTCGATATTATCGCAGAGGCCGGCTTCCCTTACTCCGAACGGCTTTCTTGTAATTCATCCCACGGAATATACCAATAAGTTTCAAATTCTTCATCAGACAAGATTACATCAGAATATTCAAATCCAGTCCAACCCATACTACTTCTAAATCCTACGATACAGTTTTCACAACTTTCAGAATTATATCCTACTAGGACAGCTTCCTGACCCTCAACAATGAAAGTTTCTCCAATGCATCTTTTTATTTCAGTAGGAATGTGTTCTTCATATAAACTCTCGGGAACCATATAGGTACTATCTGGACAAGGATGTCCATCAATTGCTTGGCAGAATATACATTCTCCCCATCTCTCATGTTCCATGAAATCTTGGATTTCAGGAAACGTAACCATTACATATTTTTCCATACTATCTTACTTTTACAGAACCGGGTTTCTTGTTTGCTGCTTGGTAATCTTTACCTTGTTTATCCCACCAATCTTGGCGAGCTTTTAAATACGCTAGTCTTTTTCTATATTTCATATTTAATAAATTTGATTAATCCCACCAAGTTCTCATTTTATATGTTCTAATGAGATTATACAGGTGTAATGCTTTAGCTTGTCTCAAATCATCGAGGTAGTAATTGGAAGAAGGAATTGGACATCGAGATATAAACCTTTTCCAATTCTTACTGTTTACATAAGGAAGTGTTCTAGTACCATTAAAGAAGTAACCTTTTGGGTCTCTTTCCATAATAATATCAATCAGCTTTATGCATAGATTGATTTCAGAAACCATTTGTTCCCATCCATGTACCAATTGAGATTCAGCAAAATATTTGGACATTCTCTTAAGCTTGAATTGTTCTAACTCGAGCATATATGCCCAGTCCCAATCTCTATCTTCTTTAAGAAGTTTAGAGTATTTTTTAACTGTTGTACTTCTATTTCTACTCATATATTTATTTATTCACATTGAATGTTTCCTTACACCACCCTATCCATGTTCTTTTTATATTTGTCAATATATTTTTTATAGAAAGAGATGGAATCTGACGCATCAAATATATTACATACAGTGTATTTACAATTGGACACAAAGTGATTACGAATGAAACAGGGTTAATAGAAATCTCTATTTTTGCATAATCACAAATAAATGTGTATGAAATGAGAGTAACTAAATACAATATAACTGAAAATAACAATAATGTATTCATAATCTAATTAATTTTTAAAGTTAGTTGGGCTACTAGGATTCGAACCTAGACTACAACAGTCAAAGTGTTGTGTGCTAACCACTACACTATAGCCCAATAATCAGATGACTTTTCTACATATTTTACCTCTAAGTAGTAGAGGGTTCTACTTATCCTAACTCTAGTATTTGTTGTTACATTGCTGTAAGTCATCTTTGTTGTTTATTTTAGCTAAATGGAATCTGATACTATTTCCAAAGTAACATATTCTTTATTCATGTCATAAGTTGTTGACTTGCATCTACCGCTATTTTATCAGCCCTAGCATTAAATTCATCTTCATAATGTCCTTTTACCCATTCAATATGAAGATTTCCTATAAGACTTCGCTTTTCTTTAACAATATTATCAAGTTCTTGTAAAACATCTAAATTTGTATTTCTCTTATACTTTATACTTCCAATCCGAGAAGTTCCTATTGCATACATAGAGTCACTAATAATAGTCACATCTTCTATATAAGCTGTTATACACTTAAATGCAATAATGATAGCTTTAAGCTCCATTCTGTTGTTAGTTGTATTTTTATAGCCTTTAGATACTTCTGCAATCTTAGTAAGTTTACCATCTACTTCTTTTACAAATACTACTCCTACACCACCTTGGTTAAGAGCACTACTGTATGCACCGTCAGTATAAATTCTATATTTCAAGTTTCAGTTTTTTCTACCTGCTTACTTACTAAGAGATAAGAATCTCTTCCCAAGCAAGTTGCAATTCTTAATAAATCATCGTCACTTTCAACAACAATTTTATTTAAGATGAAGGTGTCCATTTCAGAAGGAACTACCATTCTGCCTTTAAGCTCAACAAACTTCTGTTTCCAGAATACTAATTGAGGTTTATAACGTCTAACATTCCATTTTATTGGAGTAAGCTGTTCATCAGGGTTACCTGCCTTGAATCCATCTGCTTCCATTTCTTTACAGACTTCTTCAATAAAGAATCCAAAATAATAAGCTCTAGCTACATCACCTTTAATGAATCCTTCGTAGTAATCATCATTGGCGTACATTTCCTCCATGAAACGTTGTCTCCATTTATCGCTCTTTTCTAATGTAATCATCTTGATGTAAATTTAAGTTTTACAAGTGGAGGGTGTCAGATTCGAACTGACGGACCCCGAAGGGCCGGCACGTTAGCAGTGTGCTGGTTTAAACCACTCACCCAACCCTCCTTACCATTAACCCAATAAGTCGGTTAACTTATTAAGTGTTTGTTCGTTTTTGTTGGCTACTTCTTCAAGAGCTTGTTTCTCCGCCAAAGCAGCGTCAGCTTCTTGTTGTTTGATTGCAGCTTGTTCTCTAGCTTTAGTAATTACTCCAGACAAGCCGGAAACAGTGTTCTTAAATACTTTCAATAAGTTGTCAGCAGATGATGCTAAATCGGCAGCAGTACTAGCCTTCTTTGAAATTAATGCCATAATCTTTATAAATTTAATTGTTAATATTAAGCGTATCCGAGGTCAGATTCGAACTGACACGAGCTTTGCTCATTGGTTCCTAAGACCAACGCGGCTACCATTTCGCCACTCGGACAAGTAGCAAGGAGTCCATAGTGGGCTGCAGGACGTCTAAATCCACAGCGAACTAAAACAATGGAAGATTTCGGGAGACTCCTTGCGAATATTTTAGTTGTGGGCTCTTAATAGCTCCCCATATTTGTAGTGATTACAATACCTATGTAAGTAGGCAATGTAGACGTACTTATCCTTTATTAAGTCATAGTGCTTTTGTTGAAAGCGAAGAACAGAATCTCTGTCTCCATTTAAAAATTCAACATGATACTCTGCAACTGAAGGATGCACAAAGATACTACTTTTAGTCGACTGTGCAAAGACAATCGCTATAAAAAATGTTAAAATTAAAACCAGTATTCTATTAGACTTTATAATGGTCATACAGCAATGAAATTAAATTTGGATTAATCCATTTCTGTGTGTCTATTGTTCTAAACAGATGCAGGAAATCACTCACTACACGTTCATTGTCAAGATACCAGTCAATTTTATTTATCTCAATTTCAAGGTCTTTAATAGACCTCTCATCGGGAAGAGACTCACAAATTTCATCAATTCTGTTATTAAGTCTCTTGGAACACATCACCAAACAGATTAATACTGTTACTGCTCTTACAAAGTAAATTGCAAGAAATAAACATATAAAAAGGTTCATCATAAGCTCATTAGTTTTTCGTAAGCTGCTGTTAGTTCCTTAAATTTCTCTTCACTGCCACCTCTATCAGGGTGATAAACAAGAACCAATTTCCTATAAGCTGCTTTAATTATTTTCTTATCAGTTGTTGGAGAGATTTGCAACATTGTGTAAAGAGAAGCGTAAGGATTAACTGTCTCTTGTTGGCGTTTAGCTTGTTCTCTTGAGAAATTATCCCACCAACTCTGGTATTGGTGATTAAACCCTGCAAAATCATCATTAAACTCAAATCCTTGATTACCATAGAATCTAGCTCTCTGATATGCATTTTCTTGTTTAACCCTTTCTCTTTCTCTTCTTTCACGCTCTATCCTTTCTTCCCACTCTCTTTGTGCTCTTCTTGCTGCTTCTTGTGCCTTTCTTATGTTTTCCTCTACTTTAGCGGGAATCTCATAAAATATGTGGTCGAGAGTTTTATCAGCAATAGTCCACAAGATACTAATATGGATGGGCTTACTAATAGCATACTTCATTCCAGCATCCCAGAGATTTCCTTTCACATTAGCGTATATGGAAATATTTTGCCGATTTTCTTTCAAACCTTTCTCTATAGCTTCTATAACAGCATAGAAATAAGGCTCTTTCTTCCCTTCAAGAAGTTTCAGTATAGCTTTAAATTGAGGAATCCTTTCCCTATCAAGTTGGCTACTTAACAAATAAGCAAACCACTTAAAGTGATTGTACTTTTTCAATTCCGAGAAATTACACTTTATAAGGGAATGTTCAGGTTCAAAGTCTGATTCCTCAACGAAATGTGCTCCGCTAAAGAAATTATAGTATTCAAACTCAAGATTGTACTTCCTACAAGCATATATAAATGCTTTATCTCTACTGGTTAAGATTTCTCTTTCTTCATTTCTTTTGAGGTCAGCAGAACCATTGAAGTATTTTAAAGAGAGTTTCTTAAAAAAATTCATTTTTCCCTCCTTTTCCAAACAACTTTACTCCAATCAAATCTATCTATGCAATAGAAAACCACACATATACAGAGAATGAGAAATGTAGCCCATGATGCTAGAGACACAAGTGTGAATACTACTAATTCCCTAGCTGTTAAGATGCCTTCGTAATAAACTATAATGGCAAATATTATTAAAGACACCAATACTCCTAATAAATAAATTCCCATTTTTAATCTTTTTTAGTTGTTAAACGTGGGCCTGACCGGACTTGAACCGATAACCTCAACATTATGAGTGTTTTGCTCTGACCGATTGAGCTACAGGCCCAATAAAAAAGGACAGCTGTTAACTGTCCTTAGTTTTTACTCTTCAATTTCTTTATCATCGGATTCTTCATCCATAAGAATGATTCCTAGACCGACAACGTTGCCAAGTTCTTTTGGCAATGTGACTGCATCTTCTGGAAACCATTCGTTGTAAGTTTCAACAGCAATTTTCCAATCAACGAGAACATCACGAAGTCCGCTTTTCTTAATATGGATAGTTTCAACAAACTGTTTCGGATTGAAGTCTTTATCTACCGGAGACAAAGATGTTGTGTTGTTGATTGATAAATCCATGAGGTTCGTTAACTCATTGATGAGTCTTTGAGCTTCTCTTTTGTAGGTGGCAATTACTTGTTCTTGTTCTGCCTTTACAATGTTAGCAATGTTAGTTGCGCGAGCGTTCAGCAATCCTTGTCCGCTGCGAGATAAGATACTTTTAAATTTCATTTCCTTACGTAATTTTTATTAAGATATTTTTTAATCAATCAAAAGCCAGCGATAATCAACTTTATCTGCATAGATAGCGTCAAATACCAGTTGTCCAAACTGCTTACATACATATAAAGCCGTTTCTTCATCCTTACAGGATAAAATCCCTACATAGGCGCTGGAATAGCCGACCCCACCATCAGAATAGAATAGAAGCAACCAGGGCCAGCATCACTACTGCTATCAGGAGCGTTGCTGCTAAGCAGATAATATGTTTCTCCTTCGCAGATGAACTTTCCGATGATATTCTTCTTTTCACTGTTGGGCAACTTACTTTCCAGATAGAAACGAACCCAGGGATACCATATTCTTCCTTCTGTTAAGCTGAAATCATGACCCTGATTCAAAGCACGAAGCACAGTCTGTAGTTCATACATTTTACGAATGGAACAAGGAGCGGATTCCAACCAAGAAGGATACTTCTCTCCTAACGCTTCAAAAGCATCAGCCACACTCTTTACCCTTGATTTGATGTCTTCATCAATAAAGCGAATTGTGCGAGTGCTTTCATCATATACAGGAATCTTACCTTCTGGAGCCTGTACTTCAATTACATGTTTCTTACTCATACTAAAATATTTAATAAAGTTTTTAATTGAGCCCTCTGTCCGATTCGAACGGACGTGAGATTTCTCTACACGCTTACAAGGCGCGTGCAATCGACCACTATGCGAAGAGGGCGGATACAGATGTGTATTTTATAAGACGGACTCGAACCGAAATCTCCTAGCGAACTAGGCGTAATAACCATTATACTATACTTCCTTGTTGGCGGGAGTTAATTATTAACTTGCTGTTACACATCTTTAGATATAACCTTGCCAGGTTAGGTTGTCGAGAGCGGGGGATTCGAACCCCAACTACCACAGTGACAGTGTGGCGTGCAGCCATTACACTACGCCCTCGAAGGAGTGGATGTCAGCCGTTTCTATTCCACCATTGCGTACTACGCTGCTGACTAGCGTCTAAGACTTCTTTTCCTCACGTCGTCTTAGAATGTACTTGATTATTATTGCCAGTTAAGGGAGGATTAAGTACAAGAGCACCGCCCACGGGATTCGAACCCGTATTAGCATCATCGAAAGTGATGTGTCCTAGTCCAATTAGACGAGAGCGGCAGAAAGCGGAAGACCTTTTTATTACGTTGCTCTACCTGACTGAGCTAAATGAAGCAAGCTTCACTATGAGATTTGAACTCATGACCGACGGCTTACAAGGCTGAATAGTTATTGCTGCAAGTCTTCCTTATTTATTAACTTAACCTATTTTTCTTTTGGCTTAAAAATGAATCTGGCAGGATAGATTTCATCAAGACCTGGCTTGTCATATTCAACTTCCCAACCATTTTTACGGTATTCATCTTCTACATTTAACCATCTGTTTTCCCAAATAGTTTGAACAGTTATGTCGTCAAGGGGACAAAGACGAATAATTTCAGTAATAACTTCATCTTGCAATATTACAGTGCTATAAGCATCATAATTCTTTACAAGAAGATTGTTAAACGCCCCATACACAAAATCAGGAATGGATGCAAGTTTATGTTCCTTAGCATCTTTTGGTGTAAATACTTTCATATTATTTATTTTTAAGTAGTAATCTCTATTAATCCCAAAACCAAATTTCACGAGACATTGCTTTTCTCATAGATATTTTTCCTTCAAGAGCTTTAAACCATTTCTGATGTCTAAAGTGTTGGAATCTACATTTTCCACTTTTTCCTCCACAAACACGATAAGTCCATCGTCTTCCATGAGAGCGTTTACCAACGTATTTACTAGCAGTTTTCCATTTCTTTCCGTTGCTCATATTATTAATAAAGGTTAGAGGAGGCTGTAGGAGTCGAACCTACTCAACGAATGGGTACGTTACATCGGATTTCAAGTCCGTTCCATTACCGTTCTGGCAAACCTCCATTTTATTCATAAAATAACATTATTTACGGGTGTAGTATGGGATTCGAACCCATGCGTTTCCTATGTACCAGAACCACAATCTGGCGGCATCAACCACTAGCCGAACTACACCATGTTTATTTATCGGTAAACGAAGAAATATCTTGGAAACTCTCCTCCAAATAGAGTAAGGGCTACATTACATAACCAAATGCTTGGAACAGGGACATCAGAACAAGAAATCCATTCATAAGTTGCTCCAAATTCATCTTGTTGTGGAGTGATATGAAAATAAAGGTCGTTTCTTCCTACCTCAATTTCTGTATCAACTTTCAATGTAACAACTTCTTTATTGTCAGGATATTCGGTAACATACCATTCTAAGAAATCATCAGCACCGTTTACCATTTGTAAATCATCAATGCTTCCAGCCCAAGGAATATCAACAAACCATCGTTGAGCTAATTTTTTAAATGTTAGTTCAAGTTTCATATTATTTCTTTATTAAGTGGAGCCAGTGGGACTCGAACCCACGACTTTCTGCGTGCAAGGCAGACGTTCTAGCCATCTGAACTATGGCCCCAAGTTACAATTGAGGGGAGTGTCGGGTTCGAACCGACAACCTATGGGTTAACAGCCCATTGCTCTGCCAATTATAGCTAACTCCCCGAATACGGATTACTATTTAAATGTGTCGCTATTTTCTGGTGCAATAATTTAAGGTAATTGCTGTAAGTAATCCTTGTAATATATTTTAATATGTAAAAACAGTAGTCATTTATAATCCCTATGTGTAGGAACTTACTCCCCCATTGGAAGTGTTCCCGTTGGTAACCAAGTATAGCTGTGTGAAGCTTGCTCGAAATACCATACAAAAGCTCTTTTTAATAATTCCATAACTTTCATACTTTTAAGGGTTAAATGAATAAATAAATAATCTAAAAACTCTGGTCAACCACACGCATCCCACCAGTTTGTACTTCCCGCTCCTCTTAGTACAAGCGACTCTGTTGTTCCTACAGATTATCTCCTAAGTATCCAAGCGAGTTATCACCTGCCACAGCCTTGTCCGTTGTGAGTTTAGTTTAAAGATATTACCAGGATATAATTCCGGAGAACATACAGGTAGTATCTCTGTAAGAAATAAGTTTTGAATCAATGAATTTAGATTGAGAATGACGATATTCTACTAAATAAGGTTCTCCCCATCTTCCTCCAAAGAGTCTAGATTTACCAGCAACTTGCAAAGTTCCTTGATAAAGATGTTGATTTAAGAAATCAAACATTCTTTCAATTCCACCTGCACATCTTAAGCTGAATGTAAAGGACAAAGCCCTTCTTTCGTTAGTCTCTAATGTATTTAAAGTATTAAACACATCCAAGAAACTGTCTTTTGCATTAACAATGCTGTTACAGAAATCACAATCTACCATAGGGGCTTTCACCATATATTGTAGTGTTGCAATATCACCTCTAACAACTTCCCCACCATATCTATGTTTGTCACATAGTAAGATTTTAGATGGATGGATAGTTTCTTCGAGTACTTGTTTATACTTATCAGGACAATCACCTGCCAGACCTAAAACCTTAGATGGCTTGCTAGTTAATGCTTCAAATAACATTCTCTGTGCAGTTCTCTTTGCATTTCTACGTTCTTCAAACATAATCTTTAATTTTTGTGAGTAATCTAACCTTGTGTGCCCTCTGGGTCTCGAACCCAGCGTGGAATTACTTCCTCTAGATTAAAAGTCTAGTGCAGTAGCCAGCTCTGCTCAAGGCACTTAAAAGTCCTATAAAAATAGGACTGACTACTTAAGAAAAAGTAGTGTTTTAAAACAGAACACTATAAAAGCTGTGTCAAATTAAAAGTTTGATGCTGAATATAATTTGCTGTAAGTGTTCTTTTTATTAACTAAAATGGAAGAGCCCAGAGTCGGATTCAAACCGACGACAGATTTCTCAAACGGTTTTGCAGACCGTCCCCTTAATCACTCGGGCATCTGGGCATAAACAGAAGTCTTTTTGTTGACAATATAACCAATTGTTGTATTAAATTTGCTGTGAGACTTCTTTATATTTTTGCTATTCTGAAATATTCTACTAAAGAGAACCACTTTCGATAGTCTTCTCACGTACTAATCGAGTTAATTCCCTGTCACACTTGCGTGCCTTGTGCAGCTTTTTACCCGCTGTCCAGTACACTTATTTCTTGTTGAATAAGTATGAAAAAGTCACCCAGATTTATCGTTACTTCTGGTGAACGGTGAGGTCGGACGGGTAGGATTTGAACCTACGACCCTTACCTTATCAGAGTAATGCTCTAACCAACTGAGCTACCGTCCGGATTACGAGACTTGCCTATATGCGTCCATATAAGTAGTATCTCAACCTATCTTCTACTTCGGTCGTTGATAGGACTGATTTCCTCCCACCTTTGCGCATCTATATCCGAATTTGGAAAGGCGTAGGAAGGATATTTGGTATTCCACGATAAGAGGTCGTTACTCTCTCACCACCGCTTGTTTAAGGCGGCTATGCAACTCTACACTATATCGTCTTTATAATTTATAAATTAAAGTTTTATATTTGTCTTTCATTATTTTGAATCCCAATGGAAGTAAAGCATATTCATATACCTTTCTTCTCCTCTCATCGTCAGGATAAACCTCAATAGAGTCTCCTGGGAATTTCCATTTAGCATAATCAATAAAGTCAAGTAAACATTTCTTAGCCCACAACAAAGACTTTATTCCGTCTTTGCCAGTTGTTTTACCTTCTTGATAACCATGCTTCCTTTTAGTGGTTACATAAAAGGCAAAGTTTAAGGTTTCATTGTAAGTTCTGTACACTTCACAGACAATTATTTGATTACATTCGTTACGTGATTTATAAATGTAATGGTCGAGATATTCCTCGCCTGATTCTCTTTGTATATCATACATAATCCTCACATTCTTCTTTAATTATCTTTTTAGCTTCATATCGTTTTTTACGATTTTCTCTTTTTGCATCCAATTGATGCATCTTACTTCTACCAATAACTGTACTGTGTTTGAGTTTCTTAGCAAACTTGGAATCATTGAGAAAATCTGTAATAGATTCACAATTTCTATAAGTCTTCATTGTAGTAAATGGAGTAGAGTGTTTAATTCCTTTTATAGGAACCTTAAATGTTCCCCATGAGCGGTAAATTTTCCTTACTCTTGAAATCCACTTATTCTTAGTAAGTTCACGTCTAAGTTCTCTATTCATAAGTAATAAATCTAGTTGCGGAGCTGGGAATCGAACCCAGAACCCGAGGATATGAGCCTCGTGAGATACCATTTCTACGCACTCCGCAATATCATTTGTTTATTCCTTGCATTAATATATCTCCAGTAATATCACCTGCTACATTTAGAAGATACTCTGCAAAATTATTTTCAGCTGATGGTTGGGTATTTTTATCTATCCTTTTTGCTATTTTAAGCAATTCATCTAACTTTTTAATAATTAAATCGAGTTTGTCTTCCATAGTAGTAATTATATGTGCGGATAGAGAGACTCGAACTCTCCCCTTCTGATTGGAAGTCAGACATGCTCAAAACCATTGACACCACATCCGCAGATTAAAAAGGCTTAACTAGCCTTTTGTTTGTTATATTTTTCAATCCATTTGTCACACTTTACTTTGAGTCTTTCTTCAAAGAGTTTTTGGAAATCATCTCCATAAACGCTGACACCCAAGTCTACTACATTAATAAATGTATCGACCAATTCATCACAAAGATTGAGAGCTTCTGTTTTCTTATAATCAGAAAGGCCAGTAATAATACTGATTTCTCCCATTACCTCACCACTCTCTTCTGCCAACTTAATGGCAATGTCCTGAGTTGTTCGCCCGTTCTTAATAGACTTTCCAACTTCAACAACGTGTTCAATCACATCAATCATAATTTATTTTCTTAATTGTGAGTACAAAGATACTACATATTTTTAATGTTACAAAATAGTAACTGTTAATTTCTGTTAAAGAATGGACTACTTTCCCAAGCAATCCATTTATGTGTCTAATTTAAAAAATAAAATTATAGAAACTATGAGAACTTTTTTGCTGAACGGTCAGGATTCGAACCTGAGTGAGCTTTCGCTGATGGTTTTGGAGACCATTCTCGTCGACCACTTGAGTACCGCCCAATATGCAGATGTCCTTTTCATATATCCATTGAATAATATTAAATATTGCTGCAAGACATCTTTAAAAACAATAAAAACGAACAAATGTGGGCCCGGCAGGACTCGAACCTGCAGTCCAATTAAGGAGGGGATTTACAGTCCCCGCGGCTACCAATTACCGGTTACGTGCCCGAAAAACAGATGTGCATTTACGATGTTAATATTTGGTAAACATTATAAGTTTGCTGTTGCACATCTTTGTAATCAATTAACAACTAAAAATCAACACAAAAGTCTGGGTAGCAGGGTTCGAACCTGCGGTCTCTACATCCCAAATGTAGCGTGTTGCCAACTCCACCATACCCAGAAATGGAGACTATTTTGTCTCCAAATATTTCTTTAAATCAAGAGATGAACTTCCTGCGTATAATGCTCCAGCATTAATAGCATCTTTCAACTTCTCAATCACCATATCTACTGTTTGTCCTTTACAAGCCTTATAAATCACTGTCCTCTTCTTGGAAGTCATGAACTTCTTATAATTTGGAAACGTACTATTTACAACAGCCCAGAAACTTACCCATTCTGCTTCGTTTGTATAATTGCAGGTAAGACCCGATTCCGCTTTAGAAATCTTCCTAGAACATTTAACAGCATTTTGCGCCTTCACTACCTTGTTTGCCTTTGCAACATTAGATATTATTTCCTTTTTCAATTCCTTTATTTCTCTTATATATAAATAGTTAGAGATAAAGGTCTTAAGTCCAGCTAAGTTAAATGTCAATATCTGTGGTCCTTCTTTCACTTGAACCAAATATACTGTCTTAGCATTTAAAGGATTTACTATTCTAATGTCGCAGGTTATTTTAGCTGCTTCTGGAAAATGGTCACTTATTCCTATTTTAAGCTTTCCAATGTTATAATAAACACTGTTAGTTGTTTTGGAATTTGTGACTTTATCCTTCTTGGTCATTAAAGACTCAAGATACTTACTTATATACGACATTAGTGTTGATATTTACGGATTCTACACTTGCAATCAGGGTCATGAACTACTCCCATAGTTCTTGTCTTAGCACTACCTGTGGTAAATGAAATATACGTATGACCACTGTATTCAAATTTCTCGACTCTTGTTGAATATGCCTGAACTTTAATGACAGAGTATCGTGGCTCAACTCTAGTACATCCAACTAAGGATATAATAACTAATAAGTAAATTACCTTTCTCATACTAGGCCTTTTTTGGATAAAAAGATGCAACTATTGAGGATAAGAAAAGCCCTCCTGCCATACCACAAAGGTAAGCACTAGGTTCCTTAAATAGGATTGAAGCCACAAGCATAATAAATCCCAACACTATTAATAATCCATTCATAATATTAATCTTTAATTAATAACTCATTTAATTGTGGGGAATGGCAGAATCGAACTGCCGCTATCGTCCTGGATTTTCAGTCCAGCGCTCTACCAACTGAGCTAATTCCCCGTTTGCCTGCGAACCTCACAGTCTCTTTTTTAGTTCACAGGCTACTCTCTATCCTCCCGTATTCTGGGATTTGACACTATTGATTACGGATTAGGTTCGTGCCTCTTCTTACCTTCCGGTACCTTCGAGAGCTTTCGTCCTTATTTATATAGTATAAGTTGTGTACTTGCTGTACCTAATCCTTGTTAGACATTACCTATCTACTTAATCTTTACCTAACCGCTGTTAGAGAGTAAGCATATTCAGTAATTCTTGATTCATTGCTGCTTGGAACAATTCCAGAGCATTTTTCGGAATACTTTCAACAGGTGTTTTACCAGTAAGGAAGGCAATTCCAGCTGGGTCAAGACCACTCATATAGAAAGTATATGCGTCGTCACAGAGTGATTCAAACTTCGGACGAGAACTTGAGGAATAATATCCGTTAGGAATATCCCATAGAACCATAACGAAGTTATCAACGAACTCTTTAGAGAATCTCGTTCTCAATAGTTGACGGAACGCAGTAAATACTGACTGATTACGTCCAACAGAGTTGAACTCACCATCAGAAATACAGATGATACCACTTGGGAAATCTTCTTCTGCATATCCCTTATCTCTAAGAGATACAAGAAGTTGTGCAACTGACATCAGGTTAGTTCCACAATAACCATTGCCTCGAAACTTAGTGAATTTTTCATAAGGAGTATCTCCCCTCCACTCTTTCATTAGGCATGTATTTGAGAACTCAAGTACAGTATTAGCAAATTTCCCTTCCAGTAAGTATGACAGATACAGAGCAATGGATTTTGCTACATGATATGCACTTACTTCAAGTCCGGCAGCCTTGGAAGTCATAGAACCAGATGTGTCAAGAACAGCGATAAGATTAGTCTTGCGGTTCATATCTTGTTTAGCTGTTTCAATAAGAGACATAAACTGCTTATTAACAGTGTCTATCTGGTAAGGTTTCAGAGCTGTTTTTCTTCTATTATGACAATCGTTATCAGGGAACAGTTCATACACAAATCCAGTGAACTTAGCCACTGGTTTCGCTGCAAGCCATTCCTCATAAGCCTGTGTCAAGTTGTGGTTTTCTAAGAACTTACCTTTAGCAAGTAATGCAAGTGCTCTACCAGCAATCGAATCGAAATCAAGATTTTTGTAGTCTTGACGGCTAATTGCCTGCTGCCATTTGTGGGCATTGCCTGATGCTTTAATTTCACGATACATTTTATATGCACGCCACTTACCTCCTTCACCTTCTCCCAAGTCGAATATTTCTTTAACGATTTTCTTTGCAATAAAGTTATTGCATTGAGAACGCAAAGAAGTACACTTCTTGCTTGGCTTTATCTGTGGAAGATACTTTCTCACCAAGTTAGTTTGGTTATCATCAGCCAATCCACCGACAATAAACCTGATGATATATTTCCAATCAAGAACTTTATTGACTGCACCATGATATTCAAGGTCAAGCCTTAGAATTTCAAAGACATCATCCCACGAACCTGCTGTAACAAACACAGGTAAGTTCTTTTTGAAGATTTTTGGGTGATTGATGGCAAGCCAAATCATTCTCATGAAGAACTCGGATTTAAGTCCTTGTCCTCTTTGAACACCCAATTTCTTGCCAGTAAACAGTTTCGGATTACGAGTAATCAAACGAATGTACACTGCTTCTTTAATAGCTGTCAATGGGTCTACTGCCCAAAGCCTTTCCATAGTCTGGGAAACCTCAGCAAACTCTCTGGGTTTTCTGTAATTACCAATGGCTGCGAAGTCATCGATAAATACATTACCTGACGTATCATACTTCAAACTTCCGTTACCGGATAAAGTTTGATGTTCCATCTTATATGCTTCTCTCTGGAAGATATTTTCAAACTTGGGAGCTTGTACTCCCGAACCTTTAGTAACTTTAGGAGTTACTTCATAAAGCGATGTTCTTTTTCTGTCAAACATATTCAGGTTATTAATTCGTTATTACTTGTGGCTCCAGTGAGACTCGAACTCACACGCCCATTTCTGGACATCAGGGCTTAAACCTGACGCGTCTACCAATTCCGCCATAGAGCCATCCTTGTTATTTAGAAGCCATCTTCATCAATATCGTCGTTGTAAATGTAGTCAATCATTGCACCAGCAAGAATAAACATTCCGAATAAAACGAATAAGAATAAAATGAAGATTATGATTACTCCCAGTATAAATTCTATCATACTTTTCCTTTTTGATTAAGTGATGCAAAGATACTACAAAAAATTGAGCTTACAAACCTTTATTAGTTAAAATTTGTAAATTCAATCTTTAAATATCTTGGTTGATAGCCAACATATAAAAGTAAATCCAGCAGCAACGGCTGCCATACACAAAGTTCCCTGAAGAAGGTAAATTATGAAATCCATACTAAACTCCTTTCTTCCATTTAACATACAAGATAGCCAATCCATATATAATTGGAAAGGCTATCATACCATAAAGAAATTCCATTAATTCGGTGTACTAAAGATGAAACACAGAATCAATACCACGCATAATGCTATTAATACACCATTCATAATAATTACATTTGGGTGATTTGAGATTTCATGCAGATGTTCGGAGTGCTGAAAACTGCATATGCCTGCACATCGCCAATTCCTACCATTTTGACCTTTACGTGGTCGGAATCAACAACAATAGGTGTAACATCGTCACCATATTGGTCAGTGTCAAGTACTACAGCGACAACCCCAAGTTCAGAAGAGATGTGGCTACAAATATCAGAAAGAACTTCCGGGAACTCATTGTTCACCAGAATACACTCAAGCATTTCGTTGTGTGATATAACAGCCACTACTGGAGAATCGTTGCTCATTTCAATTGCCAGTTTATTTTCACCTTCTTGTACTTTTGCAAATTCTAATTTCTTCATCTTTATATGATTTTATGATTAATAAATGTCGTTTTCAAGTTGTGCTGATACACATACTTGTTCCATATCATAGTCAGGATTTTTCTGAGCTATTTCAATGGCTGATTTTACTACTTCGTTGAGACAGCCATGTTCTTGAGCATTCTCTAACATTCGTTCAATGATTCCGTTCATAGTTCAATAAGTGTTCCTTTTTGTAAGATTTTAACTTTATTGGAATAACACACAGCAGATACAGGAGCAGCAAAAAGAGTAGTATATGCTTTACCGCTTGGCTTTCCTATAGGAATAATAGCATCCTGATATCTCTGTATAACGTCACCTGGACTTAAATCTCGGTTATGCCAATTGAGGATTTCTGCCACATCTCCATCTCGCATATCTGCAAGACAAGATAACTGAGAATTTGATACTTTAGCCATTTAATTTACACTGTTTAATGATTTCTTTAGTTATAACTCCACCATTTTCTCTGGATAAAGCGTCAAGCATATCAAGGTCAAACTCCTCTTTTTGAAATTTGAATTGAATCCATGTTGGTTCACTTTGTCTGTAATCTAAGAATGTTTTACATTCTGTAGTTCCAAGAACTTCATGTACCATGGCAAGAATACGTTCACCTGCCTTCTTAGTTCTTACAAATCCAGATAAATCATATCCAACACCTCTAGAACTCCAATACTCTCCTTCTTCAGGACGTTCATCCTTAGGCATCCAATGCCAACTTGGAATACCAGCTCTTGGATGTGGAATACGGATTGCTTGCTCCATTACATATTCAGAGCGAGGATTCTCTGGGTCTTCTGGATAACCTGCATACTCACAAATCATAGAAACCTGTGGAGCTCTTAATTCAAAGTGTAAGCCACAATGTCTACAAGTTGCAGAGGATAATCCTCCACCAGATGCACAACTCCCTTTAGCAGAATCACATCCACAATTTGGGCAACCGAACTGTTTAAAATCAGAATATAGTATTGATAACATTTAGTAATTGGATTTAAATACAACTTCTTTAAAGCACACAAATGATTTTCCCTCTTCTTCGATAATACAATCGTTCTCTTCTAAGAACTTAGTAATAAAGAATGTAGGAATGTCATAGTTATCAGTCACAAACATATCACGCTCTTTATCATAATGATAGCGTTCATGTCTTTCAAGCCGAGTAGGATTTCCATTAAGGGTAATTTCACCAGACAAAGGATTATCTTCATCTGGTTTAATTCCCTTTATATAGATTGAGTACTTGGCATCCGGCAAATAAACTTGCTGAATTACACTCACTTACACTTCCTCCCAAGTAATGGTTACAACTTTCTTCAGGATTCTGTAGTCTCCAGTCTGCTTAAGGATGGCGATTGCTGATTCAACCAAATCATTTTCATTCATGATTTCTGGCTGATTGTTCTCTGGCTGATTATCTCCAACGACAGTTTCCTTTGGCTTCGCTTTCTTCTTGGAATTGGATTCAGCGGCAGCCTTCCTGTATTCTTTGAGGTAACTTTCAACACGACCAATGTAGATTGGTTCAGATGGCAGAGAATAAGTTCCATACTTTTCTTTGTTAATCAATCCAAACTTCACAGCAATGGTGAAATAGGTTGGAAGACCCGGAACAATTCCTTTCAACAGTTCCAACACTTCTTTTTTTGAAAGGTCGCAGTTACAATTGTTGTCTCTTACTACATTGAGGTTTTTACAAACTTCTCTTGAATCATTTTTTCTCATAATCTTGAAATATTTAGTTAATAATTGATTTATTGAGTTTTTATAACCAAATCTCTTTAAATTCAGAGAATTGATGATGATATCCCTCTGTGTATGGATATATAGAAATTACTCTTTCTCTAAACTCTTTTAAAGATTCATTGTCTCTGGACAGCATACATTCAGCACTTCTTCCATATGACCATATTCTACAAATGTATTGTTTCATCTTTTTAGGTATTTAAATTGATTGTGGACCTGGGCGGAGTCGAACCGCCGTCCAAACAAAGTCCAATAATAGAATTTTACGTGTGTCTTGATTTAATTATATCACCAGTTAAGTTCTGGGTGTAGATAGTTTTATTAGAAGAGCTAGATTCTTTACAAGTGGGCTCATCTAGCACCTTCCCACTTAACTAATTAGCAAACTACCAAACTTAAAGGTTCAGAAGCTGACGCTTCCAAACCTGGGCTGACCGAAGTCACTCTTCCACCACTCCATTTACGTTGGAGAACGGATGATATTTAGAGATTCGTCACATCTCTTGGACCACATCTTCCATCTGCTTTACGACATAGGAGATTTCAGCTTTACTAACCTTTGGCTTTCAAGTTAAGTGGGCTGCCCTATATGCTTCTTCCCACACCTCTTCTGTTTCTAGGTCTCTCCAATTAACCCGACTTAGAGCTAAATTAATAGATAAGCCAGCAGCTTAGGCTGCCATTCTGTAGTCGCTTCTTTCAGCATTTATTGTTTTCCTTTGTTTAAAGAGATTGCGCTCTACACGTTCTATTACCTTCTCTATGCTGTCAAAACCATACAGGCCCAAAAGTTTTTATTCTAATTCCTGAATCTGTTTCATAACTTCAGTTACTTTATCTTTAGTGAGATGAGGTAAAACATCACTAGTAATTGAAGTACTATAATCTATATATCCTTCTTCATCAAGAACAGCAACTTCATATGTATCTACTCCATTAGAGTAAAACCAGCTTCCGCATACCACACTAATTCCACGACCATTGTCAAAGAACAGATGTGCTATTATTCCACCTAAAGGATGTGGTTCGAAAATCAAATCATCAAATGTTTTCATTTCTTTTTTACTTTAAATTGATAGTATTCGTTCCATCTGTTATTTATAGAGGCTTTGGACTCTCATATCTAAGATATGGCTACATTAAACGGGCGATTTGCCCTGTATTCACATACAAGACAAATCTTTACTAATTTAAAAAAATGAAGTAACAACATAAATTTTTGAGGGAATGAAGAGATTCGAACTCTCAACCTTACCGTTCGTAGCGGTATGCTCTAATCCAATTGAGCTACATTCCCGACCAGCGGATTTCCCCGCTTTTGTCATATTCGCTTTATAAAAAATGGTTGTAATGGTTACCAACCCGGCTGGATTTCGTCTTGGCCTTCGACTACTTGGAATATAGCAATTATTCCTTTCTCATTACCACTATCTTGGAAATATAAATACACTGCTTTCATAATACTGTTTCATCTATAAACATCGTTGTTTAGCGGGCTGTATTATTAAATAGTATGATAGTCAGTCTCTATCAGAGTGTTGCGCACCACTCAACAGTATATTGAAAGTCATACAAGGCCTGACTCCCTTATTGGCACAATTAATAAATATAATATAACTAAAATCAATTATTCATAAGATTGGATTTTAAATGCCTTCTGCTTCGAGAGCAATAGGCAACGACTGTGCAACAGTGAGTTGCAAGTCAAATGTGTTAATACCATTGTTACTGCCGCAGAGGTAGAGTTCGTCAATCAAATTCTTACACTCATCGCGTTCATTTGGGTTGTCGACTTGGGCGAGTTCCATTTCTGTATCAACTATACCCGAAAACAAAATACCTGGAAGATAGATTTTCTTATCCTCTTCTGATAATGATTCAATCACTGCATTTACTGGAAGTTCTTTCAATTTCATATTGTTCTAAGATTTGAGCTCTATTAGTGACTACAAATATCCTTTACGGAATCTTAACGGTGTTACAGTTCATTAACTAATGCTGTAATTTCATCCTGCACATCGTCAATACATTCGCGGAAGTTTTCGACAATTGCAAGATTTTCTTCAGTTGGCTCTTGAGCCCATGCGAGTTCAGCCTTCTCTAAGTAACCCAAGAGTTTACGGCGACGTTCGTTCAACTTCTCTAATCTTTCTTCAGGATGTTCTCCTTCCAAGATAAGAGCAAAAAATACTGATGTTATAACTCTTCTTTGCATTGTTTAAAGAATTTATTACGGATATAGTTAATGAATAGGAGAATTGGAGATAATGCAAGTATGTTCATACAAACAGTATCAAAAAGGTTCCAATTCCAGTGAGTGATTTCGTAGCCTGCAATATACTTGATTGCAACTCCAGTTGTAGCTAACAGAATTAAGGCACTGATTAACAGACCAAGGCAAACAATCCCAACTAAGATTAATGCCACTACATTCTTTATTATATTCATCTATGTTTATTAGTTAAAATAAAAAATAGGATATAAATAGGGTTAAAAAATACAGAATGAGCGAATTAATTGTAATTGACTACATCCACTGTATTTCTGGTGAGTTTTTGAAAATTGGAAAAATTGGGAAAATAGTGGGCGAACGGTAGAGTCCTCTTGCGCTCCTATCTACCCTCCTCACACCGGCAAGACTCGAATTATTTCCCAAACTGTTGCTTTACTTTGCTTAAAAAGAAGTAAATACATTAAGGGAGTTGTGGGATAACATTGTGAACAAGGGAGATATTCATTTGTCCGCATGTCACGAATCCGCTTAACCTTTTCATCTGTAACATATCCTAGAACAGTTTTAAACTGTCCAGTCTTTTTTCCATAGTGCTTCGTTGCTGTGTACATGGCTACATGCTGCTTTAGATTATAGGAGTGCTACATGAAGGATAATAAAAAGGATAGTCATTTCTGACTATCCTATTGGTTTACAGATTAACAGATTAACGGGTAAACGGTAAATCTATGTTTGCAGCGTCAAAATGTGATTTTAGATTTTCGTCTTGCGAAGCGTCGTATAATTCTTTCAATACCTCACCGACTTTTTCGTAAATCTTTTCATTTACTTTTGCTTCAAATAGCCAGCGTTTACGAACTGTTGTGCCTTCCATTGTGGGCTGTCCGTTTGCGTCAAAGCCAATATTAACACAGTTCTTTTGCTCAATTGGTGCAATTACCCGTTTTTCTTTCCACCACGTTTCAATAGTTTCGTAAGCTGATTTTCCGTTTTGGCGCGAACTTCCTGCAATGATTTCAACCTGTGGCATTTTTCTAATCATTTCGAGAGTGCAATTTTCGGGCAAAGTATCACTTTCGCAAACATTTGCCGTTCTTTGTACCCCACGTACTGAAACGCTGCCAATTTTTACAAATTCCAAATTTTCAGGATTGAACAACAAAGTAACAAAAGCCGCATACGGTTTTGCACCGCCTCTAATTGTTTTAGGTTCAATAATAGGGGTTGGAACTGAAAAGTAATTAGGGCTTAAGCCGTTATCACTTCCAGCACTTGCGGCGATTGCCATTAATTCTTTGATTTCTGATGACTTTGCATTTGCAACTGTTAATTTTGCTTTCATAATCTTTTTTTGTTTAAAATTGTTACTAAATAAAATTTCTATGTTTAGGCGGATTTTCACCGCCTTATGTTTTTACATTCCGTAGTTAAGTTCATTACACATTATTACAGTGTTAAAAGCGAATTCAAAGTAATGTGTATCCTGTACACGTGTTTCTTTCTTTGCTCTGTTATTGCTTTTAATGTATGCAACTTTTTTAACTTTTTTTGTTGTTGTTAAATTAATCTTTTCCATGATTGTAAATCTTTTTTAAATTAGTAATTTTCCGTTTGGAAAGAATGAATTTATTTTCATTTTTCTCCAACTACCCTCGGGGGGCGTTAGAGGGTACTCTACTCTCTCGCTCATAATTACTATACTTAACCACACAAAAATCATTTCCCAAATTTCTCTATATAAATCACTATATATTATTTGAATCCCGATTGGGATAGGGGGGGGGGGCTTTATTT